CTGCTAATCCGGCATCCCCAGTGGCCAAGGCTGCACCAGCACCAGCGGCGGCTTGACCGGAAATAAACCCTTCTACATCACCCGCCAATAATTTTTCAAGAGAGCTTTTTTCTGCTGCGTTCTTTTTCTGAACTATTGCTAATTCTTCTTTGAGTAAAGATACTCTTTGTTTAGTAAATTGTATTAATGCTTCGTTGGCACGTTTTGCTTCCTCACGCTTGTCTTGTTGTACGCCTTGAGCACCAGCGAATACACCGGGTCCAGCCTTATCTCCTACGGCACCCCTCACCATAGTGTCTGTAAACTGCATTTGGTTTTGTGACGTAACTATGTTACTTAGTTGCTCTCCCGCCCTTCTAATATCAGCGGCACCACTACCCCCAAGTTGAACACCAGCCATAGCACCAATATTATTAAACTGTGCGGTTCTAGCCTCGGTTCTCTGGTCTGTGGTTAATGCTGCTCCGCCAAAGGATTCAAAGATTTTAGCTGCTTCTAATTGTATATCAATGGCCTTATTCATAGCCTGTGCAGCTTTAAGCTCTAGTTGCTCACGCTGCTGATACAGCTTCGTCATTGTGGAGTTGTGCTTGTTTAACAACTCTAAAGATTCGGTGAACCCAGCCGCCTGTTTGTTGGCGTCTTCAGAAATACCCCCCAATAACTCAGAGATGTCTATGGTAGCAACATTCTCATCTGTAATTCCTGCTAATCTACCTTCTATTGCAGCCTCCATCGATTTTCTTGTAGCGTCATCTGCATCGTCAGGAATGGCGGCTAGTAATCTTTCTCTAAGTTGAGTCTTTGCTTTTTCCGAATCACTCCTGCTAAAGTCGCCCTCTGTTATAGACCCACCAATGTTTTGAGAGAATTGATTGGCAGCTCTTGCTACATTGGCTTGCCCCTTAATAGAAGATGAAAGTGCTTTATTGCCACCGGCAGCTGCTAGCAACGCTTCCTCGCCCTGATCAATTGCAGAAGAAGCATCAACACCAATCGTACTTTGTGCGGTCTTTATGCTATTAATGAAGCCTCCAAGCTCAGAAGAACCAGTTTGAAGACCATTTATTAGATTGTCTACAGCCGCGTTAGCACCACTGAATGCAGATGTCATTTTCAGCGAATCAAAATTGGCTTTAGCAAGTGCTTGTTGAGCAACCCTCAAGGCTACGGTTGACTTAGCTAGGGCAACATATTGGTCTCTAAGTTCTGCGTTGCCTCCAGCCAACTCCTCAGCCATTGCAACAGCTTCCGCCTCGGAAACATTTCTTGAGGCTATAGTTTGTATGCTTGCCCTCATAGAAGCGTCTAATTCCGCCCTTAACTTTTTCTGTTCTTTGGGGTCCAGATCGCTTATTTGGCTTCTAGCTTCTTGAGCATCTTTGCTTATGTTGCTACTGAGAGACGCAACGTCTAAATCGCCTTCAGCGGTTCTAAACGCGGTGCTTCCCTGTTTACCTATCTCTTCCATTGTCGCTTGAGTATTTGACACGGCTACCTGTGTGGCGGTCTCAGCTTCTGCGGATTCTTTTCTTTTTTGCCTTCTCTCTACGAAACCAGATGGGTCAAAAACCGCCTCAAAGAACCCGCCCGCAGTAAACACTTCTCCCATCCCCTCTGAAAGAGCCGCCTGTCCAGCAGCTTTTGCGGCACCTGCGGTGTCACCACTTTTGATCGCTTGTTGTTTTTCTCTTTCGGCAAACTGGCTCATAGCACCCGTAATTGCAGAACCAACACCAGCTATCGCATTCATGCCCATTCCAACGCCACCAATAACGTTAGCACCCTTAGCGATTCCCCTTCCGACACCACGTGCAGCTGAACGGCCTAGGTCTTTGATTCTCCTACCGAGAGCTTGTAGTGGTTTGATGGATTTTCTTGCGTCTCTACCAAGAAGGTTAACAAATCTACCAGCACCCTTGAGGCCTCTACCCATCATCTTAAGGCTTACGTTCAGACCCTTGCTCGCCCTTGCTGCATTTCTCGTCTTTATAGCGTTGAGTGACCACCCTTTGGTATTTTTTATCGTCATATTGTTGGCTTTTATCAACTTGGTCCTGTACGCATCTGTCTTGCGTCCAGCGTTATTCATTTTTGCACCAAGTTCTCTCAGACCTCTGTTGAAAGAGCCAAACTGTTTGCCTAAGATCTTTAATCCCCTTTTAGATTCTGCTTGCCTAGCTGCATTGGCTTTTCTTGCTGCTAGTTCAGCTTTTCTGACTCTTATTGCATCTTTAGAGGACTTCGTACTTGCTTCTATCTGTTGGTCAAGCTGATCTGCCGCCGCTTCCATTTCCCGCATTTCTTTTTCGGCTAGATCAAAGCTAGCTTGAGCGTCCCTAGTTTCTTGGGCCACGTCTGCCATAACTCTGTCTATGGCCTCTAGCTCTGCCCTTAACTTAGCAGCCTTCTTTGGGTCTGCTGTTATATTACCACCTTTGTCATTTTTGCGTTTACCAGTTTTTGGATTGATACCTTCAGCGAGGGACAGTTCTTCTCTCTTCTTCTTTATTCGTTTTTTTGCTTCGGGGCTGGTTACTTCTGCTTCTCGTGTTTGTGCTCTTTCTAGTCTTGCCTCAATTGATCCGCCACCTGAATCCGACATCATTCTGCTTTTTGCTCGTGCTCGTAAGTCCTCAGCGTCTGCCGCCATTGATGCACGCTCTTGTGAAGCTGCATTTATATCCGAGATGGAAGACTTTTTATCAACCATACCTCTGCCTGTGCTGAGATCGTATTCTCCGGCTAGGTCAACCTCTGGGCGACCAGGATCTCCAGCTGCACCCCCAGCAGCCTGTTGTGACTGAATATTGATTATAGCAGAACCAACACTGAAGGTGGCTTGAGATATATCACCCATTGCAGATTCGCCACCCACCGCCTTTGACTCCGCTTCGCCAGTGATAACTGCGTTGGCCTGTCTCTGTTGTTCGGCGTCTGCTTTTGACTGTGCCGTTGCGTCTGATTCAAACTTTCCATCTGGCCCCGAAGCCCAATTCTGGATAGATTCGCCAAAGTTCTTCATCTGTTTTGCGACTTCTTTAAAGACGAAAAAGCCAACAATAACTCTTGTTAACGCTTTAATAGATGATTCAAATATAACCGTGTTCCTGAACATCTTATCCGAAGCTTCTTCACTCTTATCTCCGAAATTCGCAACTGCTTGTTGGAAAATACCAGCAACAGCAGCGAAGCCAACCGCCCCGCCCATCGCGAATTTTTGGACGCCAACGGGTCCACCCTGAGCGAATCCGGTAACACCCTTGGTGTTCATTCTGTTAAGATTGGCATAACCAATGCTCTGGGCAGCACTCTTATTGATAACAAACTCACCGGGAGTTAGAAGGGCAGGAACGGTGTCGGTTCCACCAATGCCGCCACCCGCATTTTTTCTCGTCTTTGTCATAGCTTGAAGAGCAGATCTTTTTTCTGCTGCCCACTGCTCACTTCTAGCTACTTCTTCGGCTATAACATTTTTTCTTTTCTTTGTAATAGAATCTTTAAGGCCATCTTTTCCTTTGTATAACATCTTCTTAGCGTCTGTCGGTATATCAGCAAGCTTTTTAGCTACTTGAGAATCTCCTAACTTACCAGCTATTTTGCTACCAATACCATTAGCGTAATCAAAAGCGGCATTTGGATTAGCTCCCTCATCTTTAGATTTTTTAGTTCCGCTTAACTTGGAGGAGTCTAATAGTGTCATTCCAGCTTCAAACATTTTACCTATCATGCTGGCGGCACCGACCTCTGCGATTGTATCGTTGGTAGCTGGCGATATCTTAGTTATACCAATCAATCCACCCACCCTAGAGCCAATATTGTTTATACCCCTTTTAATACCATCGCTGACATCTGATAAAATATCGTCTTCAATCGTGGCTGTGTCTCCATCGACGGCTTTTAGCGGGAATCCATACGCAGTAGTGGTTTCTGCATTTTTATTGAACAGCCTCTGCATACTGTTTTTATTTGCCGCTGGCAGATTCGGATTCCACCTGCCGCCTTTTAAGAATGGGGTTCCAGCTCCTGGGTCATCGCTGAAGTTACCGCTCGTGCCCTTCCAGTTTATGCTACCTATGGCTTTGGAGATTGCAGCAGCTTCTACCTTCCCCTTCTCTATCATTTCTTTTCTACCACTACCAGAACTACTACTGACAGCTAATATTCCAACTTCGCCACCTTCAGCAAATCTATTATTATTCATAGCCTGAAGTCTAGAAGCACCCAGCTTCTTAACACTACTCTGGCGGATAACAAACTCGCCGGGGGAAAGCATAGCTGGCACAGTGTCTCTATTACCCGTACCCGGAACCAAACCGCCCCTATTGAAACCAAGTACTCTACCCCCATGATTTTTACCACGGATCGCAGAACCTATGCCACCCATGAAGCCGCCCAAACCACTCATTAACTTTATGCCCCCCATTGTGGCTAAAAGGGGTAATAGTGGTGCCAACGCTTCGCCAACTTTTATAAGAGCACTCGCAAGCTCTAAAGAAGTTCTAACAAATATTTGAAAACTAGAACTATCTGTAATGGTACGAACGAGGCCTTGAAATTCTTCTCTGACTTTTTCTATTTGAACAGCCAATGCCTGTTGAGCGGTAGCGGCGTCTTTGTTGAGAGAGTTTCCACCGTCTACAGCGGCGTTATATGCAAGCTGTGCTGTTTCAAACTGTTGTAAAAGAGGAATGACTTTACCAATCTGACGGAAACCACCAAGTTCTTCAGCGATTTTAACAAATCGTAAATCCCCCTCTGCCAAGCCAGATAAAGCTTCAGAGAGTAGCTGTGCCGCTTTCATTGGGCCAACAAACTTACCTTCAGCATCAGTAAGCTCAATACCTAGTTGTCTAAGGTATGATATAGTTTTTGGACGCTGAATACGTGTAAAGATAGTACGTAAACCAGTACTAATTGATTCAGCACTTTCACGAGTCGTAGCACGAACACTTGTAAAGATGGCGAGGAGTTCTTCTAGAGAACCACCGGCAGACTTAAAGACACCACCAAATCTACGAACAGCACCAATGAGGTCACCAGATTCAACAGCAAACTGTCCAGCAACAGCATTGATGGCACCTAATTGCCGTTCTAAGGCACCTACGCCCTCTCCAAACTGACGCAAAATAGCAACGGCACCCTCAGCCGTGTTTTCAATATTATCGAATGTAGCGGCTAGTGTGGTCTTGGCAAGAGCGGCTAACGCAACCTCTAAATCATTAGCTTGAACACCAGCCTGAGCCAGAATTCTAGTAACCTTTAATAATTCAGTGCTAGATGTACCAAGTGAAGAGGCTAGACCTGTGATGGTGTTTTGTAGACCCTTTAGCTGACCCATAGTCTTTCCAGAAACTTGGGCAATCTTCACCATCTCTCTCTGAAAATCGATGGCTTCTGATATAGAGTTTGCTAGCGAATTGGTCAGCAGACTGACGGCCCTACTAGCCACAGTAAATGCAGCAAAACGCTTTGTAGCCAATCCAAAGCTTTTCCCCATAGATTCAGCTGCTGTCGCCGCTTTCTGGGTAGCATTAGCTACTTGCGTTATCTGCTTCTGTGCCTGTGCAGCACCCTTAGCACTAACAGGTACAGTAACACCACTTGAGAGCTGTTGCCTCATTTGGGTTAGTACTTGATTAGTGTTTCTAGGTGCTTGTAGTTGTAACTGTGCAGTCAGTACAAATTTTGACATTGTTTACCTTTGTTATGTAAGACTACACTATCCAGTTAGCTTTCCGTTGCCGGTTCTTTCGCTTCTTCCAAAGTCTCCTTTGGTGCCTCTTTTTTAGTTGTTTTTCTTCTGGTACGCTTAGGTTTAACTATTAAGTCATTGATATAATTTTCATTAAGATCATAAAACCCCTCTGAATTAATAGTGTTACCTTCTCTGTCTACTCTATTGCCATCTTCATCTAAAAGGTAGCCTTCTTCGTCTATTCTATTTCCCTTGGTGTCAATTGTATCCCCAGTATTGGGATCAATCAAGCTTAAATTATCGTCTACAAGCCCGAATTTACTGAGGAACTTGTTTTCTGGTAAGTTTTGCTCAAAAGAGGAGTCTAAATTATAAAGTATTTCCCCCAAGGCTGTTGCAGCTGCAAAGGCAATTTCGTCAGCACTTTGATTATTGTACTCCTCAAAAGAATTATACACGCGAGAGCCGTTTTCATAGAAAGTACAGTTGGCCACCAAAAAATCAAACCTAGCATTATCAGCTAAAGATTCTGCCGTATTTTCTTCAAGGGAGATACGTTCTGCGATCAACTCCCTCAGCTCCATTCTGGCCTTTCTAATCTCAACAGCGATGTCTCGCCCCTCAGAGACTTTTGGCTTGCTTTTACCGTCTTTACCCGTATATAACTCACGCTCTAATTTTACTATATCTCTAGTAATGTCATCTTCCTCTTTGGCCTTAGCTTCATCCCAGATACCACGCTTCTTCATTAAAACGCCAAGCTCTTTTTTGGTAAGCACATCATCTTGTATTGCTTGGTTCCAAGCTTTTGATTTATGCCTATCTGCCAACTTTACAGTCTGGTTATTTGGTCTTTGTACGTAAATTTTTACTTCTTTGCCATCTTCAAATGTTACTGTTTTTTCTACTTTGTTCTTTAGTTTAGCCATCTTGTCCTTCTCCTAAGTCTTGGTTTCTAACTGGAATGTTATTTTGGTATCTTAACCATTTTACGTCATATTGAGCTAACTCAGCATCTATATTTCGTGCTTGGGTGTTTCCTTTATCTAAAATCTCAGATCTGACCTTTTGAAAAATTTCATACATCATTTTTTGTTCTGGGGTCATTTCCGAACTATCTGTAGACCAGAGGAATGAAAAGTGTTCTTCTATAGAACTAAGCGATCCAATCATGGTGGTCTGTACTTTTTTCTTTAATATTTTTGAAAGCCTGTCTTTAGAGTCAACTCTATATTTATCCTCTCTTACACTTTTGTACTCTGATTGCTTCCGGATGAGGTCATCGTAGTTATTCATCTCTACCTCCTAAAATTTTCCTTAAATTGTTGATGTTGCATATTTGATAACTTAATCTTCTGGTCCCTGAAGTCCTTGTCTTCGGCACCACCTTTGGCTTTTATGGTAGCCAATCTCTCTTTCTTTATCATCGACGCGTTAACTGAATTCATACTCTCTATTGTTTGAGCCTCTTTTTTGGAGTCGGTAAAAACATAAATTTCGTCAGAGTTAGAAATCTTCTCATTTTGAGTTCTTTGTTCTAGCTCTGATTTTGCTTTTTCTGATTCCGCCTTTTTCCTCTGTACAATAAACCAGCCGTCCAGCATGTCGTCGTCGTTTATGACTTCTTCAGTTGGGCACTCCATAGACTCCTGAACATTGTCATACATCCTAGACCAAATAAGTAAGCCTTTCTGGTCTAAAGACAAGAGTCTTCCGTCTGGATTTGAAAACAGTTTTAACTCATCTTTTAAGATAAACAGTGAACGCCAAGGTTCGTTCCTAGCTAGCTCTCTTGTTTGTTTATCTGCTAATATCTGCACATTATATTGGTGGAACAGGTCGTACTGATCAACAAGATCAAAATCTAGTGGTTTTCCCTCAACAAAACAACACCTCTTAAAGATCTCGGCAGCTTTGTCCTGTAACGCAATTCCTTCACAAGTATTAGTAAAATAGTCTTGTTTCTTTTCTCTAAGCTTCACTAGGGCTTTTTCAGCGGCCCTAATATATCTTCTAATCTGCTCTCTTAGTTTTACATTGCTCCTAGCATTAAAAATTTCTATCTTTAGCTTTTCTATCTCCTTTCCTATATCTTCTATTTTTTGATCTTCTTCGTCAGACCATAGACCCTTTTCCTTGAGCCAATCAATCATCTCATCTTCAGTCATGAAGTCGTCGCCTCTGGATCTATCAAACGACTCCATAAATACTTGATTTGCAAAGAATTCGTCCTCTGCGGTGGGCGTTAATATTTTTACGTCAAAGTCTCGTAGTTTGACAATATAAAACCCCGCCCTAATCCTAGATACAAAATACTCCCGTTCATATGGAGTCATGGAGAACCTCATAGTAAACGGGAGTATAGATGTTCATAATTAATTTCCTTTCCTCTCCCCCCTTCTTTACTCGCTATCCTAAGTCGCTATCGCAAATAGGGGGGAACGTCCACCAATAACAAAAACTTATTGGCTATTAGCTAAAGTATAGGTCGTCTGGGAATGCACCCTGACCAACATTATTAGCGTAACTAGGTGTGCCTGTTCCGCCGTTCTTCAAGCCACCAAAACCAAACGGGGCAGCGTTGTGTCTGATACTTTGAACGTCTAAGTCATTAAAGTTGGTATAACTATACGTACAGGTTGCATTTCCACCACCAGCATCTCCACCACCATAACTTACGCTGGCAAGACGGTTTTTAGTGCCTAAGTCAAAACCATACCCCTGTCTCACGCAAAGGAAAATATTTTCATTTGAGGTATTGTTGCCGGAAGCAGTGGTGGTATAAAGACTTGGATCACCAAACTCATAAGCCTGAACAAAGTCGCCGGAACTAGTGATAGCTTCGATTTCGCAAGAAACTTCAATTGGGAAGTTAGCAGGACGAGCGTAAGGAGTTTTTCTACCAAGTTCCAGAATGTCTTCACGACCAAAGTCAGTACTAACACTAAAGCTTTGTACGTGAACCCTATTACTGCCATCGTCATTAAGTGCGTTACCGTATCCACTTCCCGCAACGCCCTTGATGGATTTTGGAAGAATACTTCCACTAATAAGTACGTCTTCACGCCTTACAACACCGCCACTGGCCGATGAATCAACACCCATGAGTGGCTCATCGTTACCGTCGAAATTAACAACTGAGCCGTCTTGAATCTTAACGTCAGAGCCAGTCAACCACTGCTTGTTATTACCAACCAGTGTAACAGACTCTGTAGCATTACCGTCTACGGGGATCGTATAAGAGATACTGCTGATATACAATCCGGAACAATAAACCTCAACTTCGGGTTTGCCGCCATTGGCCGAAGCTTTAGAGACAGAGTTTGCAGACTCATCATAAATGCCCAGTCTGAGGTCACATCGCTCTTTTGAACGTGCAACCAAGCCGCTTTGTGAGCCATCTACAATGCCCGTGCTCGCCATGTGATATATAAGGGGTCTACCATCGAGTACCTTCTCTAAGGTTACTTCGATATCTGGTGTACCTTCGATGTTTTCATAAATTTCAATCTGGCCAAGCTCAAACGCCTGCTCAAGATTGAAGTTGGTCGTCATTCCTACGCTCTGTAGACCATAGACCATGTCAGTACCGTTTGTACTTTCGACACTATTATCGCCATGATTGGTTATGGCTACGGCTTGGCAGGCGTAGAATATTCTGTCATTACTACTCATGAGGGATCTCTCCTTTACGTGATGAAAAAGATTATTTTTCTAATAAATTATACACAAAAACTAGATATTTGCCTTTATTCCTTCAGTTGTCATCCTTACTACGCCCCCAAAAACGTCAGATTTAGCCATTATCATCTGTTCTATTCTGGCATTTGTAAGCCTGAGCCTACCTCCGGGGTGTGTTTCTACTAAGTCTGGGTATCTCAAGGCACTGGGTACCACAGACCCTTTGTAATCTAACGGAAAATCAGAGTCTTGATTTATAGAATTACTGTCAAATAAATGTATTGTTTTATCGTTCTGTAATGAGATTATATCTACCATCTGATTTCTGGTGTATTCGTCTTCTGCTATGCAGTGAAATATTACATCTGAGTAGACGAATTGACCTCCGCCTAGCTGATATCCTTTGAACCTCCTAGTCGGGACAACTTCGATAGCAATAGCTGGTAGCTGTAATCGCGTCTCTGTTGGTATGTCCCAAGCTCCGTTGCTAACTTCATTGAAATTACTAGTGGGCTGCAAAGTGCTGGTTTGTATTTCTCTAAGCCAAGGAACGTTATTTGCATAAACAACGTTGATGTACTTGTAACTGTGTTCCGCTTGTACTTTAGAACCACTTGGTATGGCAGAGTCAAATATCACTCTACCGTTAAAGTGGTCTATACTGTGTGCATATTGTCCTACCCCAGAGGATGGTTGAAATACGTCATTTACGTAAACCCCCGAAACTCCCAAGTGATTGGCGTCTGAGCTAACAAAAGGAGAGTCCATGCCGTCCACGGATATGCCAGTTTGCCAAACCCAGTTTTTTCTAAACCCTTCCCAGACTTGTCCTAAAGTATAAGAATCGTTTGATGATAACCTTAATTTGCTATAATCCTCACCGTTAGGGGATTGTTCATTAAGTGTTACGTTAAAGTAGTTACCTTTGTCTAATAACGCCCAATCAAAAAACTCAACCAACCCGTCCTGTATATCATTGGAAAGGGTGGATGAATTTATGTTTTTAAAACCTTTGAGTGGGCTAAAAAAAGACATTATAAAAATAAACCCTTTAGTGCGTTAATTATTTGTTTTTCTCTGTTCTCTAATGCTCTTGTCACAAAGTTATTGTCTATTGTTCCGGAGTAATCTGAGGGAACCCTCCAAGCCACACCGCCAACCATAGTTCCGCCTCCGGATCTTCCGTCATTTCCTGGTTGATATTCGTAGCCGCCTACAATTGCCGCCGACCCCATAGTTAGTAACCAATTTAACCAATGTAAGCTTTTACCGCCACTAATTGTTACTGTCTGTACAAATCCTTGCGGAAGCACCAAGAGATTACTGAAATCTTCTGGTTGAATCTTAAATGTTATTAAACCCCTTAAAGTGTTGTCTATTTTACCAACTTCCACGATAACACTTTCTGAAACAGCAGACACTATCGCTGATACAACTCCAGATGAAGTCCCTTTTGGGATGCCAAACTGTGCGTTAAGCGAATTTACTACACCGTCAGATAAAAGACTTGTAATTTCATCTTGTTCGTGTAGCCAAGCGGGAATCATACTTTTTATACTTTTCTCGACCTTACTCCTGTTTTTCGCAACCCTTATATTTAATTCTTGTGATATCGACTTAGATATCATTCCAGAAATTCGTGTATTAGATTCTAAAATTTTTAGTGAGATGGACATTAGTCTCTCTCCCAAAAGCAACCAAAGTACCTATCTTGCCGCAACCCCATTGGAAAAGGCTCGCCAAATTTTTTGAACCTCATCTCTTTTTTATCTTTTATGCCTTTGTGAACTATTAGCTGTTTTGCCCTCATGATTTTGTCTAAATCTGTAGCAAAGAAAATGGTTTGTATACTATTATCTGGTATAACTATGTCCCCACCAACTTTAACCCAACTCTTGCTATCCCAATAAACCTTAATTTTAATGTCTTCGAGTTTCTCAACTTCTTTAATGACTTTATTTTCTCTTTTATATATATTCGTATCTCTCCTGTGCGAATTGATTGATCTATTACTAGGTATATTGTCAAAGGTGTTGGATATCTCCTCTACCTTTTCTATATATACTAATTGACAGGTGACTCCAAATATATCAAATGTGGAATCAACTACATCGTAATATTTTGTAAAAACGCTTTCTGGAATGTTTACTGGCATTTTTATTACCTATACTGTTATTTCTAGTTTTGGTGTATTTGAGTCTGAATCGTCATAAAACTCAAATCTTGGCAAAGCCCAATAGTCTGGCGGGGCAGTTTTCTGGAAAAACGTTAACACTATGCTATTCCCTGTAGACCATCCGGGCCTATCCACAATCTCCTGAATTACAGTTTTGATGTCAGGGGATTTTACAAATGAGTCATTACTTGCCGTTCTAATGGCTCCGTCGTCATTCCAAACAACTTCTGCTGTAGTATAGATACTGTGATTAAGGTGCCATGGGGCTGTTGGGGCAGCTTGGTTGTCAGCATCTAAGGCGGCAACATAAAAGGAATGATTTCCTGTCCAGCCTGAATAACCCGTTTTGTATAGCGAGAGGTACGCACTTTTAATTGTTGCCCCTTGTGCGGCAGCAATGTTAGTGAATCTAAAATATCCCACATAGTACCTGTATTCAATTTCCTCGTCGTCATAGTTTACCCCAAGATAGGAAGTTGTATTACTATTGGTGAAACCGGTGGTATAAGTACTGTTGTTGGTACTGGTTTTGTAAGACGTAGAGGCCATTCCATCGTCTGCACCAGTGGCTATCGTGTAGGTAGTCGTAGTTTCTGAAGGAGTAAGCCCATTTTCATCACCGCTATAAAACCTATAAAGCTTCATGCGATCCTCAATGACACCTGAATGATGAATACCATTAAGTGAGACGTTTGAATCTATGATCTCTGACGCTCCGAGCTGATTTGTAAACGTAACGGCGGAACCGTGTTTAATATCGTTTGATAGGATGATTTTTTTAAAGACTGTCACTTAATCACCTTTAGCTAGGGCTGTCGCCAGTGTAATATCTGACATCATCAAATCTATCTTTTAGCCTATCTTGCATAGTTCCTGACGGCACAAACTGATTAACTAGAGGCTCACCACTAGCAGCAACCCCAGTCTCAAAAACGAGAGTTATTAAACCCCCGTTCTTCACTGGGTTGCTATTATTTGCTTTCATTACTATGTGGTCTGGCATTATATACTCTCCAAAATTATAAAGTTACATTAATTACAGGTTTAAGGTTACTTATCCTATTATACTAGTCAAGTTTTACAAATTTCCATGCTAATCGTACACCATTAACTACTACAGCTTCGGGGGAATTATCATAATCTTGGAAGCAAATAGCTAAATAGTATCCAGGCGAGAAATCGTCGGACACACCATACCCGTAAGCAAAAGCACCTGGATACATTGGTATGACGCTGTATCTCATTCCTCTATCGTCTGGAAGGACTTGGTTTTGAGGTACCGTTGCGGTGAGTAATACGTAAGGTGAATCGCCTCCGCCGGTAACCCTTGTAAAAAGCGGAATAACTGGGAATCCATGCTTGTTGATAATTTCAAGCTTCATGCTATAATCATCATTACCAATTGGGTCTTGATAGTCTCGACCTGCGGTGAGATTACTGACTTCAAACAATGTGTTTGTAGTTGTTACAAACATAGAGGTTCGAGTGTCTCCCACCGTCTGCCCATCGACTCCTGGGTTGTCGCTTGTGCCCGTAGATGTGCGTTCTGTTCTTTTGCCAAACTGGTCTAAAGAAAAGACTGGGCTATCGCTTTGGGTGGGTTGTATCTCGGTGGTCGAATTTAGGTAGGCACCCGCCGCGAAGTCCCCACTAGAAATCATCGGCCCGATATGAAGCCTAACGTCGTGTATGTTTGAGTCCTTGTCTTCTTCCCAAGCAATCGGTCCAGTCTTGACAATGCCCTGAATACCATGTGAAATATCCAGTATGAAGTCTGTTTGACCGTTTCCATAGTTTATTGGGTACGTATCGTCGGCAGACAAACTCAAGGCTTTGTTACTCAGTATGATCGAGTTTTGATGGCTCGTTCGTTGTCCGGCGTTATGACCGATAAATACTGAGTTAGTAACCCCAGAACTAGCGTAGCCAGCATCCCTACCAATAAATATTGAGTGTTGGTTATTATAGGCTTCATAGCTCGCGGAGTAACCTATGGATATGTTGTAAGCGTGCGTGGACGTTGGTGCTGACGTGAGTGAGATTATGTAGGAATCCTGATCAGATAGACTGGCCCCGCCATATAAATCAGCGTGCGTAATCCCATAGTGCCCAGAAGCTCTTGCACTGGATAGGTATCCGATTGAAGTATCATAAGATACACCACTAGAAGAATCCCCAGCATAGGCACCGTACCAATTTGATCTAACAGACTCGCGAGCGTCGCCCCCAGCGTTATACCCAACGACACTCATCTGCATCATGTCATGCGATTGATTTGAAGAAAAACCGCCTATCGCAACTGAATTGCTGATATTACGTGCTTGTTTTGTAGAGTACCAACCGATACCAACTGAATTAAATATCTTATTAGAGTCATAAATAGCCTCGGCCCCTAAAGCAATATTATTACCACGCCAATTATCCGTACCAGTAGTGCCGCTATTGTTAAGATGAGATCCAGCACGATAACCAATAAATATTTCTTGACTGGTTGGATCATTGCTAGAATCTCGATGGGGCGTGTAGTGGGCACCGGCCTCGTCACCAATTAACACTGAGCTTCTTAAACCTGAAGCCCGCACTCCAACATCATGGCCGATGGCTACCGTGTCTACTGTATCTCCCACTCTAGGTCTGTTAAAGATTCCAGAGTTATCATTAATAAGTATGTTCCCGCTACCCGACTGAAGTCCTTGTGTTGTAGCGTCTGGGTTGATATCTGTAAGCTGAAGGAACGACAATAAACCACCATTACCGGAGTCAAGTACGTACTTGTCAAGTTGTATCTTTATTCCGCTTGTAGCACTCTTAGAGGTTACAGCTTTTATGGCTGTCGTGTTAGCGACCACTTGGCCACTAACTGCGATACCGCTTGCTCTCCAGTCAATATGATCTTCCCATATGTAATTGCCGCTACTTTGTGTGGTTTCATAGAGAACACCGGATAGTGTGCTTGGATCTAAAGTAAACAAGGAGCCATTGCCAGCTTCCTGACTAAACCCGAAGTCAACACCTTTTATACCCTTAAATGCTAAACCGCTACCATTAAGTAATAACTGTCTAGATTTGTTGCGTCCGTTGGTTTTATTGTCGCCACTAGCAATCAGGTTTCCAGTAAAGACCGAATTGGCATCCCATCCTATAGTATAAATACCGGTAGTGTCTCCACCACCGGTCAGATTAGTGAAATCAATCTTAATACCGCTAACACCCGATAGAGCTATAGAACTGTTGTCTGCTACATCGTGTCGCTGGTTATTTTTATTGCCGTTTCCAGAAGCGGTCATAAAGAAATTATAACTACCTGCACTCAATGCATCTATTTGATTCTGTAAAACTCCGGATAATCCACTAGCTGATATTCTTAAGAATCTATCAGTGTTTTGTTGTACTTCAACGCCGCTAACACCACTGATGGTAACTAACTGGCCGTCATTAATTGCGACGGCTTTTGGTGAAGCCGCACTCGTGGTATAGGGGGAAACTTTAAATGTTGTTCCGCCAGCTGTATCAACAGTTTTACCGTTCCAAACTAATGTTCCACCGTTGTTCCATAGTGTGTAGCCGCCAACACCAGAACTCCTAGTCGGATCTCTATCGCCTAAATGTAAACCACCGCTTGGCGACATCCAGCCACTAGTCATAACGTTTCCGCTATTTGTGATCTGGAAGAACGTAGTCGCATCGCCGCTTTGTAAGGCAAAATAAGGTGCTTTAGAGCCAGAACCTTGCTGACGAATAATCATGGCGTGGTCGTTTGCACCACTCGTTTGTACAAATAGTGTCGCCGGAGGGGTTGCATTGGTCATATGGCCAACACCCACAGAACCAGCATTAATGTCTCCGACTATTGTGTTACCTATGTTGATTTTGCCAACAGAAGAGCTAGTAAGTATACTAGTATTACCGCCCGAAGCTATAATCTCTATATTTTCATGACCAGAAACAGCAATACCTGCATTGTGGCCAACATAAATATTGAAGGTACCACTGGCGGTTTGACCGGCAGACGTACCTAAAAATGTGCTGTCTTTTACTCGTACCGCTTGGTATCCAGCTTGGTAACCAATGGCGGTAACTTCTTCTAGTCCACCGCTAGATCTAACCAGTGTCTCTCTACCGATGGAAATTACGTTATCTACTCCGCTAGCGTCTTCAAGATTGTCTGTACCAATAGAAACTATATCGTTGCCCTCGTCAACGCCCCTAGTGGCTCTAAATCCAGCAGACACAGTTCTAACAATTCCGCTTGCATCATACATAGACTTATAGCCCAAAGACACAATGCCAGAAGATTGTGCGGCAGAGGTCATAGAAGATTGACCAAGAGCCAAGCTGTTTTCAATCTTACTCGAACCACTAGCAGCACCGTACCCGATTACTACCGAAGTGTCCCAGCTCTTCGCTTCTAAAAGAGCGGTTTCACCGATAGCAACCGTTTGGTCAATTTTAGATGAAACATCTCCAGCACGAACGCCTATAAAGACAGTCTGGATACCCGAAACAGAATTTATTGCTGCACCACTACCTATAGCTACACTCTGATCGAATGTTTTAGACGAGTGGCCAGCTCGATGACCAATCGCAACACTGCTAGATATACCGCTAGAGTTTTGGAAGGCGGATAAGCCTACAGCTACATAGTTTGAAACTGTTGAGCCGACAGCGGATGACTTATAATTATCGTCATTGGGGGTAGTGTTTCTACCAATATGAATACTGTCATTAGGAAAGGTAATTCGGCTAAAGTAACCAGAGCTGGCAGCTACTGTACCGCTAACGTCAAGCGTGTAAGCCGGATCAATAATGCCAACATTGCCCCCGCCTAGACCAAGTCTATCGTTTGTTGGGTCATAAATAATTCCACTTGAATAACTTATTTTACCGCTGGCTTGATATAAGGCAACCTGTCCAAGCTGGAATGTGAATGGATCGCTGGAAACAATTCCTGGGTTATACTGTTGAACATACCTGTTATCTAAGCCGTCGTCACCAGCCAATGGGAAGTCAGCAGCTGTTAAAGCCCTGAAAGTAGGAACAGCGTCGTCACAACCACAGTCACTCGCTGGCCCAGCAAACACTAGGGTTGGGGCTTGGTTTTCAAATCCAATAAACTGATCTACTAGCCCACTAACTTTAATAACACCATTAGCGGTACTAGCCACCTGATTTCGTAAAAACGGTTCTAGCTGTCTACCACCAGAGCGGCTACCGGGAATACCGGAAAATAAAACACCAGAACCACCATCCATAAAGCCAGAAGCTCTAACCTGTGAAAAGCTTTTTAATCCACCAATATCTATAGCAAATTCTGGGTTATGCTTATCTATACCAAGAAAACTTTCGCTGTCGCTCCAAACTAAGTTAGAGGAATAGCTAAGGATTTGGTTATTTTGCCAGAATGCTAAACCACTTTGTTTTGGTTCAGCTGTATCTGAATCAATTCCATAAGCATTGTAAACAGCTCTAGCACCAGGATAGGTTACAAATACCTCCTTTGTGCCAACGTTAAAGTCTACCGGTCGAGATGCAGACGTGTAATCTGAGCCGCTAGTTGCCGCAGTAGTTTTAGCAGCACTAGTTGTTAGGCCGTGAGCCATATGGTCAGAGGGCATATAAAAAGTTACACCCGGAACCCCAGAGAATACGTGTTCATGAGCATTAGAATACGGCCCCTTTGAGGCACCAGTAATTCCAACGCCACTGATTGCCGCAGACTTCGTTAGCCAAAGCGGATAAAAATATCCTTCTTGACCAGCGTGTGATCCAGCACCACTACCATATATAAAGTAAGGCCCAGAGTTTATGTCTGAGCTTCGCATGGGCTGTCTAGTTATTGATCGGCCAGTAGAACCATCCGGTGTATAAACACCAGATCCAACTTCATACTTGACGTTATCTGTAATCGCATAGAATACAACGTCGCCGGATGCATAGAAATCTCCAAACGAACTAAATCCATCGACAGCACCGTCTAAACTGATGCTCCCTCGCCCTTCAACGCGAGAAAGCTCTTTTACTCTGTCTGCTAAGAAAAAATTATTGGACATTAATCACGCATCCTTTTAAACTGAAGTTGACTGTATTAATTACTAAGCCCTACTAATTGTTGGGTGAGTTCCAGAAGTTTCTGACGGGCTATACCCAAAGAATACAAGGTCTAGTCGATCAGAGTCCTGATAGGAGCCGTCATCGTCTATAATGTAGACCCTACACTCTCTTAGGCCGTTTCTAACTCCAGATCTACCAGCTATACCAACCGTGTTTACCTCGAAGTTCGCCGGATTATTCGCAGTTCCACCAAGGCCATAGTCTTTTGGTGTGGATGTATTTCTAGCACTAGCCGTACCTATCGCAACATAGGAGTTGTCGTGGAAGGTGCCAGAAGTAAAGGTAACGGCAAGCTGCCCCTCAGCAATACGATGCACACCACTGATGTTGTGATAAGCAAATAATTGAGGTCTGTCATCTTGACCATTATGGATTCCGCTAGTAGCTAAAGATAACCAAGCTTTCGCCATTCCTTTTCCATTTGGAATGATCGACTTATCCATGAACTCAAAACCGCCTTGATTGGAAAATCCGGCCTCAGTTCTTCTAGCTGATGGTGAATAACCAGAAACTAAGATGGTTTGCTGGGTGGCATCAGAGGTGTGATCTGGTCTAAATTTAAGACCTGTATAGTTTTGGCCAGAAGCATTTATCCATACCCCATTGGTCTTCATGTTACCCTCAAGAGGTCGAAGCCCGTCCAACTTATAGTACTGTAGGTGATCGTCTTCATCTAAGTTTAGAAGTTGACTATGATCTATACTCCTACTACCTAGGAAAGGTCGCACCTGACGTTTGGCATCGTTTTCTGGAGCGTTTGGAAAAAATATTCCAGATTCAACCTGAATGTCACCACTAGTTGCGGTAGGTAGATCGGCTGTAGGTGCAGATAACTTACTGACCCTAAGAGTATTGTAAAAGACAAAATTTGTCTCGTTTGCGTCACCACTGGCGACAATTCTTCTAATGGAGTACGCCGTGTCCTCCATGTTGTGTCTGACATCTTCTGCTGAAATTAGACCAGCGTTGTTGTCAGCTAGGTCGGCTGAAATACTAGCTATCAACTCACCTGAATTTAATTGGTTAGGCATTTAAAGTTCTCCTTTAATAATCAAAGTATCCACCAGCCCTATGGCCCATATGCCCCCTAGTGACATTGTCTGAGGCGGGGCTATAAGGACCAAGAATTGACTGTCCAGCAACGCTGTTTCCAGCCCTGTATTCTAACGATAAGTGTTCGTATTTTTCACATAAATCTTTGTATAAAACAGCGAGTGTTTGTGTAACTCCCCGAAGGTCGATGGCTGATGGGCCATCCTTAATGGAGATAGCGTTTCCAGACTCACTTCTTATTTCACTACCTATAATTATACACGCAGCACGCAAACAAATCAATGTTATAAAGGCGTCATCTTTACTATCTGCCTCTGTGGGATCTGGCGATAGCTCGCAGCTTTCTACATTGACTGTGTAGGTATTAGTGAAATCTATATTCATCTGACATAATTGGGCGGCAACCAACAAAGTGGTTTCTATTCTATGATCTGAAAATTTATAGCTATCGGGATCTACATCGTTTATCAGATGTCTAACTATGAGACCCATTTGACCTTGCCAAGACATAATAATTACCTTATAAATTACAATGAACTTTAAAAGTGGAAATACTAGTATAAAAAGTTCCGGTAGATATCACCACCTTGCCCTGTATCTTGTAGGTGCCAGCCTTATCTAGGTCTCCAAGTACGGTTAAATAGTACATTTTTCCGTCTTCACCGCTTGTGTTTAAAGTGGCAGATTTTTCTAAAACGTCACCATCTGGCTGCTTTAGGAAAATTGTCAAGGACGATGCTGCGGATATGTCAACAGCAGAACCGTCATCCGTCACAGTTACCAGTAACTTTGTTCCAACGTCATTTTGATGAATTTGGCTAGCCATCTTTATACCTTAAATTAACGTTTTTTCTTTTGAACTGTCTATAGTAAGCGTGAAGTTATCTACCTGATCAATAGTTCCAGTAACCGTAAGTGTTGTATCTATTTTTCCTGTAGGTTCTAAAACTTGATCTATTGTACTAATCACTGCCAACTCTGTATCAATAGCGGAAGTAAAATTAAACTCTTCGCCATTAAATAGCGGCACAGTCAGTGAGGATATTGGTAATTCAGACCAAGTTGAGCCGCCAAATAACATTATATTATACCCTAAATTACTGAAAAAATCAAACTACGGTTGCGGATCAGTTATGTCCACATCTACTGAGGTGTTCTCTACCGCCTGCTGTTTTGCTAAGTTTATTTCGTATGCAGCCACATGATCAGACAAAAATTGTCTCACCATCCTATGCACAAAACTTCCTTGAGTTTCTGGATTATCAATTTGCCTTGGGTTTGAAGCTTCATGTTCTGGTAGGTTGGGGTCAAAATCGGGGTTATCGACTTTTTCTGGTCGATTGTAATTTCCGCAAACAGCATCAAAGACACGTTGGACATCTTCGTCAGCGATTGCGAGTTCAAAAATTGCCATTTTATTCTCCTTTATGATTTATTTAAGTGGGGCAGGTCGCACCTAGGGATCTTACACTTATCACATATCTCATGCCATCTATCTGGTAAATCCTCATAATTATACACTTCTACGCCTAGATCTTCGCCATAAAGACCTTGCGTAAAGAACTGGGTCGTGTGGCCAGACCACTCCTTTTTGAAGTAAGATAAATGATCCTCTATCGCCATAAAATCTTTAAGCTGCTCAGGAACTTGGTGGTTGGGCCTAGCCTTTATCATTTTTATAAAATTATTCATGCTCTCAAATCTATCTTCAATTGGCCTGTGGACAGCAAACCTATAAATGTCATTCCACTCTCTTATATAACCCTTGAGTACTGACGCGGTTTGGTGGCCTTGAACTCTATCAAACTCCTTGATATATGTGGGCATCGTACTCACAACCGCAGGTATGTCTTTTCCAATACAGACGGATGCGATAGCGTTCTTTATGGAATTACCTCCAGTTCTTGGTATATGTATGAAAACTGCTCGTTCTGGTAGATATATCATAGTACCTCGCACATATAACTTGGGAATTTCTCCAAGCTAATTCCAATCATCTTTATTTTACCAGCCTGAATAAACTCATTAACTGCCCTAATAACACCAGCCTTCCACACCTGACAGTTTGTTACATAGTCATGGCCCATTATTAAGCCGCCCTTCTTAACCTTATATAGAGCATTCTCTAGTTCTACTTTTACAGATTTGTAATCATGGCAAGCGTCAATATAAACCCAATCGAGGGAATCGTTCTCTAATCCGTAAAGAAAATTACCTCCGTATTCCCTGTGTAGTTCTACTGTGTTAGAAGCTATTTCTCTTTCAAATAACTTACCTACCAAAACCCTGTGATCATCTTCCCATAGGTGGGGAGCTTCTATGAGGCAGGCGTTCGGGTGTCTTTCTCTCCACACATCGCATAAATATAACTTTGTAGGTTTAGTGATATGAAACAACTGGATAGCATTCCACCCCTTGCAAACACCAATCTCCGCCCCTACCGCATCTTTGGGGATATCTAAGTACATCTCAAATGCTGTTTCATATTCTTTTATTTTATCCATCTTTTTCCTCCGGGCAAATAACAAACTTACCACTTTTTTTTCTTATTCTCACAGCTTCAGCTACCTCGCTTTCAATGAAAAAATTTGCATCTGATTCAATGAAATGTTTAGCTTTATAACTAGAAGAAACTTCTACGTGGTCTTTGAGTCTTTGTTCTTCCATCTCGTCTGGAAGCATCGTTAGTGAACCGTATTGAATACCATGTTTATGTAGCCACTCCTCTGTTATACTCCTGTACCTTTCAAATCTAGCTGTTACTATTCCTTTACAGGGAACCCTTGGTATTCTATGGTAAAAGGGCGTCACGTTGGCTAACCAGTCCCTGTGTTTATCCTCATCGTCTAATATATCAAAGGGTACGTTTGGGCAGAGTATTCCGTCAAAGTCAAGCAGGGCACTTTGGATATATGTACAATTAAAAAGGTTCCACTCTAAAAGGTGTGGGGGATTTAATTCCCTTCCGTAGAAATCTGGTTTAAATTTTGATGCTGGCCTGCAATATACCGAACAAAAATAAGCATCTTCAAGCAATTTCTTTTTGAAATTTTTCATTGCGGTTCCGGAGTATACGGTATCGTCAACGACGAGTAGTCTGCCGAGTGACGACCTGTGTTTGAGCATTCTAACCCCACCAAATTTACTCGCTGCCGACATCGGTAGCAAATTATTTTGTGGATCTAAAAAATACAACGGAAGGTTTAGCCATATAGAGATCATACTAGCCGGTAACATCCCAGATCTTGGTATGCCAACGATACCTTTTATGTCTAAATTCGCAACTTGTGGTAGCAATAAATTTTTACAGTCTCTTATTAGCTGTGCGTTAGTTATATATTCACCAGCTAAGAATTTTCGTTTTTCTTCTTCTCTTCTTTTGTGTTTTTTGTCGCAATCAACCTTGTACCTAGCCCTCTCTTGTTGGCTAGCGTTTTGACACCACTGCCAGTTCGGTGGGTCGTATGTCATTTCCTGTTTAAAATATTCACAATACCCAGCTTGGGGGCATTTACATTCCTCTGGTCCCATTTTTTACTCCATAAACATCTCAAAACCCGGTCCTAATATCATAACTACTTTATGGTCAGCTCTATCCGGAGAACCAGAACTCCCACTACCATTGGGTAGGTCAGCGGGGGAATCGTCGCCAGTTTCGGCTGTATCATATACGTATTTAAGTGTTAGCTCGTGCTGCCCGCCCAGTTCCATTTCTTCTCCGCCGCCAGTATTCTTGCCCGTTATAACATAAACATATGTAGATAATACTGTACTACTAGCTCCGGCTCCAGCTTCTCTTTTTTCTATATAAACATAGTGACCTATTTGTGCATCACTAACATCCTCACCGGTGTCATATGTAACTGTATAGCTAGGGCCAGAACCACTGACCGAGCCGTCATTATGGCATTGTAGCGAGCTTATGACTACAACGTGATCTCTTAAATTTCTAGCCATTAGTTTGGTATGTCCTGACCTATGATAAAGCCATCAAATTTAGTATCATTGTCACTACCTCCGGTAGCCGTGCATAAAAATCCATAGACATCTTTATGTCCCTCATGGGAAGTTCCGTCGTTTCCAGTCATCGTTGGTGCAATATTTCCAGCCCATTTTAACTCAGCGTCGGTACTTCCATCTATTCTCACTGTTGACCAACTTATTCCCCATCCAGTCCCACTGGTGGCTTGAATAAATCGAATAATAAACTTTTGCCCTACTGTTGCGTTTTGAAACTCGACGGCTGTTATGTCGTCACCCAGCAGTATATTGAAATAATTACCCTTACTTAGATCTATCTCTAGTGTAGCATTTTCTGTCGTGCTTCCGGTAGCTGGAACTGGCTGATTAACATATGCTCCTTGTACTAAGTGCAGTCTGTTTTCGCTTTCATCCCACTCTACATAAGAACCAGATCTAGCACCAAAGAATTTTACATCATGCCCCGTGTCGTCAACGCCAACTGTCATTGTGCCTATGCAGGTTAATGCCGATCCGTCGAATGTTAAGTTGGCTTCACCATTTAAGCTGTCTGAATCTGTGAAGGTGGCAATCCTATTGTCAACACCATTTGCAGCATCGACGCCGCCCCCCCCACCAACAGCAGAGCCATTGAATTTAAGGGTGCCGCCATCGTTGTATAGCTTGTTAGTGGTGGTATCCGGAGTATTGTCTGGAAGCTCTAATCCCCCATCGGGTCCGACTGCCAAGAGTTTGGTAGCAATGTTGTTCTGCCACTCTTGCAGCGAAGCGGATTGTCCACTTTCCCCCTTGTTTATAAGGGGTGTATCAGAAGCCGCAGAAGCTGTTATTGTATGTGTCCCAGCGGAACAAACTAAAGTGCCGGTGTAAGCTGGCAAGCTAACGGTAAGGTCGCTACCTGTGGACGTTCGTCCAATCAAGGTCACCTTATTAGTACCATTATCTGAGTCTTCGTAAAACTCAATAAAGCCCGCACTTGTATCGCCATTTTTTACTTTAATACCACCGGTTGAATCAACCGTAAGTCCACTCAGGGTTCCGTTAGCGGCCTGCAAGTCACCGGCCACAGTCAGATTACCGGCAGGAGATAGAGTCATCTTAGAAGCCGCTGCACCATCGTTGGCCAGATAAAAAACCATGCTCGCGGCGTTGTCGCTAGCACTGAAAGTTTTTTCTGCCTTAGTCTCTATTTTAGCTGCAACGAGTGTAGCATTAGTCCCGTCTGATTCCGATGACGCAGCAAAGCCGAGGCGACCTATAACGTCACCACTGGCTATTGCATTGTCTCGCGTTTGTAGTGTAATAGAATCCATATCTTTGTTTCCTAATAATTAGTTAGATAATAATCCAATTAGATCCGTCAGAAGCAACTGTTACGGATTCGTATCTATGGTAGAGTATATAACTTGCCGCACCGTCTATGGTTTGAGAACCATCACCAACAACGGTTATTGCGTCGTTGCCCACATTTTTTACCGTGACTATTTTCCCAGCTACTGACGCTGCCGTAGGTAGTGTGGCGGTAAATGGGGTTCCTCCGCCATTACACAAAACAATGTCTGTAGTTATACTATGGGTGGTAGTGGCGTCCGTTTCTACAGTTCTATTTCTGTGAACTTCATCGACGGCACCGTCTGTGATATGTTCGCTATCAACTGCGTCGTCTTCGATTTTAGTTCCATCTACTGCGTCGGCAGCAAGTTGAAGAGTATCAACACCTCCATCGGAAATCTGAACGTCGTCGGCATTAACAGTGATACCAGTGCCAGCACCTACAGCAAAAGTTCTGGTAGAAGCAATTGTACCACCACCAGTTAAACCATTACCAGCAGTCATCGTGACCGAAGTGTGATCAATGTGTTCATTAGGTTCATGATTAGATAATGCATCATGATCGATTTCGCTGTCTACGCTGTTGACCGTAACGGTATTGGTGGCACTAACAACAAATTCAGCACCAGTACCATCTGTAAAAGTGATATTTTCACCGTCATCAATTTGCTGACTTGTAGATCCGTCAGTGATATTAAAATTAGACATGCCTCCGCCGCCACCAAGCCCAGAAACAAGATTTGCCTTAGTGATCTTTTTAAGGTTGTGGGAATCGTTAATATCTGAAAATACCAAGAAGTCGCCGTCAGCAATTGATGTTTCTGTAGACTGATTCATAACCAGACCACTAGCAGCGGTAACTGTCAAGTCAACATCGGCACTGCCATTAAAAGAAACGTCGCTAGCAGCCATAACGCCGCCTATGATGCTAAAGTTTCTTGCACTTGCAAGCTGTGTGGCGGTATCAGCATTACCGGTTACGTCGCCCTCAAGGTTGGCGACAAGGGTACCAGTATTGATTGTTAGGTCTCCCGTACTAGCACCGGTAAATGCACCACTACCCATAATAAACTTATTTGCAGATTCATCAAACCCCATGAACACATTGGCGTCATCACCTCTTTCGATAACAATACCAGCATCATTGGAGGCTGAACCTGTTGTACCGTTTCCAAGCTCAAGCAAGAGGTCAGACACTACAGTGTTGGTGGTACTAACAGTGGTCGTAGTGCCATTAACCTGTAAATCTCCAGCTAGGGTTATCTTTCCGTTAGATGCGATAGTTATAGCGTTAGCTGTCGTTGCACTACCAATGTTTCCGCCATCGGAAACCTTAATATTGGTCGCTGAGAGGGTATCGTCACCTATGGTAAAGGCGGAATTGGATTCGTAAACTTGGTCTGTTTCGTCGGTTCCAAAAAATACAATCCCGCTTGGATTTCTATCGTATGGTTGGTATGACATTTTCTATCTCCCGTGAAAAGTGTTTTATCAATGTATTATACACTAAGTAATGAACCAATTTGAATTATCTGAGATTAGTGTAATGCTTTGGTTGACATACTTTAGGGCAAATTGTGACTCTCCATCTATAGTCTGAGATCCACTAGCAACCAAAACGCCAGAGTTTGACCCCGCCTTCATCTTTACTATAAGTTCTTTACCGCCCTGATCAACGGCTGTGGGTAAGTAAACATTAAGGGGTGAAGAGGATGTATCCATAAATACTACGTCAGAATTATCTGACATAGAAAAGTTAGACGTTACGCTGTTGTGTGTTCTATTGGAACTGCTTACAGCAGAGCCATTAAACTTAAGTGTGCCCCCATCGTTATAAAGCCTGTTTGTAATTGAAACAGGTACATGATTTACTAATTCCACGCCGCTGGCAGTTAATCCACTAGCGAGTATTTCTCCTAAGTTATTAGTAGAACCTTTAGTGATGTGGACAGACATTACACCGGAGGCGTATTTTCTTAGGTTCAAATCTGAAGAATCTTCAGCTTCGCCAACAAGACTGCTAGACCACCCAATATAAGCCTCATTATTCACGTGAAGACGATCAGTTCCAAATATAATTTTATTACGACCAGCAGCACAAAATGATAGTTGTTCATCAGACTGCTTTTCATAAAAACCCAAGCGTCTGTTGCTACTTCCAGTGAAACATAAAGTGGGTCCACTAACCGGACTACCTCCACCCTGAAGAAATATTTGACCACTAGCAGAAGTAATATCTCCACTGGTTAAGAAATCTCCGTTATTAGTTATCTGGGCACAAATTATGCCTGCACTAGTTTCCCATCTTTGGAGGTCTTCAGATTGACCGGCAGCACCCTGAACCGTAAGGACAGGATAAGCTGCGGTTTTTCCATCTATATAGACACCGGTTGCAGAACTGGCCCTTAATAATACATGTGAGTCATGATAGGTAAAAAGCCCAGCAGACGAAGACATCTCTGTATAATTGTTATTATTTACGGCAACACCAGCAGAACCATCTATACCATAAACATATCCATGATCTGGGGCGTCCGATTTGTGGTTATTATTAGATTTTAACCCAAGCTTCCAAAGTGGGGAAGAAGCGTTATTCATATGTAACGCTACCGTTTTGTCATTTAGTGTACTACGGTAAGCATGTATAAAACAACCGGAGTCATCTGGTGGGGCTAGTGTTAGAAGACCAGAAACCAACGTGTCATTTTTTACCGCAAGGCTTTCTGTCTCGGTGTGAGCACTTATATTTATAGACTCTGTTGAGATACCAGTGGCTGATAAGGAATTTACATCAATAGAATCATTTACGGTTAGGTCATCCTTTACTATAAGCTTATTGAAGATACCGCTTTCGGATAACACACCACTCAAGGATTCAATGTCGTTGTCTGGATTTTTGATAAAAGCTCTGTCTGCTGGGAGGGTACAAAATACGATAGAAGATCCCTCTAGGTTTATCTTAATCCCCGCACCGGAAGAGCTTTTTAACACAACGTCTCTAGAAAGAGAGCTTGTTGATGCTGTGTATGTACCTATACCAACTTCCCACCTGTTAAAGTTTTCTATAGTGTAATAGGTAGTGTTTCCATCTCCGATACCGTTAGCAAAAGAGTCAAAACCGGCATACGCACCGGCCAATACAACCGAACCGGTACCGGTTGATAATGTAGATTCTTTCACTCTGTCTGCTATTTTAAACATATCTATTCCTATTCTGGTATAAACTCATGCAAGAAGTAGCGGCTGTCGTGGCTTGACGGGCTGTGGTGAGGATTAGTAAAGGCCCACACTAAAAGCCTCATTCTATCTTTTGGGATTCCCATGTCTGATCGTCCAAACTGCGTTTTGACTAGTTGAATTCGATTGCCAAAACGGTAGAAGTTTGTTATATTGCCAACGCGATCTGTCCCCTCTGTATTGGTTGAAGTGATAGTTTGTCCAACTTGATTCCAAGCACTGCCATTCCAGCTGTAAACGTAAACAGATCCGTGGTCATCATTTGAACATCCAGCTCCTCTAGGTGGTAATTCTGGATTTGCCTCATGTGTAGAGTATGCAATCGTTTGGCCGTCAGCACTGATTGATATATCCCAGCCCGCACCGCAACCAGTGAATGTTTGACCCTTCTGCATATACTTGGTACCATCCCAAGTAAACACTTTAACCCAAGATTCAGAAAGAGTTCCACCGGAAATAATAAAAGTATCACCGTCGTTACTAAGTCTCATTTTATATATGCTTTTATTTGTTGATGAGACTGCTGGAGTATCAAGGTTAAATATTGGTCTTTCAACATAATTAGGAAGGACTGGACGCTGAGTGCCTTTCCAGAGTGGAGAACCTGTAGTATCTTTGTATATCCTGACATTACCAGTTATGGCCCCAGTGTCGCCCCCACCTGGTTCAACCCAACCAATAATAGAACCATCCTCGCTTATCTGGGGTGAAACAATAAGACCAAGCTCATTTTCCCCAGCAAAGGTTGCTATTGCTTCAACTTTAGGCGGTCTTCCATCTATTATATAATCATACCTAAACCTATAGATCCAAACTCTTCCACAATCTTCCTCGCCAGTTTGACCATAAGGGTCACTAACAATCATTGTGTCGCCATCACCATCTAGGGCAAACTCAGCACCCCACCGTATTGGAAGAGTTCCCTCAAGATTGTTAGATGCTATGAATGAAGGGGTTAGTCCATCGGGCCTATTTGCAATAGTGTTAAACGGTTGACCTATAAAACTAAGTAAGAAAGCGGGAATCTCAAGAGGTAATTGATGCTCATTGAGTGTTCTGGTTGCGTGCTGAACAATTATCACAACTGGGTCATCAGAATCTCTTCTCGATGTACCTCCAAGCACCCCCGGGTATGTATATGCAAAGGTTGTGCTGCCTATCCAGTGTTTAAATTGGTTTCTATGTAAACCAAATGGAGCTGACTCTGACGAAGCAAATGCCACATACTTAGCCGCATTGAATTCGTTTTCCGAACCCTGGTTTGAAAAAGCAAGACTAAGAACAGGGTCTTCAGGTGACATTGAAGTATAAACCTCGATGTGACCCTTGTTAACGGTTGGGTCGGTAGGAAGACCTGATATCATTTTAACTCCAAAAGGATCAAGCCTTGTTGCTCCACCCGTATAGTTCCAATCTTTACCGGTCTCGTATGGTTGGGCTGGATAGGAACTGCCCAGTGGTCCCAATTCAATCCATTTTCCGGAACCTGAAGGCGGATTTGGCGGTTTATCCTCAGTGCCTAAATATCGGTATAATTTAAACGTCTTTGAGAACACTGTTGTTAGGCTATCATTACTAGCTCTTATTCTAAATTCTCTGTTAAATAACCTTATTGCACACCCATTACCAATGTTTTGATCTGTAAAGGCATCGCAAGAAGATGGTGGATTTCCCATCTCAGAAATAAGCGGATGACAGGACACTTTTTCACATTCATTATCGTCATCAGGGGGAATAAAATTACCCTTTCCCATGTAAATGTAAATTTTTCCATTGTTCCCATCATGCTGGTGGTCTCCGAAGACTAAGGTGTGCCCAAAGTGTTCCCCGTCAAAAATAAATCCAGTCCTAGATATTGATGTGCCCGTTCCAAACGAACTTATATTATTATCGGTACCGGCTAGAAAGTCACCCCCCTGCTGTACCCAAGTGTTTCCAATCAACTTAAAAACAATCGTTTTGCTTGTACTTGAAGGAGACATGTCTTTATCGAGTTGCACATTAAGGGCGACGATATCTTTATCAGCAAAATCTATTTGTGGTTGCTGACCGCTATGCAGTAAATTGGCATTGCTTCTAGCAAATTTAATAGTATTGCCAACCTGTGTGTAAGAAGAACCATTCCAGTCATATGCAGTAAATGTGAAATCTCCAATTGAAATATCGGACAGATTTGCTGAAGTTACACTTGGATTGCCCTCGTATCCAAAAAACGCGACCCTAGTACCATCCGTAGACATACCGATAGCGGAACCAATATGCTGTCCTTTTTCACCGACAAAATCATGTCTAATATCCCACTGGGATGTCGAAGTGTTATATTCATAAACGCGAACAATACCCCTAGTGTTGTGAACTATCTCTGATAAAGCTATTACTGAGCCATCGTCAGACATCGCACTGTCAAACACAAATTTCTGTGTACCGTTAATTAAGGGTTCAGATGGAAGGCCTGGTATTACGAGATCCTGACCTTTCTGAATCCAAGCTGTGCCGTTCCAGCTAAAAACCCTAGCCGCAATGTTATTGTGGCTCCGGTTGCCATCATTTGATGGGCAAACTAATACAGTGTCACCGATGGACTTGATTTTACCGTCCTCTCTGATTACAGAGATTTCTACTGATCCACCAGATCCTCCTATACCTATATCATCCCAAGTGATAGCAGAACCTCTTTGAACCCAAGTTCCAGTGTGCGGTTCAACATTCTTATTTATAAGTAGGTCATAAACAAAAGTCTTACCAACAGCTTTAGTGAAAAACTCACCATTGAAAAAGGAGTCTGAATGAGCGGGACCGAGACCGTGACAAGAAAATACCATTGTCCGTCCATCCGGTGTTATGGTTATATCATTCCGACTATGGTGCTTAGTTATTGTATTTACTAACTCCATATCTTCAATATCGAGTGTGTTTAGGAGATTGTAGCGAACTTGGGGTAAAGAATCACCGAAGCCGATATCCGGACCATAAAACACTTCTCTTCTAAAGGTAACAATCTTGCCCTGTTTTCCATCAGGTAGAACGGATTGCGGATTGCGAGAAGGACCAACAACAATATATTCACCGTCTGCGGATATATCTATACAAAATCCAAAGCCCTCTGGATTGTAACTAGTGCCCCCATAATCATCGCCCACTTTAGTATCAACAAGCTTCCAGCCGGTAGTACCACCCACGGTACTGCTAGCACCGCCGCCATCATCCTTGCATATGAATTTTCTAAGAAGTACATCAAGAGTTTGTTCGACACCCCCTTTATCGTTAGGAAGATCGTATAAGTCTACAAAGTTATCGTCTTCGGAATCTCTGTATTGAAGATAGTAATCTACATCAATGTGGTTTAATGTAGCTCCGTCCGATTGTACAGCAGCGGCTGTATACTTAACCTCGTGGTTATCGGGTCGCACCTCTGGACAATTATCACACGCTTCAGCTGTATTATCGAGCAGTAAAGAGTCGCAAGGGTCATCTATAACAAAGATGTTATTGGGGTCTTTTAAAAAGCGAAGTTCTGCTGGTGTACATTCCACATCCAAACATATTTTCAATAGATCTGCCGCATCTTGATTGATACAGCATTGCTCAAAAACAAAAGGGCAGATAAAGTCTTCATTACCATTGGATTCACTGGATACTATGTGCTTACCATTGGATTGTAAGTCTGTGTCAAATTTGTCATGGGTTTTTTGGACGTGAGAGGCGAACATACTACCAGAGTTGTCTCTAAACACGCTAACTTCTGTAGATGTGTTCCAAATTTCTCTAACTTCGTCTGTACTTTTGGAGCTGTTGGTAACTATTTCTACGATATAGTCATAAACGTCAGAAACAAAGCCAGTACTATCCCTCTTGATATACTGGGGTACGGAAAGACCAGCTTCATACTCTAGTCTTAGTGAATAGCATCTATCTGAGCTTACAAATTGGGGCCACTCATTATAGTCCATACTTCCCCATCTGCCCGGTTCAACATCCATAAAAAAGATTAGTCTATCAGGAAATGCTCTCAAATATTTATCTATTTTTTCCTGCAAAGCGGCAACATGTTCTGCTTGGCGGCTGGCCATGTCAGACTCGTCCATAAACACGACACCTATCGCACCAAAACAGTCTGTTGGTGGTGGGGGATCGTCAGATGGGCAACAGGTGTTGCAAACTATAGGTCTTCCCATTTTGCCCTCCCTATGAACAACCAACCCAGATGGGTCTGTATTCGGAACCTATTTTTTGAACTACAATAAACACGCCACCTGCGGCGGTAAGGCTCGCGTCTCTATTGTGTATAGTAAGTTCCTCTCCCGTAAAGGCTCCGTCTTTATAGACCTCTATTATAGCTTCTTCAACCCCAGTCGCAGAGTTTGAGGGGGAAGACATACCGGGGGATTTTAGAAGACCCTCAACAATATTACTATTACCAGCGGTGTCAAAATTCCCGTCGCAATCAATAGAGGCGACTAGGGTGTCATCACAGTACCAAGTCTGTATATAATTATTTCCATTCCCAACATGAACAATACTATCCCTTCTAACAGAAAGGGGTGCGTCCGGATCTAATATTGCATCACCAACCGATACATTCCTCTTGCCGTGATCACCGGCAATCATTTTCTGTATAACTAGTTTATTGCTCGTGTTGTCTGTTATTCTAGATTTATGCAGAAGCCTCTCGCTATCTGATAATCCGGTAATTATTTCTATATTATTTTTACATTGCGTTCCAGCCATTCCTGCTAGAGCAAAAGTTCCTATACCTATAGATTTTTCTGAGTGTGAATCTTCGCCAGCATTTAATCCTATGAAAACAGACTCGTTAGCTTCAGAGTTTCTACCGGCGTCCTCACCTATAAATACAGCGTGCGTTATATCATCAGCGTTGTTTCCAGCTCTATGCCCTATGAAGATAACCGGCTTGTCTATATTAAGACTATTATTGGTTGTCGTTGCATTGCTTCCAGCATCGGCACCGAGTATCACTGCGTTCTTCCACCCAGACGCAAACTGTGCAACATCGCAGCCTATCATAACCGACCTTGAAATTCCGCCAGTATTTACATTTAATTCAGCTTCTGGATTTGCTATGAGGATATTACAGTTTTCCGCAATAGAGCTTGTGCCGCTGCTAACGTAATCTGCAAGTCCCTGTAGTGACATTTTACCGACGTTGGAAGAATTGGTGCCGTCTAGCTGTACCGCAACAAATGTGTTATCCGTTCTAATATTGCTAGAAACATTACCAGCAAGTTCTAGTTCTGAGTAATCTAGCACATATGCATTTTTGTTTATGTCGGTGATAAAATTCTTGCTAACCCCAGATGTACCGAAAGATGGAACTAGTTCAAATTCTGCCAACCCAGACAAGGAAGTGCCATCTTGAAATCTAACAGCACCCCTAAGTTTGAGATCCCCGTTAAGCTCTGCAAACGGAGCACAATCAGTTGGGGTGGCATAATTAGGTATATTTGTTAGTACACAGCCATTAGGGTCTAATACAAATAATTTATTAGTTAGGGAGTCCGCGTTTGAAAAATCAAAAGATAAGTTACTTCTAGAATAAAAACTACCTTCTCTTGTAGAGTCAATTATATCAATAACAGAATCGTCAGAGCCTGCCGACACAACGTTTTTAACTGAGAAGTTAACATCGCCATTGAATATGGATAGGCGAGCATTGGATAATGAAAACTGCCTATCGTTTATTAAACTTCCGGATATTATTGGGGTTGAGCCAATACCTATTGCTAAAGTGCCATCTTGGGGTAAATTGTTTTGAAATAAGCTTCTACCTAAAAGAATACAGTCATCCATCCCTCCAAAATTACCGTTGCCACCGGTAGCAATTCTAGACCCAATTATAGTATTTCTTTCAGCAGATGTCCAGCCAGTAAGACTTTTACAGCCAACAACCGTATTGTCGTTTGAGTTTGATGGTGTTAGCCCACTACCTGTACTACAACCAACTAAGGTGTTACACTCAACGGTTCCATCATCGGAAAGATTAAATCCAGCCCCCCAACCGTAATAAGTGTTTGCATGTTTATCGCTATCGTAAGCTCTTTCTTTGGGGGTCGTCCAGCCGCCATAGGTATTACAGTTATCACCAAAGATTAATCCGTCTTTTGAATCCAATTGTGATATATCTTGTTTCTTTATAAGGTTTGTTTCTTTACCTTCGTCGTCTACAAAAAACAATGCTTGTGTATGACCGGGAACCTCTGTCCAAGGCTTTACATATATTTTACCGTAGTCATCATTGATCATTGGCTTACAGGCTTGTTCATGCATGGATATAGTGCCGCTATCACACATATCGTCACACCAGTACGCCACCGTTAATGGTGAGTTTGGAGACCATAATCTTTCTTTGTGTCTTCTGGTGACCCCAATACCTACATATCCGCGTTCAGACATAGATATATGGGAAAACTCCATTCCACAACACCCACTAGATCTGATTAAAGAAAAATCAGCTACAACATTGTCGGAACCATTGGCTTCGACACACAGATCAGTATAGTCGTAATATCCATCTCTCGCTATAAAAGCGTCGTCGTTTTGGGGGTCATAAGAAATATGCAAGCCTGAAGCTCTAGTATTTCCCATACCCATAAGCTCTATACTACTCCTATAGTCTTTAGAGGGGCCGCTTGAAAATCTTATGTTTGAATCTCCAGTAGACTGAACGTTAAAGATGGTCTCTGGTAGGTGTGGGTCAGAACCTGAATTGGTGCGTTTCTTGTTTGTTATACCAACTAGTCCGGACTGACTAACGGTACCACCATTTCTCAGTACTGTTACAGCCTCAAAAATTTCAGATTGGCCGTTTTCTAAATGTATTGATAATCTATCTTTCATTTTTTGTTCCTAGACTACTCTACTGAAGTGTATGTATACAAGAATTGACCGGTTGTACTGTTTGCGTTGCCCGCACTGTCTGTTACGGAACTAGACGGGATCGAAATTGATACCACTCCCGGTCCAGAAGCCGTGACGTTACAAGTCCATTGGGTTGAGGAAACTTGAGTGAAATCGCTGATTGTTCCATTTCCACAAATAACATCTCCTGCCGTAAACCCAGTCACCGGCTCGTCCCAGTCAAACGTGCAAACTATTGGGTTTGAACTACTACTACCCCCGTTTGTAACTCCTCCACCCGTAGTTCCACAGGTTGGGTTACTGGTATCATAGGTCCAGTCAAACACGTTGGATGCTAAGTTGTCGTTACCATCTGCATCTCGGAACCTTCCAGCGGGAACACTCGCGACTGTTGAGACTCCTTCTGTGGTTGCGGTGACAGTCATTTTATATACGGTATCGCTTTCTAACAACATCGTGCCCTTTGTTCCATTCACAACCAATACATCGTCGGCATCAAATACGGTGCCGTCACCTACTGGCTCCGATAGCGTGAAGGTTAATTCAACATCTCTAACATTTATCGTAGCTCCGTCTGACAAATCGTAATCGCCACCGGGCTCGTCGTCGCCTGGTGTTCGATAATAGCTTCCAGTTATCATGAGAGATGGGGGGTTACCTTCCTCATAATACATGGTGAATGTGGCGGCTTGGTTTCCATTGCCGTCAGCATTTTCAAATCTATCTTGAGGTATAAAGATTGTAACTTCGCCATCCTCATCTTGGTTGGCTACTGTGAGTTCACCCGTATAAACAAGTGGTCCTCCGGTTAGAGCAGATATTGTACCGTTTGTGATGTTTAAGTCACTTGTTTCAAAAGCGGTTCCGTTTGCAGCCTCTTCACTTAGGGTAAATGTAAAGGTGTGAGTAGTAGCAGCCGTGGTGCCACCATTAGCAATACCGGGTACGGTGTTAGCTATCACTACCGTAGGACTAGCTCCGCCTCCGCCGCCTCCGCCGCCGCCTCCGCCGCCGCCTCCGTCACCGCCTCCGCCTCCTCCGCCGCCTCCGCCGCCGCCACCGGGTGCAAAGTCACAAGACGAGGCAATACCTCCAGTGAGACATCCGTTATTTAAGTTTGTGTCAATTTCATCATGATAAACTATGGAGAAGCCCCTCATTGTGGAAGCTGATTTTATTCTACTTGCAAACCTGTGAGCAACGGTTACGCCGGAATCAACAGTGGCATATTGACTAACAAAATCATAACCAACGGGATTGCCATCTGATCCCAAGTGTGTTCCTGATCTGGATATAAAGTTAACGTCTGTTAGCGTGGGGTATTTATTTTCAACGTGAGGCTCTTGAGCTACAACGACTCTTTGACCAGAAGCGGCATAAGGTTCTATAAATACACCCATGCAGCCGCTTTGTATCACGTTTGCTAGCTTGGTTCTACCTAAGACTCTTTCTGATATAATAGATAGACCGCTAGGGGCTTCTATGGATATATTTGACTCCCACCTACTCTTGGCTTTGGCTGTAGATGAGTTTTTACCTAAGCATGATAAGCTATTGTCCGGATAGCGATAAACCCAGTGGTAATCTCTTCTGTAATCCGCACCACTAGAATGAATCTCTAATCCAGCACCGTCTAAAGAGGAATCATTTAAAAAGCCACATACTGACGAGTTGTGAAAACCTTCATCCTCGGGATCACAAAAACCACTAGTGGCTAGATGAAGAGTTTTGCACTCGTAAAGGCAATGACTAACTTCGTGATAATTGTAGCTTTCATCAAATATGGTTAATTGTCCGCTAATAATCACATCATTTAAATATGCGTCCCACATTAAATTGGGATGGCCTAACGCATATCTTCTATGTATACTTGGTACAACATCTCCGTAGGAAGTAATTCTTGCGTCATCAACGTTATGTATTGCTCCAGAAGGAGAACCTCCTACCCCTAGATAGTCTCCAGAGAACACTATGTCTTGACCATTTATAGCTGACCATCTTCTCTCTGTGGTTCCTAGAGAGAAAAGGTTTGTAAGGGTCGGGCTAACATTGCCGGAAACTTGTAAAACGCCAAAATCGTGGAGGACATTTGTTCCAATCGCTAGTCTTAGATTGGTTGGTGTCATATCTCCAAACATTAGAGGAGCGGGACCAGTAGTAACTGGGATTTCATCTCCATCACACATTGATGTAACATCAACATCGTGAGAACCTAAGTAAAACTTATAGTTGTCACCATTTGTAATGTAATAGCCAGCACCATGACCTATAGCTATATTAAAGTGGCCCTTTTTATTATTGTTTAATGTATAACTACCAAAACCTACGTTTCCGGAGCCTATAGTATTTCCCGCTAAAGATTGAAAGCCAGCCGCCGTATTACCAGCACCGGTTAGATTGCAGGAAAGAGAGTGTGAGCCTAGGGCGGTATTCCCAGAGCCAGTATAATTACCAAATAAAGCAGAGTAACCAAAAGCAGAGTTGTCTACAGTAGTCCTGTTTGGCTGATCATATTTATCAATAGAAAGAAGTCCAGCTTTTGTGGATCTAGTTTCTATAGAGGCAAAATTCTGAGAAGTTATAACTCTATCTTCTAAGAAGTTACCAACAGAATCTACTAAATCTACAAGAGAGGTTCTTAAATCTTCTGGTGAGATCAATTGCCTAGAGTTGTCAGGCAAAAGACCTTGCATCTTTTGTATATACTCTGATTTGGTGAGAATCATTGTTTAACCCTATTTAAAGCTGATTTGCAAAGAAGACTGGTCAAACTTGACGGTATCTCCCTGATAAATTATTCTTGGATTATTAAGTTGGGCATACATTAGTAAGTTTCCAGAGCCAACGGTCCCTGAATCACAGATAGCAATACCTGATACCCACCCCCAATCCTGTAGGGCGTTATCAAACATGATGAGATTTGCATTTTTAATAACACCACTGCCAGCTGCATAGTCATTTGCTGAATGAGACCAGAAATAATTTCCGCTCTGCGTTCCGGGTACTGAATCGTCTGATTTTGGGTCACCTAAGAAATATCTACCATATCCAGTATTATTACCATCTTTTTTAACTGGTAACTCAGGAATTGTAGCCCCGGTGTCTGATTCTCTAGGAACACCGCTACATAATGCTATGGATATACCACTAGGTTTATTAAACGTTTGACCCCTAAAAATGTGGTGGAGTAAGCCGGACTCCAAATAATCTGATAAGGCTGTCATAAGGAATTCCCCTTTAGTTAAATCCTACTGTAAAACGCGAATTACAATGTATTATACACAAAAAAAGAGCCACCCCCAACAATATGAGAGTGACTCTTTTCTTGATAAGAAAGCAACGGGAATTAGAATGATCCCAAGATAACTCTACGGTTATCCAGTACGCCGAATCCAAGTTCAGCGAAACCATAGTAACCAGCACGTTGCTGTCTATGGAGGGTAGGATCTTCAAATACTTCCAACTGCTGCTTCATTGGCATAACAAAGCTATCATTGGATGACTGGTCAAGTCCAACTACCAACTCTACGTCGTTAGCTTCAACAGCACCACTCAAACCGCTCGTAAAGAACGTTTGGTACTCTTGACCTTCTCCAAGTTCGTCGAGATCGTGAAGGTTCACACCAAAAATGCGTGTGATTGGGGCACCACCTTCAGCGGCAGTGTAGATCTCACGACGAGTCACTTCGTCAACCTGATCAAGACCCCAGTTACGTACATCTTCCAGAGCTTCTGGAGAAACGTAGAGGTCGGTCAGACGACCGCGATTTGCAGAACCCGTATTACCACCAGCGTTACGACGCATGGTAGTCTGCATCAGAGAAACGAGTCTCTTGCTGAATAAACCAGCAGTGGCGTCACCATCGTAAACCAAAATGTTACGGTCAACGCCTGCGGCCAGAATGGTGTGCCAGCCATCATCGTTCATTTTCTTGACGAATCCAGCTTCCATCACCTGCATTGCACGAGCAGCAACATCCCAACGAGCTTCACGAGCAAAACGCAGAAGATAATCAACTGAGCTTGTGATGCTATAGGTTGGAATCATGACGTAGTCGCTTTCCACTGCTCGTTCAGGAATACGACCGTGTCCTGGGTTGGTATAGGCAACATGTTCGCCCTCAAGCCCAGGAGAGATTAAGTCGAGAGGATACTCCGTGGAAGCACCGGGTTCGACATTAATAGTTTCAAAAATATCACCAAGGATATTTCCAACCAGAACGCCTTTTCGCAAAGGTAACTCAAGTGCCTTAGCAAATTCGCGTTGAGCAGCATAAGCCACATTCTGGTCGTTATTACCAGTCTGCTTTAAAAGTGAAATAAATTCTTCACTTGGTCTTTCTGTATATGACATTGTTAAATTCTCCTTTAAATTATAGAGGCTTAAGCACCCCAAGCCTGTGGAAGGTTAACATAAACTTTTGCGTAACCATCAGAGTCTGTGCGGGACATGAATCGTCCGATAGCAAGTTCTCCAGATGCTACATCCAAACCAGCTGCTGGGCTGATCTTACCATTCGCACCCGCATAAGCCGTATCGCCAGCTTTAGGGTCATCAGTGACTTGGTCTGTAACAACCCAACCACGAGTCAAGATTGTTACCTTGCCACCCTTTTGAACTTCATCCTTATATTGGTTAAGGTGGGTTCGGGTAAGGTCTTTATTAACAACGTCGTTAAGAATGATACCAACGGGAACACTAGGAGTAGTCCCGCCTACAGCTGAGATTGGTGAAACAGTGTTTTCACCTTGATCCAAAGCTGCACCAGATGCTCCAGCAAGAGCTGCTGCATCCAAACAGACTACCTGTCCTCTAACGCCAGTTGATGACGAAAAGTGACTGATATCTGTTGATTCTTCATATCTATCTGCTTTAAGAGCCATTGTAAATCTCCTTTTAGTATAAAAGTTATTTGGTATTGAGGACGTTAGTTTCAAACCAGTCAGCAATACTGGCTCTCGTCTGTTCGATTTCGTCCACTTCTTCGGACTCCACCAAAGTAGCTTCTGACGATTCGAGATCTTCAAAAACTTCTTCTGTCACTTCTTCCGCTTCAGCTTCTTCTTCAGCTTTAGCTTCTTTTTCCTTTTTCTTCTTCTCGATAGCTTCCTTCATTTCTGGAGGCATACCGGCTTCAGCGTCTTCGTCTTTTGCGTCCTTCTTTGCTTTCTTTTTCATGAGAGCAACGACGGCTTCAAAAGCTTCGTCTTCCAAAGACTCAAAAGTAGCAAGAGATTCTTCGATCTCTTCTGCTTCAAAGCCAGCTTCTTCCAAGGAAGCTTTGCGTTTCATCATAGCTTCTTTTTTCTTCATTAAAGCCACTTCCTTCATGGCCTCAGCCAATTCGGTTGTGGAAGTGTTAAGCTGATCTTCGAGTTCGGCAACACGAGCTTGAGTAGACTTGATAGTCTCGTTAAGCTCATCAATAGTTGCTTGACTTTCTTCAGCTTGTGTTTGAAAAGCCTCAACCGTCGAAGCAAGCTCTTTATCTTTTGCTTCTTCAATCTTTGCTTTAATAGCTTCGTTTTCAGCCTTTGCAGCTTCAAGTTGCGTTTTAAGTTCAGCAACCTGATTTGTCAAAACATCGGACATGTTAAAATCTCCTATAGAAAGGTTAGAATTCATCTCTTGTACATTAAATTGTGCGGTACTCTTACTATTCAATATAACGCTTCTTGGGTTGGCCGGTTTTGCAACCAGTCCTTTGCCAGAAAAGGCTATATTAGATAATGCCCGCCCGATTTTATATCCTTCATACTCACCTGTGCCTCCATAAACTCTTAGGTGTTTTGTCAAAAAAGCAGATTCTTCACTTCTGGCTAATAATTTTGAATCACCGTCTGGCCCCTGTAAGGCATAATCGAATCCAGAAAAAAGACATTCCATAGAAACAAACCATTTGCCTTCCTGAATTTCGGAAATGATTTTCTGCATCCTGTCTTTGTTTTCTTCGTTTGTCCAGCTGTTGTATAGGACCGCCTGTGTTATGATATCAAAATCTTCAGGCATTTCTTCGTTATCTGCAACAGCTTTTCCATCCTTAGTTAAAACATAACTTCCAGTAATATGTCCAATGATATCATTTTCATCGTGCATAAAATTAAACTGCTTATCTTCAGGAGTATTTCTAGCCTCCCAAGTAGCTCTGGTGAGAAAAACGTCATCGTTCTTATTCCAGCCACATGAAACTAATACAGACTCAATGTAATGAAGATCTATCTGATCTTTATTCTCTGCTATTACCTTATCTATGATTTTAGAATTAGGTTTAGGGAGAGAGTCTGGAGCATACGTGTTAACTGTAGCTTCAGAACAATACGCAACGCTGGCGGTACTTTTTACAAGCTCACCAATACCGTCTTCTATTTCTTTTTTATAAATTTTTATAGTCATATTTGAACCTCACAGAATTATACACAAAAATTATTATTTTTTGCAAAAAACCCTGAATTAGTGATAGAAAAACTCTACAAAAGCACCGACAACCGCCTTTTTGTAACTATCCATAGTCATAGAGTCAAGAGTAATACTTTTGTTTTTTAAGTGAGATTTAAATTGTTTATTGTAAGATTTTTGGCTAAGTGCCTTAAAGATAGAGTCGTTATCTACCGACGAGAGAGGCTCTAGTTTTGTGAGCACATCTATCTTAAGATCTTCTAATTCAGAGGCTTCAGCTTTCGTTAGCTGTCTCATGTTCGACTTTTCTTTTGTGCCCAAGTAGGCCTTTGAAAGCACGGATAGTGAATCGAATGTTGAGGAAGCCCAAACAATCATATCTGCTAAACCGGGTGTTGACTTTGGAGTCTCAACCCTTTTCTTTCTAGGTTCCTCGTCTTTTTTAAAGGGAGGTCTGCCGTTTTCTTGAATTTTAGGTACCACTCCCTCTTTTTGCGGTTTTCTGTTTTCTTTGTCCTCATCTACTTTAGCCTGTTTGTCCATCTTTTCGAGATCCTTCTTATGGTTAGCATTATGGAATGGGCTTGCTTTGTCGGGAAGCTTTTCCTTATTCCTATCCTTAGATTCTCTTTGCAAACGCATCTTTTCAACAGATGGTATTTCTTTAAATCTTTCTAGGATGGTCTCATGGCTAATGATATCCCTGTCAGCCAACTGAATAAGCAGGTTCTTCTCGGCTGCTTCGTCTGACAAGCTCATCTGATCAAAAACAACATGTGCTGGTTTTCTAAAGCCCATAGCTTTTCTGATAAATTCTACTTCCTTTTGCCAGAACTTTGTTAGCTGATCTCTTCCGTATTGAAGTCTCTCAACCATAGTTTTAAGGGATATAAAATTATTTGTAAACCCTCCGCCGTTTCCAGCCATACCCGTAAGGGTTGGGGGAACGCCCAAACCGGCATAGATACTGTTTAATACAGATTGATACTTTTCAGAGCCTAGGAACTTATAAACCTGACTATTAGATTCTGTGTATGTAAGCTCTGGACCCCAAACCAACTCCATAGTTCCGCCACCAACATTACTAGCTAATATGTTTCTAAGTTTATTGATTGCGTTTTTATTTGGTAATATTTTATGGTCTAAGCTACCTAAAGTCCAAAGTCTGATATTAGATATTGCACCATCTAATGCGGATAAGTCCGCTAAACGCATTTTCTCTAACATTATAATGTCATCAAGAATTGCGTATACTAGCGGGTGTGCCCATTGTTGCCAGTCGTCTTTCTTGTAGTAAAATACGGATAAGCGTTCTGGATCTAGGGTTATTTTTCTGTCGCCTCGTTTGATGGCGTCTTTTACGTTTGTTGGTAGTGTTTCTAGAACCTTTGCGGGGATCGCACCATCTTTAAAATTGTCGAAGAAGCTGTTGGCGGTTAATTGAAAATTTTTCCTACCTAAGAATAAGTTAACTTCGCCGTTTTTCATATCGACGGTTAGTGGGTTAAAGAAGTTGTATCTCCAAGGCACAACTGATTTTTCTATGTTTGGAAGCTCTAGAGTTATATCACTACCCAGAGATTTAATATATTTGTTAATCTCGGGCGTGATGTTGGCATAGCTCTTGTAGAGAAAAACCTGCCCAGTTCTATAAAGATTGTTAAGGAATCTCTCTGATCGCTCTTTACCATCTATTTTTCTAAACCACTGCTGAAAGAATTTTTCTACGCTTTTGTTTTCGTGTACTATATTAATACCTTGGCTACCAAAGTCGCCCATGAGATCAATAATGTTTCTTACAATACCAACCTTATCGTAGGCGTCCATGCACATTTTAATAATGCGTTTTTGACGCTTGGGAACCTGCTCTTCAGTTCTAAAGGCATAGTAGTCTTGAGAAGTAAAACCGGGTCGGACAGACCTGTTTGGTTCTATATCTAAAAAGTCTCTATGGTAAGCACGCGATATGCCGTCGTACGACTCTATTGAGTCAGAGAATTGCTCAAAAGCTTTAGCTTTATCGCTACTATCGTTTTCGTTCCATGTTATAAAAGAATCGTCTGACATTTAGTGTTCCTATCAACAGTTGGATTGTAATTGGATTGTTAATAGATTATACACAAAAAAGATTAATAAATGCCATTCATACCATCTGTGAACCAGTTTGGGCCAGAGTAGTCTTCTCCGGTTTTGTCTTTAGATTTTTCTAGCGTTGCGAAACCACCGTAGAAATTGTAGATTGTTGCCTCCGGCATTCTTGATAAGGTTCTAGCGGCCATATTAGCCATAAGTAAAGAAGAGTAACGGTCTTTTCTTAGCTTACCCTTTTTACCGGTTCCTATAACTGTTTCTGGTGTGTCCCACTTATCTCTACCTGTGGCCGTCTGAGTGATTTGAATCATAGTCAATTCGTCTTTAAGATCCTCAATTTCCATAACACACTGCTCTAACGTATCATAGTTTCTACCTTTTAGTCCATCCTCGACATTTGCTATTCCTAAGCTTACGGAGTCAAACATTGGGAATAAAAGAACCTTGTCCTCAAAATCTTTTCTCATTCCATGATTTGCTTCAGCTAACCAGTCATACTTGGAAAATTGACACATCTCAAGTATGTGTAGCCCTCTGTGGTCATCTGTATCTTTTGGCTTATCATCATCTATAACTGGCCAGATGGGTAACTCTCCATCTTGGATCTTGTCTTGATCGTGTAGGGATTCCATGACAGCAATTCCTCCACCACCAGCATCCATAGCGATGTGTATACATGGGAATATCTTCATTAGATCTCTGATTTTTCTAGCACAGTAGGCGTAGAAATCGCTCTCTGAGGAAAAACCGCTCTTCACCTTTTCTTTGTGTTCCGACCTGTTTGTAGTCCAGCAGTGAACAATTCTTCTGTGGTCGCCATTAACCTCTAAAACTACTATGCTAAAATTATCAACTTCTGATGCGGGGTCAACACCAAATATATACTTTTTATTTATGTCCCCCCTTAGCTGTGCCTGAAAACATATTTGTTCACCTTTTGAGTCTTTTACGGAGTCTGTATCATTCGTAACACAACTTTCTATTAGAGTACGCTTAAAGAAGCCCTGAGAATCACGTGTAAAGCACGCTCCGAACTCCATTTGATATATTCCAGCATGAACCGTCGCCTTTGATCTAGCAACCTGTGAGGCATCCATGAAGCCTTCTGGTAAAAGCTCGTAAGGAACTCTGATTATGGAGTAGTCCCTCCAGTCAAAATCTTTAGGTGGGTCTTCTCCAAATATTTCTCTCAACCTGTTTAATCTTCCCTGACTTTTAATTATTGATTTCCACTTCTTCCAGTATACTGCAAAATGGTTAAAATCATAATAGGCTGTACCGCTTAATATAATTTGGTTGTCTTTCTTTTCTAGTACAGAGTCACTCTCTTCCTCTAGCTCAACCCCCAACTCTTGGGCTTTTTTTCTTGCTGCTATCTTCTTTACGTTCTCTATGGGATCAGAACTAACAGCAGCAAAGCCAGCAACAACAGTTTCAAAGATATCTCTGGGGATCGAAGCAAACTCGTCACTAATAATATCATTGGCTCTTTGACCTCTAATTTTTTGTCCATCACCTAAAGGTAAACATGTTACTCTAGAGTTATTTATCCTCATAACACAACGATCAACATCTCTTCTGGGACCACTGTTAGAGTCACACATACTTCTCAGAATTGGAGAATTGTTCCAAATTGTTTCCATATATTCAAAAAGCACCTTCGACTGTCGGAATGCAGCACCAACTACAACGACTTTTCTTTCGGGCAAAAGCAAGGCTCTGATCATGGCGTACAGTGATAATATAAATGATTTACCAAAACCACGACTAGCGATGAGCATGGGGAATCTTCTGTTCCACATCTCGCATAAGAAAAGTGCTTGAGATGGTAGAATGTTTATATTAAAAACATGTTTACATAAAAAGGAAAAATACTCTGGCCTAGTCATGAGCCAAAGCATCTTAAGGTGAAAGTCGTCGTCGTTAAAATTAACAAGCTTGAACGGATTAAAAAGATTTTTTTCTTTTATATCTAGGTTCAACCAAGCTTCATCGATATTTTTCAAATCAGTCATACTATTTTAAACTATTGATTGTTTGACATTTTCTTGTTTTTAATACACAGTCTGCAAATCCGTAGAAGACTGCTTCATTAGGATCTAAGTACCAGTCGCCATCTTTCAACTTTCTTTTTAGATAATTTTTAACTTTATCTTCCGTTATATCTGTATACTGATCCTTGAAGTATTTCCCTTCAGAGCAAACTTCTGAATATATATCTAACATCTTTTCGGTTTGTCTTTTCTCAAAAGCTGCACCCTTCTGAACATCCAAGTAATTCCCAGAATACCCGCTAGAACCAAAGTGACACATAAAATACGAGTTTGGTGTCATAACTCTCTTATCGGCAGCTTGCAGTATGATACTACTCATTGACTCGGCTTGGCCGTAAGCGATTATCGTGACGTATGAATCACATAATAATATGGAATCATAGATAGTCATTCCATCATTCCAGTTTCCACCTACGCTGTGCATGTGAATTATTATGGGGTCTTTGGATAGATTATCTAACATTCTTATGTTTTTGTAGAATGAAGCAGCCATTTTATGGTCTACTCCAGGATCTTCATCGTTATTAGCTATATAGCTGTGAAGAAACAGTTCTCTATTTTTTATATCTATGCCGTAAGAATTTATATCTGAAATCATATCTACGTTTACTGTCACTTTTTTCTCCCGATAGAGTAGTATTCGTTTACACGTTTTAATATACTGCTAACTACAAGTTTTGCGTTTTTCTTACTTCCGCAAAATATAACGTGTATATCGTCGTACATTTGAAATTCTATCAGCATTTTTAGTATGTATTTATTAGTTATCTTAAGAGAGTTCCAGTTTTCTTCCGGTATGTCTGACCTTTCTGGAAAGTCCATTACATCCTCTAGAGAAAATTCTAAAACTAAAAATTTGAAAGGAAACTCTTTCATCCTTTCTATCTCACGCATAAACCGGTGTTTGTCCTTACCTAGATTAATTGCGAGTTCTGATATTCTACCTTTTCTTTCTATACAGACTTTATCTTCTAGGCCTTCTAGAGAATAATCTCCTGTATCTAATTTTCTAACAACCATACCAGCACAAGCGTGGTACCTACTATTAAATTTTTCAAACGTATACCCATCTTGTTCTCTACTGTCTTTGATGACTGTATATGCTGGTGCTTTAGACATTTTTCTCTCTCACTATTTGATGAAATAAGGACTCATAAAAAGTTTCGTTGTTAGTAACCTCTTTATGGCAACCGTAACAAAGGGTAATCCCATTGTCTACTTCAAATCTAAGTGTAGAGGCAGAAGACCATTTTTGGATGTGGTGTACTTGTAAGCTCTTTTTCCTTTTACAGTTTGGCATCTGGCATTTATATTTATCTCTAGCCAGAACTCTCTTTCTCCACTCTGCGTAGACTGGGTCGTTATAGTTTCTAGGCATCTTTAGGTCTCACTTTTGTTATGCGTATATCATGTAACACGTCTTTTAATAAAAGAGCGGTAGTCGCTGTTTCCTTTTGTTTTAATATTATATCTGAAAATCTGCACATAGTGAAGTAACAGGCGTCATCTGGATTTCCTGCCTCCGTAAAAACAGTGGGGCAAAGGGAATTAAATTCTCCAAGTCTAAATTCTTTCAGTCTAGCAATTACTAATGTTAGATCTAATGTCACGTTATAAATTATCATTAATTCTCTACATCGTGCTTAACCATCATTTTAACAAGATCTTCAAAAGAATGATTTGGCTTCCAGCCTAATTTTTCCATAGCCTTGTCGTTGCATCCCCTGAGATAGTCTACCTCTGCTGGTCTGTAAAACTCTGGGTCTTGTACTACATATTCAGACCAGTCATCAATACCCACATGTAAAAACGCTACGTCTAGGAACTCGCGAATCGTATGAGTTTTACCAGTGCAGATGACATAATCATCTGGACTTTCCTGCTGGAGCATCATCCACATGGCTTCCACGTAATCTCCCGCATACCCCCAATCTCGAAATGCTTCCAAGTTGCCTAGACGCAGCTTTGGAAATTCTGGATCGCGTCCACTTTTAATAAAGTCTCCGATCCATTTTGTAATCTTTCTAGTTACAAAAGTCTCACCCCTTCTCGGACCTTCGTGATTAAATAAAATTCCGGCACTCGCATGTATTCCGTGACCTTCTCTTACTAGTCTTGTCATGTAGTGAGCGGCACATTTTGCAATCGCATATGGCGACTGAGGTAAAAATTTTGTTTCTTCATCTTGATATTTGCTTCCCGATGATAATTCGTCGTAGTTTTTACCATACATCTCACTGCTACTAGCTTGGTAAAATCTAGTCTGTAACATATCGAGATCAATCATGCTTTGTAGAATATTGAGACAACCCTTTCCCGTTATATCCCAAGTCAGTGCTGGTTGCTTAAATGACACGGCGACGTGAGACTGAGCTGCTAGGTTGTAGATTTCATCTACATGAACGTATTCTTTAAGTATTCTTGAAACGCTAAATGCGTCCGTTATGTCTCCTTGAACCAAAATAAAGTTTTCATTATTGAGGATATGTCTAATTCTATCTGTGTTGTCTGTACTGGAACGCCTAGACACTCCTACGACCTTGTAGTTTTTTTCTAGTAGTAAATCTGCAAGGTGGCTTCCGTCCTGTCCGGTAACGCCAAAAATAATAGCTGTTTTCATTTTAGTCCTGTTCCTTTTAGTCTTTAACTGTTTCGGGTGTTAGAAATGGTTGATCTACCATCTCATCCGTATATTTGTGGTATTGTGCTAGTCTTTCTTTTTCCTTGTTCATTGCTAATCTCATTTTTTCCATCTCAAGACCATAAGCATTTGTTACTTCCGGATTAGCTACAAGATACGACATCCAACTAGTAAAGTTCTGTTTACTATCTTCTAATCTTTTAACTCGTTGCTCACGGGTCGCCTTCATTTCCTTTAACATCGAGTTCTTCTTTGTTTGTAAATCTCTGTAGTCACGATTCAAAGACTCCTGTGAGGCCTTCAGAGAGGCCACCTGACGCTCCATATTAAACAAGGCGTCTTTGTCTACCTGATCTGGATCACGCTGTCTCTCGCTTAATATGAGGGCTTCTAGGGCTGATATCTGCTCGATGTTCTCTTTGTTGTGCTTGAGTGCCCTATTCATTAGCAATTCTAGCTTAATTAGGTCAACAACTTGTAGTTCTTCGGTGGGAATCACATCATCTTTAAACTGTGAGATGATTCTTGCCCAGTGGTATTGGAATAATTCAAGCTCGTCGTCGGTAAATTGCTGTTTTAGCTCTGTCCAATACGGTCTAAAGGTTAAATCGTACTTGGCTTTTTCTACATCGCCCTGATCTTCCATCCAAATTGGACGCTCAAACTCGCCCTTGGCAACATTTCTCTTGATTAAATCCAAAACACTGTCAGGATCTCGGTTTAGTTCGGTTGCTATTCGGTTTGCACCGGTATCAATATTCTCTTTTATGAATTTTATCTCGTCTTTAGAGAATCTACCCTTCTTCATGGTAACCGTGTTCCTGTAAAATATCTATAATTATATTTGTGATCTCTTCTCTTCGTTGTTTCGTAATATAAACATCATTAATCATCTTGAGATAATCCATTCTCATGTTGGCTGGTAGGTATTTATTAATAGCATCAACCATTTCTTCCTTTTGTATATGATCGTATGATATAGAAAGTTTATTTTCTTCGTCTACTATGTAGTCCTCGTATTCCAACTGAGCCGGTTGGTAAACTTTTTGTCTCTCTGTGTTCTCAGAACCTAAAAAGTGATTGTCTCTCACGAAATTTTTAAGTCGATTAGATAGATTTACACTCAGGAAGTTTTCCAAAGGGCGAATTCCATCATATCTGTTTAGGGCTTCCATACAAATAATGAAAGATTCCTGTTTTATGTCATCAACTGTATATCCATAAAAGGTATATCTAGGTGATATTCTATTACAGACAATATTTATTTGATCTATAACCTGTTGTTCAGTCATTCCTTTGGGTAATTTCATGTTAGTCCTCCCATTTTAGAGTTTTCCACTCTGTTCCATCGTATACTTCAAGCTTGCTTTTGATTTCGTTGAAGATAACTGTTCCTTTTTTGACTCTAGAGGGCCGAGTTTTTAATGGTTTAATAGAAATAGGGCCAGTTGATATGTTAGCACTACTTCTAGATATAAATTTAACCAAGTCTTGAGGGCTAAATTTAATTAAGTGACCATCTAGGGAGCATAATATACCCTCATCGGTGAGTTTTACATACCCACCATTGTAGAAAAGTGTGTTTTGTATGAGATGAGAGTCTAAAGGGTCTGTTTGGAAGACTGATATAAGCAGGTTTGAGTCTTCTTCAAAGAAGCCTTGGTTTATTTCGTTGTCATTTTGGGGTGGAACTCTTCCAGAATCTTGATTTTGGTAGAAAATAGCGGACTCTCTAAGTAAAATTACTTGATCGTCCTCTTTGGTTAGTCTACCTAACCCCACTTCCCCGTGAGTACCACTATCTGTTTCGATTTCTTTGCCAAAACAAAAGGCTGAATACATAAATTCAGTGTCTAAACCCACAATATCCTGTAGGCAGTGGTCTTTTATACACTCTGTGTCTTCAGAATAATAGGGGTGCTTTAGGTCATCAAAGCAGCAAGCGTCTATTATAACTTTTTCTTGCTTAATCTTCGCAGGGCTGATCCCCAGCGGCAGTGTTTTCAGAGTCGTCATTTAAAATATCCTGTAAGTTCTTGTCTTCCTTCTTCAAATCTTCGGCCACAGACTTCTGTAGCGATGCTGTCGCCTTGCAGCAAGTCACAGATTCACATTTCGTTGGATTTTTTTTGTCACCATTAATTTTTTCAGTCATTTTTTGTTCCATATCTTAGTGCTTGTTACTGTCTCTCCATCCTATTATACACAGAAGAGGGCAAAATTCCAAAAAACGTTTTGCTAAAACTTGTAAAAAGAGCTAGAATATAGTAGATCAATGGTTGAAAAGTGATCAGATTCAGCAAATATTTGTATAAAGTGAATAATTGGGCTGTAGCCTCACCTAAGTCCAGCTGAATTAGGAAGTTACCGGCGAGTTTCCAAGGACTCCAAGGTTAGGCAAAATTGAAATCTAGGCTCTGTGTGACCAACCAACCTAGACCTGTAAAGGCCTCAAGGCAAATTTATTGAGTGAGTGTAAAGAAATTAGTGTTGAAGACCTAACTGCTTCCTATCTCAACTAAAGTGCTTGTAATATCTTTACAGGTATAAATGGTCTTGGTATGTAATAACAAAATAGGGAGAAGTTATGAGAATCGGTATTATTGGTAGAGGTTTTGTTGGTGGTTCTATGGAAAAGTTCCTCATCGAAAACTCTCATCATTCAATAGAAGCGTTTGATGCAAGAGACGGCGACATTTCAGAGGGTTATAATCGCGTTGTAACACGCTCAGAGTTAATTTATGTGGCAGTTCCGACGCCTATGGATAAAAATGGTAAGTGTCATACGGGAATATTAGAGCAAAGTTTAGGATTGATCAGCGATTTGTCAGAAAATAGGGTAGACAAGCCCATCGTTTTAATAAAATCAACTATGTCACCGGGAACTTCAGAGCGACTCAAAAAAGAATTTAGTAATATTGTGATTGTAACAAACCCTGAGTTCCTCACAGAGCGAAATGCTTACGAAGACCTACGCAATGCCAAGTATCATGTTTTAGGGCTTCCAGAGGGCGACTCAGAGTCCTTAAGGGGCATATTCCAAAGATATCATGAGTCATTGTGGGTGGGGTGTGAATGTATATTTGTATCAAACACAGAGGCAGAGCTAATAAAGTATACAATCAACAGTTATCTTTCGGTTAGGGTGACCTTTGCGAATCATATGTATCAACTTAGTGAATCTTTAGGTATTGATTACAATAAATTTATAGGGGCAGCGAACCAAACAGACTCTAGATTGGGAGGGTCACACTGGAATGTACCGGGACCTGACGGTCAATTGGGGTTTGGGGGCAAGTGTTTTCCAAAAGATTTAAATGGTATGATTACTCTTTTTGCAGAACAGGGCGTCGATTGTCCTTTATTAGAAGCAGCGTGGAGCTACAACCTCTCTGTTAGGGAAGATCAAGACTGGAAGCGTATCTATGGGGCACAAGTCGATTCTACGGACTAATACCTATTTACTTTAATGGTGTGGTTTAGGTAAGACAACCCTAGAGAGTGCTCCGAATTGTGACTGAACCACCTAGGGCTTTTTTCTTATTGAAAAGTAGATTGACATCGAAGATAAAACACCCACCACATAAGCTGGGGGGGCCCGGATCAGATTTTTTCTGTTTTTTTTCAGAATTATTTCAGTTTACTATTGACAAGTGCCGATCTTTATGATATACTTAAAGCATAACAAACAACAACGAAAGGTTAACTATGACAATCATCGCAACAACAATCGTAACAATCGGCACAGTAACAGCTTTCGCAGGTTTAATCGGACACATAATTTATTTTAATATTCTTGGAAAATAATTAAAGATTGCTATTGACTTTTGCCGATATATATAATATACTTAAGACATAACAATTAAACAACGTTCTCGAAAGGAACACAACATGACTCGCAACGAAGCTAAACTGAAACTGTTCACGACTAACCGACAAATTGAAGCGAAAGTCAACGAACACGCCAACGCACGTTCACGCTATAAGAAAACTGAGATAATGAACGAATTGGAAGTGCTTTGGGCTAGAAAAGATATTCTAAAAAATATCATGAATAGTTAAAGAAACCACTTGACAAACGCCGATAAGTATGGTATACTTAAAGCATAACACACAACAGTCATTCACGAAAGGTAACAATATGACTAACAAAAAAAACTTTGACGTTCTGGCTATACACCCAGTAACAGGTCGAGAAACTACATTCTGCACTGTTGGGCAGGATTCGCTATTCACCAACGAACACGGTGAAACCCGCTTCCGTTACAATCATTATCATAATGACGTTGAGACTATCAGCGTTACGGAAGTACCGCAATCCAAGATGGACGCTATGCGTCGATACTTCGAGAAGTACGGAACCGCCAACGAGTAGATGGGTAGCGTGTAGCTATTCCTGAGTGAAGGTTTAACACTATAACAATAACCACTCAAGCCTAAGAGAATAACAATGGCCAACACAACTACACTATACTAGAAAAGGTTTATCTTATGTACAATCACAATCCTAGAATCACTTGCAACGATGGCTTTAATATCAGCGTACAGGCTCACGATGGTAGCTACTGCCAACGTAACACAGCAGGCAACCTGCTTACTGTAGAGTGTGGATTTCCTACCACTACACCAAAGACAGCAGAGCTACGCAACTATGCAGAGCTGTGCGGTACTAGCGACTACACCGAGACCGTTTATGGTTTCGTGCCGATTGAGGTAGTACAGGCAGAGCTTGACGCTCACGGTGGTATAGTTGACGGATGCTTGCCGTCTTAGCCTAACCAATCGCCTAGGGGCGTCACAGTACTTCGACAAAAAGACCAGATTTACTGTTGACACCTGGGCGATCCGGGCGGCCCCGGAAAAACTTTGCTTTTTTTCTGGATTTTTAGCTAAAGCCTATTGACATTTCTGCCGATCTATGTATAATAGAAGCATAACAAAAACACAACACAAAGGAAAATGAAAATGGCACAATTAGAAATTCTCTCGAAGATTATCGTTTCAACCGGCATTATTGTATCAATCGCAACGCTTGGGGCACACATTATTTATTTCAATATTTTTGAAAAATAGTTCAAGATACCCCTTGACTTTTGCCGATAGTTATAGTATAATAAGAACATAACAAAACAACACAAAGGAAAGTTAAAATGAAAACTGAAGCTGTTAAAAATATCTTTAATTCTGAAAACTACGGCCTTGAAGATCATACCCTATGGGTTGATAAGATTAGCGAACTCGATCCAGATGGTAACGTAATGGTTACCAAGCTGATTGCTTACGTCGTTGATCCAATCGGCAACGCTATGGTTTTCAATTATTCGCCATACGCTCCATTGAGCGAGCTTCTGAATTCGGCCAAGGTTTGGATTCAGTGCGGTTGCCCTAGCGATTGCGATGCTTCGGGCTTTCCCCGTAAATGGGATGAAGCATCGTTGCACGCATGGGTAGCAGGATAAAAAAACTTTGGGAATTATTAAAGATTCCCCTTGACAAATCCGATAAGTATATTATAATTAAGACATAAGCAATTAAGCACAACACAAGCAAAGGTAAAAAAATGAGCTACAACGAAATCACACTTGATCAGTTAATCGACGCAGAAGGACAAGAAGGAAACAAGTCGCTTTATGGGGATCATTGCCCATCCTCTTTCGCTGCGTCAAAGATGACTTCCACAAACCGAGGAACACGCATTGAAAGCGTAGTCTTCTCACACATTAAAAATATGGGCTTTGAAGCAACTCAAACCGTTCATACGGGCGAGTGGGATATTACGGTTGAGCTTACAGACCGCCCTGTGAGAGTTGAGGTAAAATCGGCTTTGGTGACCAATAGCAATCAGACTAATAAACGGTTTTTCTTTATGGGAATATGTCCGGAATCGTTTGAGTATATTGTTTTCGCTTTTGTTCATCCGACCGAGGGAATCATATTGAAATGGACAACTAGCGAAAGGTTCTGGGATCAGTGGGCTTCTAAACGAAAGGAAAGCCGCAAAGGGTACAATCTTCCCGTCCCTCTGGACTTGGTACACAAACACGTTGAGCTGTTTGACATGGAAGACTTCCCAGATGAGCTATAAAAAACTAGGAAAAAGTTTGTCTTTTTCAAACTTTCCCTATTGACAGCCACCAGCTCCGGGGCCGCCCGGTCGGCAATTTTTGGCACGGTATTTGCTCTATGTTAATGTGTCATCATTTTGATTTTTGGTTACCTCGTATTATACTTGTATAGTAGCATTAGGACAATTTGATAACAGGTTGTATCAATTTGATAACACTTTTCAAGCCATGCCAAAACCCATGCCAAAACACAAAAATTTATTTATGTTCTGAAACCCCTTGTTTTACAGGCTAATAAAAGATTATTTTATTTTATTGGCTCAATCGGCACGTTTGGCACGGGTAATGCACTATATATACTATAGAAAGCAATCGAAAGGAAAGATTATGAACTACCAACCTTATACAATCAGAATGACCAAAGATACGCCAACCGGCATGCGTTACCTAGTGCGATGCAATCATACAAACAAGTGGGCAATCTGTAGTTGGGTAGGTTCAACCGGAGCTGCAATAGGCAATCCTGAGTGTCAGGGCAAATACGAATATGTCATGAAAAAGTGGCATAAACTTGTAGGAAAATACGTTCGGATGACCTAACGTGTCACGCCCATAGACGATAATAATAATATAAGAAATCAACGAAAGGAAAGATTATGACTAAAAAAGATAAGCCCGAACAGGGAAAACAGTATTTGTTAATCGGTGGCTCTGACAAGCCAAGCATTGCAAACGGCAATAGCTGGAAAGAATCGGAAGTCAAAGAGATCCCAATTCATGAACAATTCGGAATGACTGTCGATGAATGGAACGCTTCCCAATCGGCTTGGGATGTGTTGCACGACATGCACGGATTAGGCGGGTTCTAAAAACTGGGAAAAACTTGTCTTTTTCAAACTTTCCCTATTGACAGTGAGTCGATCCGGGCGGCCCCGGCCGGGATTTTTTGCCTTTTTTTTGAGATTTTCTAAAGATTGCCCTTGACAGTGGCCGATATATATGATAGACTTAAGAAGTTAACACGAAAGGAAAGCTATGAGTTTTGAGTGGATGATTGAAAACGAAGAATTGATGATGTTCGTAATTGTTCCGGCGTTGTTGATTCCAGTCGGCTGGGTTGTCACAAAAATATTAAATTATTATGAGAATTAGTTAAGATTGCTATTGACAAGTGCCGATAATTATGGTATAATGATAAACATAACGAAAGGAAAGAAAATGAAAACGAAAGAACTAAAATCACTGTTGTGGGAAGTATGGCACAAGGCTAAGGAAGCCGGAGCATCAAGGGCAGCCACAAACGCTATTATTGACGCTATGGTTGTCATAGACAAAGAAGCAAAAAAGTCGGAAAAAGTTTCTGAAACCCCTTGACAAATACAATTTCATAAAGTAAAATTTAGATATACAAAACACACTCGAAAGGAAAACTATGCTAGACTCAACTAAACCTTACTGCGGATTCAACAACATCGACGAACTCAATGCACACGTTGAAGGCGTGTTCGCTGAGTGCATCGAAGTTCCTAACGATTTGCTGCCTGAAAAGTATCACGACAAGATTCGTGGTGGTCGTACGCTTGCACGCTTGAATGAATTGATTGCGGAAGAAGAAGAAACCGAAACCGCACACCAAAAAGCGAAAGCGGCAAAAGCTCGCAACATCGAAAAGCTGAGAAAGCAATTCGAGGAAAAAGCAATTTACACCACGCATAAAGGCGGTACGGATTTCGTCGATATGGAAAGTGGTTTTGACTATGGCGAAAACGAAGCCGATGAAATTCAGCTTGCCAAAAACGAATACGCTTTTGTTCGTGGTATGGTTAACGGTGGACTGATTGAATGGGATGACTTGGAGACCGAATAATGAATGATGGAATTTTGCCCCCGATGGGCGTTTGTATGGTTACACTTTGCAGGATATTGAAACCGTCGAACTGGCAACAGTGCGAGTGGTTTGGAGAAACCCCTGAAGGTGGAGCGATTAGTTCTATGAAGGTCGCTGTACCTACTGAGGTACTTGACGAAGCTGTAGCCGCTGGCAATTTAGATTTGCTTGAACTATGGGTAGAAGATGAATTTGGTTTTCCGTGGGTACTTGCTCACGGTGAAGATATGAGTTTTATGAGTACCGAACAATATCACGAATGGAGTACAGAACTATGAACGAAGAACAGAAGCAAGCAATTATATTTTGCACGATTGCATTTATTGCCGGTTGTATTATATCGGGGTTGATACTATGAGAATGAGAAGGACACACGCCAATGAGTTGGCACGTTATTGTCAACGATTAGAAAATATTGAAAAAAGGAGATTGGAAAATGAACGACAGGCTAAAGTCAATTTTGTGGTTCGCATGTTCCGCCGGTTGGGTATCCTTCGCGGTGTTCGTGATGTCTCACTATAAATAGATGGTAAGGTCAACTCGTCGGTAAAGCGTGTGAGGGTGAGACGAGACGCCTCCAGCCGTACCCGCCATCTATGTATTATCCAAACCAAAGGGGTTGACACCGGGACGATCCGGGGCCGCCCGGCCGGGTTTTTTTGCTTTTTTTTGGTTTTTTGTTAAGTTTGCTATTGACTCCTGCCGATATATATAGTATAAAGGAGGAAGTTGATATGACGTTTTTTATTTTACTGGTTTGTGCGTGTCTCGTTGGTCTTCTGGGTGCAGAAGTTTTATCGTAAAATTTCCAAATACCCCTTGACAAGATCAACTCTTTATGATATAATTAAATCATGTTAGCAATGACATCAGTCGTTGCGGTTCCCTGTCGCCTTTGTAAAGAGGTGACGGATCTCACGGTTAACATCGAGGGATTCGTTGCTTGGCAAGGCGGCAAGTTGATCCAAGATGCTCTCCCCGAGCTTTCAGCGGATCAACGCGAGCTTCTCATCTCTGGCACTTGTGACAAGTGCTGGAATGAGTTGTTCGGCTCCGACGAGGAGTAGAACCGCTTGACCGTCCCCTTCGGGGTGTGGAGTTTGGTAAGCTCTGTCGCAATCACTCAATTACCAAAAAGTTTCTTTTTTTTCTCAAGAACCCCTTGACAACTGGCCGATATTAGTTATAATAGAGGCATACAACACATCACTCTTTGAAAGGTTTTCAACATGACCAAGTTCGACACACAAATCCACTGCGAAGAAATCACCTCTTACGAGCCGACTGCGGCTGATTGGGCTGAGTACCACGAGTGGCTCGACTCACAAGAGGCATCAGAGCCTCTGCCGGAGCCGGAGGATTTCCAACTGTCCGCACCCGAAGGGTGGGAAGATGACACCGATGATTCTATCGGTGAACTCGACACCACCGACGAGTACGAGTGGACGGAGGAAGCCATCGCGTGGGAAGAAGGTATGCGATCCGATAACCTCTACGACGATGAGGATTTCGCCTGCGTTGGCGACAATGAACTATATGACGATCCGTACAACGGCGAGCCGTTCGAGGATACTTACAACGATTACGACGCATGGGAGGCGTACTGCGATTATGAGTAGTGAGATGGTTGTATTTTGGAATTGGGCGATTGTCGCCGCTGTTACATTTCCTGTTTTGTTAGGTCTTTATGATGAGTGGAGTTATGAGCGATCCAAGAGATTACCAAGAGCCAGAAAGTGATGGCTCACTTGAGTTTTGGATGTGGTGCGAGGAGCAGATGGAACTAGAGGAGCAATCCAACACCTGCCCCACCGTCCTAGACGGTAGCGACATCTGCCCCAAGTGCGGCAAGCAAGGAGGAGAGTACACGCCCACGCTCGACGCATGTGCTTTTTGCTAGAATAGGGGTTGACAAACCGGCGAGCCGGGGCCGCCCGGCCGGGTTTTTGTCAATAGGAAAAACGGAAAAAAGGTGAAAAAAGTTTTCTGGTTTTTTCTGGAATTTTATTCAAGATCCCCTTGACATTTGGTCGATGTATATTATAATGGAGGAGTAAGTTAGCTACAACCCAGTTGGAACTACGCCGCTGGACTTGGTTCCCCGAAAGGGGCATCTTACAACGAGACAACATCACAACCCCTTTAAGGCCTTTGTAGCCATTACGTAAGGACAGGATCGGTAAGACGATTTAGGGGTGCATCGAGGCGTAAGTCAAATCCGGTTCCTTTGTGAACTTAAAAAAGGACGCAGCAGACTACGGTGCAGATGGATAGGCCTGCCATCGTGATGTGTCTCATCTTATCCTAACGGATAAAGTGTAAATGTGGTAGCCAGCGAGTCAGCGAAAAAAGTCAAAATAAATTAAAGTTTACCCCTTGACAACGCCGATAAATAAAGTATAATAAAGACATGAAAGACGAACGAGCAAAACACAGAACATTCACAAGCATGGCACAGAAGCGACGTTGGTTAGCCTTGCAAGACGACATTGAAAGAGTGAAAAATGAAAAGACGAAAGCAAACGATAACCCTGAAGATCAAGCTGGGGAAACCCTCAGTCGGCCATCAAGCCAACACTCATCAGGTTCATGATAATCGCCCGAAGCGGCAACGTACACGGTCGGCACAACGTCGTGCGGCCATTAGTGAGTTTTAATTTTAGCGAAAGGTTTTTAAGATGACAATCAAATTTATCAAAGACAAAGAGACAAAGACGAAAGTACGCTTTACAGCAACCGGCGACGTGTCAGGCTCGATCTATATCGAGAAGGATTCAGAACTCGCAAAAGATTCCGAAATTATTTTGGAAATTCCTCAAGTAACCGCTTGACATTGCCGATAAATATAGTATAATGGTAGTATAACACAGCACGGAACTGGAACTCACCTGCCTGTCTTGAGGCGAATAATATCAAGCTAGTGAGTTAGGGTTAAGAGCCACTGCATCCGCAACACATTTTTTTTTGAAAGGAGAAGTCTTATGAAGATTTCACAAAAAGTAGAGTTCGGTCAGATTGACCACACCTACCTGTCTAGCTGGAAGTCTGACAATGAGGTCGAACTACACAACGGAGATGACGTTGTATTGTTCACGATGACTGAGGAAGTCATGGCACAGCTTCACAAAAAGCTAGGCGACAAGCTCACGCAAATCGCTTCCGAGCGTCTAGAGGAAGCCAAGCAACTCGCAGATGGAGAATCAGAGAGTGAGTAACTCACAAACGCCGTTATGCAGGATCGGCACCAAATTCCCTGCTGGCACGGTCGTAGCCATTAAGAACGATCACGTTTTAATCGACACTGCGGATGGTGTCAAACAATTTTCTTTTTCACAAGTTGAAAGGTTCATCCATGAACAACGATCTTTATCACAAGCGTAACGAACGCAAAGTTTCTTTCCTGTATCCCAAAAACGGGAGTAAGAATATCCTCCGCTCAGTAACCGGCGTAAAGGTTGCGAGCTTCACCGGGCCAAATGGCCGTGGGATTACCGTCCGAGAGGACAACGGCTTGCACAAGTCGTTCTCACTGAAAAAGTGCGTGGCGTCACTCTAAAACCGCCGACCTTTCGTGTTGTGGGGAGAATGCCGCCTGTGACGTTCAGGCGGCTTCTCTTTCCCCACGAAAAAAATAAAAATAGGGGTTGACAAACCGGCGAGCCGGGCCCCCCCGGCCGGGTCAAAAGTCAAGTCCAATCGGCAAAAAACAGGAAAAAAACAATGAAAAAAAACTTTGGAAAAATGCTAAAGTTCCCCTTGACAAATAGCCGATATAATATATAATAGAGTAAACAACATGGCGGGAAAATGGTCTCGTAGGATGAGACACCGACGACATGATAGTTCGACAACTGGCCTAATCGACGGATTGGGAGGGAATCGACGGGGCTATCTCAGGCCTTATCGAGTTGGTGCCTACGAGTGCGGGGTTCGAGTCCCCGTTCCCGTCGCCAAAAAATAACCGGAATTATTCAAGTTTGACCCCTTGACATTCCGATAATATATAGTAGAATAAGACTGTAAGCAACACAACGAAAGGTAAACAGATGTTAAAGTTCTCAAACGCAAACGCTAAAATCGAAGCACTCAAAAACGACGACGAGTTGTCAGAGTATCTGACAGATAAACGCAAGGTTTATTCCCTTGACCTTCTCAGTGGCTACTCATGCCCGTTCGCAGAGTCGTGCCTATCCAAAGCCGTAGTTCAGCCAAACGGCAAACGCAAAATACAAGACGGACACAAAACGCAGTTCCGTTGCTTCTCAGCTTCTCAGGAAGTACAGTACACCAACGTGTACAATCTACGCAAACACAATTTTGATTCGTTGCGTAAACTATCAACCGGCGAGATGATTGACTTAATCAATAACTCATTACCCACCAATGCCGGTATCGTTCGCATCCACGTTGCAGGCGATTTCTTCAATCAGCAATATATGGAAGCGTGGTATTCTGTAGCAGTGGCAAACCCCGACAAGCTATTCTACGCTTATACCAAGTCGCTCAGGTTCTGGCACTCTATCAACGAGTTTCCAATTCTACACAATTTCGTTTTGACCGCATCATATGGCGGTCGTGATGATTGGCGTATCGACGAGTACGATATGCGATTCGCCAAAGTGGTATACAGTGAACAAGAGGCTCACGATCTCGGACTAGCTATCGACCACGACGACACACACGCAGCAAAGCCAAGCCTACGCAATCAATCATTTGCATTGATGCTACACGGAACACAGCCCAAAGGTAGCGAAGCCGCCGATGCCTTAAAGGTGCTGAAACGGGACAAGGTGCGGCATAGCTATAGCAGAAAGGTGGCAACAGTGTGATTCAACTTGTATTGTTACTTTTATTTTTTTCAGCAGCTCATGGTATTTCAGACCACTACACAAAAGGATATTGATTATGAAAAGTCTAGTTATGTTCAGTTACAAGCAACCGGTTGAAGGTTCTAAGTTTCGTTGGGGAGTTCTTAAGGAACGACGCAACACCAACAAGCACCCGCTTAGTTGGGAGACAATCACGGGAGCGTATCGTAAATACGATCCTGAATTCAAACGGTCGCGAGACCTTGACACGGTGCAAACCCGTGACGGTGTAAAGGCGTTCTATAAAGAGCGTCAGAATTGGGGAATTAAAATTCCTTTCGTTGGTTCCCTAGTCGCACCGTTCCTAAAGTCGTAGGACGCTATGACCCGCACCACTGACCTTGCGGTATAGGTGGTGAGGATAAAAGGTAACCGCTATTTTTTATTTTTTTTATATACGCCGCTGCCGGTTGGGGTAGTCTCAGCCGGTGGCGGTGTCTTACTCATTCCAGCCGGATTGACGCGGCGGGCAAATCCGGGCGGCCCCGGTTTGGTTGTTGAGACTGGTTCTCAGTAAAAAAAGATTAGAAAAAAGCCAGAAAAAGTTAATGCCGACCCCTTGACTATGACGATATATATAATATAATGGAAGGGTAACACGAAAGGATAAGTTATGAAGAAACCACGAACACAAAAAAGCTTCCAGATTGCGGAGCATATCGACCCAACCAAGAAGGTGCGAGTCTATCGCAACCTGCATCGAGATTGCTACAGCGTTAAGCAAGGCGGCATCGTTCGCTGTCATGCAGAAAATGTTACGTTGAGAAGTTGTCAATTCATTGTGTCCAAGGCAGGACAAAGGAGAGTCAGGGATGAACAGAAGAAAAACGTACATGCGTTTATTGAGGGCTATGTGGTTGATACTCGTACGACCGACCAAAAAGTTGACGGTCATCTCACTGATGAGCAGATCGACAACGGCGAAACACGATGGGAAAAAGTTTACTACAACCCATACACCTGTGACACGTTCATCAAGCAGTACGACGCAAGCCCAATAGAAAACGCTGACTATGCTGACTTGTCAATCCTCGACAATGCAGTAATGGCCTTCAGTCATAAACCACCATTTTTTCATTAGACCACTTGACATACAATAATTGTATGTTAGAATATACAGTATAACCAACACTACTTTTTGAAAGGTAAAATTATGGGACTTGACCAATACGCATCCGCACGACGTGGCGAAGCTAAGAAGGACGAAGATGGCTACACTTACTACGAGGACAGTATGGAACTGGCCTACTGGCGAAAGCACCCTAGTTTGCAGGGGTGGATGGAAGAACTCTACCGTGAAAAGGGTGGAGATGGTGAGTTTAATTGTGTCGATGTCGAATTGACACTTGGGGACTTGGACAGCATGGAAGAAGCTCTGGACGAAAACGCCCTACCAGAGACAGTAGGTTTCTTCTTCGGGGAAAACTCTGAAGAATATTACGCAGAGCAAGACCGTGAGTTCATCCGTGAGGCTCGTGCGGCAATTAAGAAAGGCTATACCGTTGTGTATAGTAGCTGGTGGTAACGTGGACAAAGTAGGAAGCGTTGTTAGATTTAACAACTTTGTAAGAAAAATTATTCGTGAAGAAGGCACTTGCAAACTGGCGGAGCAAACGAACGACCGCATCGCTTGCTTTGAAGTTGCTTCTGGTGGTGGGGTGAAGGGGTTTGTAGGATGGTGGGAAGATGACCATTCACAGATGACCTATGCCGCTACACCTTACGAAGTATATTGTACAATGCCTCACGAGGATTAGTATTCCTTTCAAGAGATGCCGGTTGACCTTTATGTTGGTTGCCTGCCCGCCGTCTTACGCTAACAACGGTAACTGTAAGATGAGAAGAGGGCGACGGGGTAACAGGATTCAAATAGATCTCTCATCGCCAACATGAGGGTCGCCGGTTGACCTTGGAATCCGGGCCCCCCCGGCCGGGTCGTTTGTCAAGAGGGAAAATGCTAAAAAAGCCAAAAAAGTCCGGAATAAAAAAAATCCAAAAAAAGCTCAAGTCCCCATTGACATCTAGCCGATATATATTATAATGAGAGAGTAAGTTAGTTTCACACATTTCAGAAAGGTTTTACTATGACTAACATTCAATCTGCTGACGTTTCAGCTTCCGTTCGTTCCGCTTTCGATTTCACCGTTGACAAGTTTCCACTGTTTGGCCCGGATCATATGCCGACTGACCAGTACGGCTTGTTCCGTTCTGATACGGGTTATCTCAAGGGCGTGAAGTCCGTTTCCCCTCGCTACGTTCCCCATACGACTGATGACGTTTGTGCGTTGGTCGATGCCGCTGGTGAGGCGTTCGATGGTGAGATTGCTTGCAATACTCACTTCCGTAGTGGTCACTATGTGTCCATTCAACCAACCGCTGAAGATCGTCGTTCGATTTTCAAGGATCGTGATACGGATAACGTATGGCCTCGCGTGATGATTAACGCTGGTTATGACGGTAAAGCGTTTACCGCCACTATGGGTTATTTCCGTGATGCGTGTAGTAATCTGGCGATGATGCGTATGGTGAACGGTACAACCGTTTCCATTCGTCACACTTCCGGATTGCGTGCCAACATGGACGAATTGATCTCAACATTTGAGACCCTCAAAAATAGCTGGTCTACCCTGACCGATGTTATTGACCGTCTCGAATCTACTGAGGTTCGCATGACTGAGTTTCTCGATTCTATCTATGGTCGTCCTGATCAGGATCAACTGGATCGTGCAGCCCGTGGCGAGCGAGTGCGTGCGGTGACTACTCACCAAAATCGTACTGAGGCAATCTGGAAGCGTCTTAATCGTGAGCGTAACCTGACAGGTCGTCCAGCGATGACCAATGTGGTTTCCGCTTGGGAAGCATACAACGCTATTCAGGGCTACGTCCAACACGACGCACAGGCGAAGGAGGGTTTCAAGGGTGACTTTGATCGAATCCTGCGTGCATCCAACTCGCAAGAGGTCAAGGCGGCTGAGAAGCTCGCTTTGGAACTTGCGGCCTAACCTTACCCCTTTCTGTTGTGTTACCCCTTGCGGCCATTTGGCCGCTTGGGGTTTTTATAACTTCAGTGGGATGGTAGGGTATGATACAGCTAATTTTGATGGTGATTTTTTTCTGGTCTATTTCCTGTTTTTTTGAAGAATAGGGGTTGACACCGGCTGCGGCCGGGCCCCCCCGGATTTGTGCAAATACCATGCCAAAACTCATACAGCAAAATTCATACCATTCAACATAAAAATAAAAATAAAGATGACCCCTTGTAATTGACGATATATGTGTTATAATGTATAGTATGTATGTCTGTATATAGGTGTGACACGTTTGGTCACTCGCTCGATCTGACCCGTTCTGTCTCACTCGAAGCTAACGTTTCGCCAAGATGCCTATAGCCAGCGAGATTTGGTTACATTTTGTTGACACTTATTTTTAAATGCTAATATTTTTTAGTATGTATTACTCTAACTTATCATATCGCCAAGATAGCCATAGTCAGCGGTTTCGGGCTAAATATATATGATATATAAATAAAGATTCGTATTTTTCAATTTTTTATTAAAGAACCACTTGACATATGCCGATCTATAGTATATAATGATATGTACTATCCAAACTAGGAAGGTCGCACGATAACGTATAGTCAGCCATTTAGGAGCAATTTTATATGACGGAAAGAAAACGTGGGCAAAAAATATGCGAGAACTGCGGGGAAGTAAATGGTGTTCGTGCATATGAATGTAAAAAATGTGATTATCCTTTTAAGATGAAGAAATATAGGAAAGGAAATAAAAAGAAGAAGGTAGAGGATCATATGACTCTTAATAAGGGCGACTTGATTCGTGTTGTGGGCGGCTCTGGGCCATTTTATACAGGAGAAGATGGAGATAAAATATATTTAGTTGATAGAGGTAAATATACTGTTGCAGATGTAGATAAATTAGGTATACATGCTCATGGTAAACATGGTTATAGTTATCTTTATATGGGTAAAAGATGCCGATCCCCCATGATGGAGAGCATCACGAAAGCACCGTGTAAAATCGTATTGTTGAAGGCTGTGTCTCACCCGAACCACGAGTCACCCAAACGCCGCCGGTCGCGAGCTTAAGCATAGTCAGCCATTTTATGATAAATATATACTACATACCCATTGACATATAGATATACATACTATATAATATACAATATAGACTACTCATTATTCACTCTTTTGGAGGCAAAAAGACACTTATTTACTCTTAATTACACATTTATATTAACTTTTAATGCTTATTGTGAGGTGAGGAGGTTGAAACCAAGAAATAGAAAAATAGGGAGATTTAAAATCTTCTTATGGATGTGTGTATGGTGGATGTATGTAATGACTATATTTGTTGGGTCATTTCGTGAACGTATAGCTTGGTGAACTCCCCGTAATCGTGTATAATATGATGGGTAACAATCCCATTAACCCTCTTATCTTTTTATGGTTTTTGGGTAATAATCCCACATTAAAAAAGAAACACGGAGAAAAAAGACTTTTCGGGAGAAAAAAAGATGCCATCCAATGATGAGATAAAAGATGATATGAATAAAGTCATAAAAGAACTGGAATCAAGGGGCGTAACTCACAATATGAGTCCCGATGAGATGACAGGACTTGGCGATGTCGTAGAGCAAGCCCTGAAAAGCGTAGGAATAACACAAGAGCGTTTTAAAAGCTGGTTCAATCTGAAAGAGTGTAACTGCTCCAAAAGAAAGAAATGGCTTAACAACTTATTTTCATGGAAAAAGAAAACCTAATTTAGAAAGGCAAAAAAATGTCATACCAATTTTCGTTCAATAACAAAGAACCAAAAAAAGTAGAAGCAGAAATTCCAGCAGTAACTCCAGAACCGGCAGTAGAAGAACCTGCTCCTGAGCCTACTCCTGAGCCTACTCCTGAGCCTACTCCTGAGCCTACTCCTGAGCCTACTCCTGAGCCTGCTCCTGAGCCTGCTCCTGAACCAAAAAAGGGCAAGGATAAATCAAATAACGTAATATAGTAAAAAGATGAAAAAAGCAGAAATAGGATTCTTGTCCGTAATGATGGCGATACAACTGCCTTTTGAGGGTGCTGTAGAAGCATTGTTCATTTACCTAATTTGTGAAAAAATTTTCAAGAAAATTAAAGAACCCCTATTGACTTTGACGATAACTATTGTATAATGAAGGCATAACCCAAACAAACCACGATTGAAAAAGGAGAATTGAAATGGGTGCAAATTTTTGTATGGCTAAGTTTCCAAGATTTACTTTTAACGAAGCCCGTAAGGGAGAGTTCCGTCAGACTTTGGAATCTATGACGGAGGATGACAAAGAGTATTTGCGTGACTGCTACTACTTTGATGATGAGAGTGACAGTTTAGTTATTGAGGACATGCTACAAGTTATCGAGGAAGCATCTGACCTTGTGACCAGAGAAACAGGCGAGTGGTCTGAGTACGATGAGAACGGCAATACCGTGTACCTCACCTACTCTGGCGGTATGTCTTGGGGTGATAATCCAACAGAGGCATACTTAACCTTAGATAAGGCATCATATTTGGAGTCTGTCTACAATCTTGCTATGAAGTTTTCAGCGGAGGACAGAGCGTGACATATTATATGTTTATTGAATCAGGTTGTGCGTTTGAAGCAACGTCAGAAGAAGATGCTCGTGAGCAAGCTACCGCTTGGTATATCGAGCAACTACAAAAGGGCGAAATTGTAATATCAGTAGAGGAGGAGTGGTGAGCGAATTAAAAAGTTATTATGTAGATTTAGAAGATGGTTACGAGATAGGAGACTTGTACTATCATAATAATGAGGCATATGAAGTTATCAGGATTGAGGGCTGGAACCAGTTAATGGAGGTACAGGAAATTGAGCCGAGTGTATAGCGACAAGCAAAAAGAAATCATAATTAAATGTATCAACAGTTTTGGTACTCACCAACATCCAGCACCAGATTCAGTTCCACTGGAGGGGTTCACAGAACATTACATCATACAGTGTTTATGTGAAGCTCTAGAACATGAACGAGGTAAGACTAATCTTGTAGACTGGATAGTTCACGAACTGTTGGAACATAAGCACGATGTACTGGGAAGCAATGCTGTATCTTGTAGTCCAGCGGGCGAGCTTTATGACGACGTAGTGGAGGCTTTTGAGAAATTTTTAGGAAAAACTAAAGTTACCACTTGACTTCGACGATAACTATTGTATAATCGAAGTATCGCCCAATCAACGGGCAACCAACCAACCAACCAACCACAGGAGATTAGGAAATGAAACTTTACACAGAAGATCAGAACGTAAACGTACACGGCGACTTCGAGACATCCGACTTTGCCATTGGCGACATCGCATTCATCGTAGATATGTTCGCTGACAAGGTGTACTCTCATAAAGAGCGAGCGATTATCCGTGAGCTATCTTGCAACGCACACGACAGCCATGTCATGGCTGGCACTACAGACGTACCATTCAACGTACATCTGCCTACACAGTTAGAGCCATTCTTCTCTATACGGGATTTTGGCACAGGTCTGTCAGATGACGAGGTGCGTAACATCTTTGCTGGTATTGGTATCAGTACCAAGCGTGACAGCAACGAGGTCATTGGTTGCTTCGGTATTGGCAGTCTGTCACCCTACTCTATGACAGATAGTTTTACCGTAAAAAGTTATATCGACGGTGTGTGCCGTACCTACACATGCTACCGTGACGAAGAACGTAAGCCAGTGGTGGCTCTGCTTACAGAGTTAGCGACAGATGAGGCTAACGGTCTGGAGGTCAGCCTGTCCGTAGAGGGCAAGTGGTACGAGTTCTCAGAGGAGGCACAGAATGTGTTTCGATTCTGGGAAGGTACTGTACCGCAGATCAACGACAAAAGCGTCATGGAGGCCATCGAGGAAACCCGTGAGGAATATGCCTTCAGGGGTGACGACTTTGGCCTGACCGCTGGTTGGGGTAGCATGTACGCTCTAATGGGCAACATCGCCTACAAGATTCCTGATGAGCTAGACGAGTTCAACACTAAGGGATACCTTAAGTTTGATCTGGGTGAGTTGAGCTTTGATACTGCCCGTGAGAACCTTGCTATGGACGACAAGACCAAGAAGGCTATCAAGGATAAGTTTCAAGAGGTAAAAGATAAGTTGGCTGTAGAAGCGGGTCAGCAAATTGCAGAGTTGGACACTCCGTTCAAACAGGCTGTTCTTGCTAACCGCCTGCGTCAGGGTAATCTTGGTAAGCATATCAAGGCAAACCTTGAGCAGTACGATCTACCAGAGCCAACCAAAGAGTTTACCTACTTCCAGCGTAGCTGGAGTAGCACCGACAAGGCTACATCCAAGCGTGTACCAGTGGGTGACAATATCCAGTATTACCGTCATAAAGACCGTATGCAGACTCGTATCAAGGAATACCTCAAAGGCTTCAGAAAGCTAACAATGGTTATCCTATCGGACGAGCAAATCAAAGAGTGCTTGATCGACGAGGACGTATTGCTGGACTTGGAGGACTTGCCGAAAGTTGTACGCCAGAGTTACGCCACAGCAGGTAGCACAGTCAAGACGTTTGTGTTTGACCGTAACCACTCTGGCTGGACAAACAAAGACTACTTCGACGAAACCGAGCTAACTATTGATGGCGACGAGATAGTGTACATCGAGATCAATCGTTGGGAGCCACAGGGGGCAAATGGTGTGTACTACTGCAATAGTGACGTTAGACGGGTATTGTCTCGTCTGGAGAAGTGTGGCATAGACGCACCAAAAGTTATTGCTCTGAAGTCAGCGTTTCTTAAGACCAAGCAATTCGAGAAGGGTAACTTCATTGACCTTGCAGATTACGTCAAGCGTGAGTTGGCCGCACGTTCGCCTAAAACCTACTACGACTACAATGTTCGTCAGTTCGGCGTGTTCAAGCAGATGCACAAGCACATGCAACAGCAGGACATCAGTGACATGATAGAACTCGTAGAAAGTCACAGTAACAGCGAGGTAGCTGACTGGCTATCCTCTCTCAATCAGGATCGTGAAGTTGCCGACATGGAGAAGGACACCATGATTCAGGATATGATGGACGAGTTCTTCGTCAAGTACGAGATGCTTACATTCTTGTCAGACTGGGAGATGACTCATACTGACGAGGAATACCAAACAAAAATCGCAAACTATATTGGAGGTACTATTCGTGAAAACGCAAAGACGACCGAGAACTAGGCCTGTCGCACCTAAGCCAATCGAGGCAAAGGTGAGCAAGCCTGAGATACCCAATGAAATTTTAAAAGACTTTTTAGAGGAGAAATGTAACTTAAGTACGCTAAAAGATATATCTAAGATTCGTGCTGGATTCCTATGGGAGAAAGGTAACATTCAACGATATAGAATTAACGTGTGGCAAACAACGTATGAGATGGGGCAGTTCTGTCCAAACACTAAGATTATACATTCATATTTTGTTTTCTACTATCCCGATGAACAGATGATCGTGGATAAAACCGCCGAACCGGTTGACAAGCATAAAGATTTATTAGGAAGAATTAGAACATGAGTAATACAGTAACTTTAAGCAAGCATGAGATGGTAGTGGATAGGCATCACGAAATCACAGTAGTCATTGAAGGTGGCATGTGTGTAGATGTCAGAGGACTACCAGAGGATTGGGACTATACCATCGAGGACTATGATGTTTTTGAAGAAACTTATTCAGAGCAAATGCAGTCGGAATTAGAACCGATAGAAAAAGAAGAAGAAAATTAGAAAAAAGTTAAAGATACCTCTTGACTTTGACGATAACTATACTATAATAGAGTGAAACCAATCACATTACTTTAATTTAGCAAAGGATTAGGATTATGTTGTCACATATCAAATCAAATGACAATCATTGGACAGTTGTACTCGGAGGTCAGCCATTCCAGTACGACCATACTCACCCAGAGTATAATGGGTTGTGTGAGTGCGTCATGGCTGGTGACGAGAACGAGTTTGTGAACCTCTTTAATACAGGGACGGTCATAGAGGACTGGTCGAATGGCGAGTTCGAGTTTCGTGATGGATTCCTATATTACGAGGACGAGCAGGTAGCCAGCCAGCCAACCGAGCGTATCATCAACATGCTAAAGAATGGTTGGGATCACAAGCCTATGCTTGCCTACCTTGAGCGTCTGTATCAGAACGTCAGCAATCGTGCTGTGCAAGAGTCTTACACATGGTGTAGTCACAAGGGACTGCCAATTACTGATGACGGAATGTTAATCGGTTACAAGGGCGTGTCCATCTATAGTGGTGAAGATCGTACAGATAAGAACGGTCGTCCTCTTACTGCTGGCGATCACGTTGACAAGTATACAGGAACCTCGTTCCGTAACAACATCGGTGACGAGTGCAGTATGAACCGTCGAAGGGTCAGCGATAACTGCAACGAGGGTTGTGCCGCTGGTCTGCATGTGGGTACTTACGAGTACGCAAACGACTGGGCTGGTCATGGTGGAGTTGTCTTGCTTGTTAAGTTCGACCCTGCCGACATCGTTAGTGTCCCAACTGACTGCGAATTCTCTAAGATGCGAGTCAGTAAGTACACTGTGGTCAGCGTTGCTCGTGAGCAACTCGAAGAAGAAGTGTACATGGAAGACGAAACCCTGTACGAGGACGACTATTACGAACAAGGAGTAGATTTCTAATCGTGGTTGGTTAGATCATGGGGAGTATGGTTCGCCCTGCTCCCCTTTCTTTTCTTTTCAAGGAGAAATGTTATGGCTACTATGAACGACATTGACTGGCAGATTCAACAGATGTTTAATGCTATTGACTATTACGAAAGAGCCATTCAGACGACACTTTTTAGGAAAGATGCAGACGAGTATGAGAACACAATCAAGAAACTCAACGCACAAATCAAGGAACTGGAAAGAAGAAAACATGACTGCTGAAGAAGTTGTTTGGGAATTTTATTTTGATGAAGTTCACGAAAGAAACCGTAAAGACTACGACCCCTATTGGTATATTCACGACAATGATATGACTGACCGTCCGACAGAAGAAGAACTGTCAGGGTTCTACTGGAAGGAAGAATAGCTAAATGTGTATAATAGTGTGTAAGAACTGGAGAGCGTAGGACTCTTGTAACGACACACACGGAGTTATGCACGCATGTTTAAAAAACTATTTAGCAATTTCTATCTGTCAGCACTTGCAGTATTCTTGTCAGGATTAATCTCGGTTTATGATAACGTGATGAATGTCATCTTCTTTAAGACTTTAAAGATGGACGAAAAAAACCCTGTTGCCTCTTGGATTATCGAAACCAAAGGAGTCAGTGGTTTAGTAGAAATTAAAGCTGTGACAACCGTGCTTGCCGTAGCTATTATGCTGGCCTTGTTAAAAACTAGATATAAATTAATAGTATGGCCGGTTTTTGTTTTTCAACTCTGCTTGTTTTACTATTTGACGTTCCACGTTGCAGGTGATACAGGCGATATGTTTGGAAAAGATTTTGGATTACCTATTAAACTTTTCTTCGAGTTCTATATGGGAGAACACAGAATATGAAGAAGGGCTTTTGGAAAGGACTTGGTGTAGGTTTAGCACTGTTAGTGCTTTTGATTTTTTTGTTGTTTATCTGAGGAGGAAACTATGAAAGGCTTATTTATTAGTTTGATGTTTTTAGCGTCTAGCGTGTCTATCACCGCAGACGCAGAGGCACAGGAAAAAGAGCCTATATTTTTTAAGGCTGTCACCCCTTGCGACGTATTGTCGGGAGTGGGACTCTATGTTAAAGACGTGGGACAGAAGACCATTCGGGGGACTGGAGCTATGCTTAAGGGTGCTGGTAGAATTATCACATCCCCATTCAGGGCTAAATTTTATTGGCCTCAACCTAAGATGTTTCGATATGAAAGAGGTTACTGGGTTCCTCCTAAGCTGGAGAGACTCCCAACGAAACCTCCGATTGTAGAACCAGAGGGGATTCTAGGCGATCCAGCACCTCCCTCGGAGTGTGATAAGCAATTATTGCCAAGCGATCTTATCTATCCTTTGCATAGAGGAATCGATAATCAAGAGTTCATTACTCTTGTTGAGTTTAAGTTTTAATCAGGGGAGAATATGGTAAAAAGAGGAGAAAGAAATCTTATGTTAAAAGACTATAGCTTAGGTTTTTTATCTGGCATTAGTTTGTCAATGTTAATTGTGATCTACCGAACATTTGCGTAGCATCACCGCCCCATTCGTCTAGTGGACTAGGACATCGGCTTTTCACGCCGAAAACAGGAGTTCAATTCTCCTATGGGGTACTGCCTTCGGGCATAAGCATGTAGACGTTATTAGTGAACCAATGCAGGACGGGAGTTCGATTCTCCCCGCCTCCACTTGCCAACTCATGGGGGCGTAATGGTATCGACTGGTTGCGTAGTTAATGACTGCATGTCGTAGTTGATAGAAGGGCTACGCTAAAAATCTATCACAACTTTAAACGGCGTAGAGAATTACGCAATGGCCGCTTAGGTGGCCGACTGACCTATTCGTAGGTCACGGGGTTTGCCAGCACCTTGTTACCAAAGCTGGCTTTTTTTATGAAATTATCTAAAGAACCCATTGACAAATGACGATAGATTGAATATAATAATACAGGACACACCGCTGTTCTCACTAAGTGTTCGGTTGCTTAAAAGTGCAACGGCTGAGAATAATCAGGGCGACAACCTCCGTGAACCGGCAGTAGCTCAGGGGTTAGAGCGTCGTTCTTATAAAGCGGGAGTCGGTGGTTCGATTCCACCCTGCCGGACTTCTGGCTCGATAGTTAAACGGATATAACAAGGGTCTTCTAAACCCTAGTTCGAGGTTCGATTCCTCGTCGAGCTACTTATGAAATGTGAAAGTTGCGACAAAGAGATTGAAATTAACCAGTCCTACCGCTGTAGGATATGTCATCTTTGGTATTGTAAAGACTGCTCTTTGGAACACTTTGGACTCAAAGAAGAAGGGGGAAGGATCGTCCATAAAAGCGTGATAAAAAGTTTTCTCTGGAACACATTTAAAAAGTTCTTCAGAAAAGACTAACTCGATGTGGCGGAATAGGCAGACGCATCGGACTTAAAATCCGGTTCCCTTATTGGGAGTGAGGGTTCGATCCCCTCCATCGAGATTAAATATAATGATTAAATATAATGATTAGATAATAATGGTAGTTCAGTATTATCGCTTCTCATAGATTTGTATAAAGACGTAACTGGGTGCAGTCTTGCGTTCCTGACCCATTGAGAAGTATAGGTTGCAGTTGAGTGTCCGACCACTCAGAGGTATCGAAAAATTAAATCTAGGCAATGCTGGCGAGCAACCTAGACCTACGAAGATAACTTCGGTTTTAGCAAAAAATTTCCATTAGCTTGTAAGATACTGCCTATAAACACTACCATATACCTACTGGCTTTCATAGTTCTTCGTAGGTATAAACGCTGTCGGTACGCAAATATTTAAAATAAATTAAAGATACCTATTGACATCTGCCGATAGATAAATTATAATACAGTGGATACTAACCAACTAACAGGAGACAAGTATGTACAATCTATGTTGCATCAGTAACGAACTCAAAGAACAAGGCCACTCCTTCCAGACCATGACATGGAAGCGTTACAATGACCTGTGCAGTCAGCACAGTGTCTCTCACGCACTCAACGAGCTAGGCTCACGCTGGCTCAATAATGTCAAAGTCACTAGACTTGCTATCCTGCACTGCTGGCAAAACCGCTGGGGCTATCGCATTTCAAGCAATCTGTTCCCTGTGCTAACACATCCTGAGTTCGGTTACGACATCTCAGACGTACCTCAGTACGAAGCTATCATGGAAACTCTCAACGATACCGCATGGGAAAACAAGAACTTCTGGGGCGTGCGGTTATCTACGCATCCTGACCAGTTTAACGTGCTTGCAAGCGAGAATCAAGGGTCAGTAGATAAGACGATCCTAGAACTCAACCATCATGGCTGGGTCATGGATCAGCTAGGCTGTGAGCGTAGCTACTACAACCCTATCAACATCCATGTCAACTGTACTAAGGGCGATCTCGCTGACATCGCTGCTCGCTTCATGTCTAACCTAAACCAGTGCGATCAAAGCGTAACTTCTCGTTTAGTCTTAGAGAACGAAGACAAAGGTTGCTGGAATGTAGATAACCTGCTCAAGTATTTTAGCTTACCTATCACATACGACAACCTGCACGACAAGTGCAATCCGTCAGCCAAGAATACTTACCTAGAGTGTGCAGAGACTTGGCCTTGCAAACCACTGTTTCATTACAGTGAGTCACATCCTGACAAGACCAATCCACGCAGTCACGCAGACATGCCCGTAGATTTTCCATGTAGCGATGACTACGACTGGGACATCGAACTCAAGTCTAAGGACGCAGCGATTCGTGCCTGTGCCTCACATCTCAAGAACGCTAAGTCCATGTACGCACTACACTAAGGAGCTGACAAATGAATAAAGTATTGATGAAAAAAGTTAGTAGATTTATGTACGAGAAGCCAAAAACTTTTAATAGAAAGTCAATGACAGACACCAAGCATCATAAACTAACAATCGCAAGAGTAATTCATAGAAAACACTGTAACTTCGCTAGAACTCAGTCAAAAGCAGAAAGAAAAGAATTTGGAGATAAGATTGTGAAAAAGTTTACCAATAAAGAGTTAAGAGATAAACTGGAAGCAAATCCATACTGTTACCTATCAGGAGAAAAGATAGACCTGATGGACTCAAAGCAGTATTCGTTAGATCACATAGTACCGCTGAGTAAAGGTGGAACAAGCGACATAGAGAACTGCGGTTTAGCATCATTTGACGCTAACCAAATGAAGTCAAGTTTCATGCTTGATGAATATCGAGACAAGATGATCCAACAGTTGGAACATTTTTTTGGAGTAAAGTGTATCCTACCAGAAGGGGCTGACAAATGGATGAACGGATAAGAAAGACTTGGTTAGAGTTTGTTAGTAACAATCACCAAAGACTTCAAAATGCAGTAGACGAATACCGACAGAACCCATCCATGATACGACAGAGTATGGCCGAACAAGGTATTGAAGTAACACCCAAAGAGTTGAACGATCTGATCGAGCTTATACGCGAGTCCCTAGAAGAAGATAATTAACAAAAAATACTTGAAAAATTATAAAGAACCTATTGACAATTAACCGATACTAGACTATAATAGAGTAGCCGAAATTAGGAGATTAGCATGAAATTAAGTATTAGTATCCAGCCAGATGAGTTTACTGAAAAGGTAGCTCAAGCGTTCGACCTAGAGTTTGACGGAACAATTACTACGGAGATACCGGAGTTTCTCCAGCCGACTGAACCCTATAATATAGGGATGATAGTGGGAGCCAGTGGTTCTGGCAAAAGTCAAATTTTAAGTCACCACTTTGGTTTAGTTCACAAACAGACCACTTGGGTACGAGATAAGGCTGTTGTTTCACACTTTGAAACACCAGACGAAGCTATTGAAAAACTATTTGCGTGTGGGTTGGCATCAGTGCCTACACTATGTAAACCCTTCCACGTTCTTAGTAACGGTGAAAAGTATCGTGCCACCGTAGCTAGAAAACTACAAGATGGAATGATGCTAGACGAATTTACCTCAGAGGTAAACAGGGAAACGGCAAAGAGTTTGTCGGTCGCACTCAGTAAATATATTAGACGCAAGGGTATTAAGAATGTTGTTTTATGTTCCTGCCATAAAGATATAATTGAGTGGATAGAACCCGATTGGGTTTTTGATTGCGACAGTGGCGAACGATTTGTAAACGACGACCCAAGAGATTCCTTAAAAAAGGTAGCGAGGATAGAGATACTCTAATGTTTAAAAGACCAGCCATAGAGCTAGAAGTATACGAAGTACCAAAAGAACTTAAGGAAAAGTATTGGGCATTATTTAAGAAACATCACTACTTAGGAGAGACATTAAATAAAGCGGCTCGCTGTTGGGTTGCCTACCTTTGGGAAAATCCTGTTGCATTTAACTCGGTTCTTGCTATGCCTAGCGGTTCATTAAAAAACGCTTGGAGGGAACATCGACTGGTTGTTCTGTCTGACTATCAAGGAATGGGCATTGGTAATAGAATGTCAGAATGTATCGGTAAGATTTTAAGATCGGAAGATAAGCGGTTCTTTTCAAAAACCGCAAATATAAAACTTGGAGAGTATAGAAACGGGAAGGACATCTGGCGACCCACAAGCAAGAACGGGAAAGCCAGACCCGACAACCTTAACAGAAAAAAGAATTACAACAATATGATCAAGGAGTCGCTATCACTTCGTGTCTGCTACTCTCACGAATATATAGGTGACTAAAAATGAATTGGCAAGACTTACATAAAAATTCTACGGTTGTTGACTTACACAACCATGCTGTACTCAAGCGTTTCTTACTAGACAGGGATCTCTCTGCCAGCAAAACCAAGTTTCTGGCTGGCCTGTTCAAAAGAGCGTTCTGGCCTCTAAGTCAGCGTACTACATTTCCCCTAGTGGAGAAGGGTGGAGTAGATATTATTCTCTCTACTTGCTATATACCAGAAAGGGAATGGCTCGAAGACCAGAGTTTAGTGAAGCTGGCACTAGCCCTAGCACCGAGTGTAAGAAGAAGGGTTTTTGATCCCTTTTACTTTGATGCTACCGTCAACATGATTGACGACATGGAGAAGCATATAACTGAATATAATAATAAAATAGATTTCTCAAAATCTAAGCCGGTATGTATAGTTAAGAACAATCACGAACTTACACAGTGTATTGAAAACAATCACATTGCTATGATTCACTCTATTGAAGGGGGTCATAGTCTACAGGGTGTTGATTGCGAAACCTCAACAGATATGAGAGTGAAGGAAGCTGAAATATTACAGCACCTAGACTATTTTGCTGAGAGAGGCGTAGCGTATCTGACACTTGCACACTTCTATCCCAACCTCGTCGCACACCCAGTGTTTCCGTACCCCAACTATGGCATCAAAAGGGGCAACTGGAAGAAGCTCATGGCTAACTGGGATATGAACGTAGGTCTTTCCGAGATAGGCAAGAAGGTTGTAGAGCGTATGTGTGAACTAAGTATGATTATAGACATCGCACACTGCACACCAAAGGCTAGGTCGCAGGTCTACGAAATTGTTGGGGACAGGCAGAACCGAGTCATAAGCAGTCATACAGGAGTTTTCGAGGTAAACCCAGACCCGTACAACCTACACGACTGGGAGCTAGAATGGTTTAGCCAACACGGAGGCGTTCTAGGTATTATCTTTATGAACTACTGGATTAGTCCCGTTGACTCACCTTTAGGGATTAAATATATTGAAAGAACTTTAGAACACGCCATGAAGATTGGTGGTTCAGACATTGTTGGCATCGGCACGGACTTTGATGGCTTCACCGATCCACCAGACGAGATCACAGATATGTCAGAGATTCCGAGAATAACGAAGTATCTTAAGTGTCTCACAAGCGGGCTTGGAAAACAAAAATATTCAGACGAAGTAATAGCTAAGTTTTTAGGAGGTAATGCTTTAAGAGTGTTGCGTGAAGGCTGGAGATAATGAGTAAATTCAAATTTGAAAAGTACGATGACCCCTTTAGAGCCTTTAATATACAGATGTCTATCATATGTGACTTGGAGCAAGGCGGCAAGATATGCGAAGAAGAAGCATTTGAGCAGGTGAAAGCACTATACAAACAATTCAAGCATTATTTTAAGCATGAACACGAGGCAACTTCTGTACTAGAGAATAAACAATACTACGAAGACAACAAACAAAATTACAAGGAGAATAAATAGATAATTTAATGTTTAACTGGATAGTAGATTTTATCCGAGGTGGTGACGACTTAGAGGTTGCACCAGTGGACGAAACCCCTGAAGAAAAAACCAAGCGAGAGGAAAGACTTGAGTCCCGCCGTCAACGCTGGGAGGACAGACGGAAAAAACGTGAGGCCAAGCGAAATTACCGAATTGAAAAAATACACGCACTAAAAGAAAAAATATACGCAGTGGCGGCAAAAAGAAAATGGTTATTCCTAATCATCGCCGCTGTAATCGTTGGCTACCTAGTTTTTAAGTTTGTGTAAATGGACGCAATTATAGCTGGCCTGTTGGCATGGAGCATCGAGTTAATCGTAGCTACCCTTATGTTCCTCCTGCTCACGCACGAAGAAAATAAGGTCATTAAAAGGAGAAAGAAAAATGAAGGAGAATAAGTTTAACATCGTAATCTTATTGTTTCTCGGGGTGTTGTGCTGGGAGTCATATAGACTAGAAAAGAAGGCAGACAGGCAAATGTCGGCGTTCGTAGGTCAACAACAGCACATCAATGATATTCACATGATGTTGGAAAGTTTTGTTGAGATGGCTCCAAGAGAAATGGAATCAATAGCAAGGCAGGCCAGCAGAGAAGAAGGTGTCAAATTGTTCAAAGAGTTTGCCGCCAATTTCAAGAAGTTAAATGAAGAACCCGTATCAACCCCCCAAGACTGATCCCAAAAGGGACTACGACCGTTGGCTTGAAACTGTTAGAGAGCAAGACGAGACAGACTGGGGCGGGTTCATCTTTGCTGTTGTGATCCTTTCTATTTTTTTATTTCAACCCCTACTTATAGATTTTTTAGTAGAGATATTCAAGAAGCTATGACACATTTTCTGTTTGATGTAGACGGAACACTAACCAACCCAAGAGAACCAGTTAATCCAGAGTTTTCTAGGTTTTTTGGGGAATGGGTATTAGATGTTCAATCAAACGGCGACGAGGTGTTCCTAGTTACAGGCTCCGACAAACCCAAAACAATATCACAGGTTGGATTGCCTCTATATAGACTGATGAATGGAGTATACCAAAATTGTGGAAACCAGCTATTTATTCGCAACTCGCTAATATATCAATCAAAATGGGTTATCTCGGCACACCTAAGACTTGACCTTTTAATCCTAGCGGAGCGGAGTCCTTGGTTTGGTAAGGCCGAGCAAAATATAGAGGAGCGTATTGGAATGGTAAACTTCTCTACGGTTGGTAGAACGGCAACACAGAAACAACGAAAAGCATATGCCTTGTGGGACAAGTTTACTAAGGAGCGAGAACAAAATGCAGAATGGTTATCTCTTAGATACCCAAGATTACAGTTCGATGTAGGTGGAGAAATTAGCACAGATATATATCCCAAAGGGAAAGACAAAAGCCAAGTATTACAACACATGAAAGGAGAGACGATTTTCTTTGGAGACAAGTGTCACAAAGGAGGAAACGACTACACCATTTCAAGAGCGTCAGAAAAATTCCACCAAGTCGATGGCTGGAAAGATACAAGGAGCATAATAAATAGTTACTATGTCTAGTGTAAGAGAAAAACTTTCAAATATTTACGGAGAAGAATTAATCTTTGCCGATGGTTTTGACGATGCTATAATAGGCGTTGCCTGTGGTCACGACTCTCAGAGAGTTGTATACTGCTACGCAAGCATGGTGGAAGCCTGCATGGTGGAAGCTGGCATGACTTATAACGACGCTCTTGAATGGATTGAATTTAACACAATATCGTCTTACATTGGCAAACACACCCCAATATATGTCATGGGAACAGAAGAATGAAAAGTAATTTAAGAGGAGACTCAGGATTATCCGATAGCGGATTTTACAGATCACAAAAGTTTTTTCTAGAAAAACACAAAGAGACTCTTGACAAAATAGAAAGATGTAGTATAATGGAATTACGCCGTCGAAGGTTTGAGGCTAACGCGAAGCCGCCTAGACGCAAGAAATCCCTATGGAAAAGAATTAAGGAGTGGTTTGGTGCCAAGTAGATTTGATAATAGAACCGTAAACACATTTAAGAAAGACATAAAGTTCAGCACGAAGCTAGAGAAATATTTTTTTCACCAATGGCTTAATGTTCTCGAACAAAGTTCAAGCATATATGTTTCCGACTGGTCAGACAATGGCTGCGGTAACGATGGAGAATTTATCGCAAAGGGGAATACAGCCGGTGCTGACTATAAAATTAGCGGGTCAGTTAGAGGTGTCGGGCTAGATGCAAAACTAACTGAAGAACCACTAGAAATTAAATGGGTTCCAACGGCTGGTAAGTTCACCCTAAAGGAAAATGATTTAAAAGCATATGTAGAAGAAGAGGCAAGTATTCTTTTCATCTACAATTCTGTGAGATGTGGTACGGACATGCGTAAGCCTAAAGACTACGACTTTGAGAGACACATACGTTTAATTGAGTCGAAAGCAGACCAAATCAAGTGGGGTATCATGTGGTCTCCAAGAGTGAAAGAATTTTACAATAACGCTAAAGAAAAGTCGCTGTTTAAACCGATAAATTATATGGGTGGTAAGTCGGGCGTTGTATTAAAACAAAAAGACTTTAGCGAATGGTTCGTAGAGGAGAATTGGAATTGAGACAACTTAGACTTAGTTGCTGTGAAGCAATAGTGGATAAGGTTCCGTATGAATGTCACCATTGTGGAGAAACATCTTTCTTTGCAGAGGAGGTGGACAAAGAAGATCATGTCATTCGACTGGGTGGTTTTTCTGGAGACAAGAAGAGGGAGACAAGACCTTGGGGTTCGTTTGAAAACCTATTAGACGAAGAGGGCTACAAGGTCAAGAAGATTGTTGTAAACCGCGACCGGAGACTTAGCCTACAACTACATCGCAATCGAATGGAGACTTGGCACATACTCTCTGGAAAAGGTGAGATGCAGATCGGGAATGCTGTTTGGGATGTTGAGACTGGGGACAGAGTTGAGATAGGCAAACTTGAGGTACACAGGATTACGAACGAGAGCGACGTACCATTAGTGATTTTAGAACTGCAAACTGGTGACTGTCGGGAAGATGATATTGTTAGGGTAGAGGACGACTACGGGAGAACGGAATGATAGTAGGAATTGTATCGGGGTACTTTAACCCCGTCCACACAGGACATTTAGATTATATTGAGGGAGCAAAAAATGCTTGTGACCTACTGTATGTTATAGTAAACAGTGATAAACAAGTAGACATTAAAGGTAGTGAGCGTTTTATGGACGAGGAGAGTAGGTTAAGAATCGTGAAAGCACTAAAACCCGTAGATAGGGGATTGATTGCTAAAGACGATGACGGAACAGTGGTTAAGAGTATAGAGTGGATTTACAACTGGAATAGAGATGACCCGTTTGTGACCTCATTTGTGTTTATGAATGGAGGCGATAGAGTTGCGGGTAACACCCCCGAAGAAGAATATTGTTCTAGAAACGGTATAACAACCTTCTACAATATTGGTGGAGGTAAAACCGAATCATCAAGCACCCTGCTAGAAAAGGTAAAGAATGATTAGAGGTCTAGAGTTACTAGATATTAATGATGATTACATGGAGTTGCTCTGCCAACTCAGCGGAAAAAACAAACATATTAAATGGCAAACCGCGATGACATTTTGGTTGAAATACGAAGATAACGACGACCACCAAACCTTTGTCTTTGAGGGTAGCGACAACATAGTAGGAACAGCAACGGTTCTAATAGAGAACAAACTACTTCACTGCGGTTCTAAGGTTGGACATATTGAAGATGTGGTAGTTGACAGCAAATCAAGGCTATCTGGTGTGGGCAGAGGGCTTATCAACGCATGTATAGATTTCTGTAAAGAAAGATTTTGTTACAAAGCTATACTAGACTGCTCAAAAGAAAATATACCATTCTATGAATCCTGTGGATTTATTCACCATGAAAACTGTATGAGGATTGACTTTGAATAACAAGGTGGATTTATTAGGATATTATGGATCAGACGAAGTTATCGCCTGCTCCGCATGGACATCTACATCAAGAGATTTAACAAATGAAAAAAGAAGTAGAATTGGAAAGCTCATTAGCATGTTGTGGAGGGAAGGACACGAAACTCCTTTTGAGAAGGGTGTTGTGCACTTCTTGGTGGATTGTGAGATTGCTTCTCATATCCATCTCCTTAAACATAGGATTAGCTCTCTTAATGCTGAATCAGCCCGCTATAAAGAATTAAAAGAAGATAAGTATTACCTCCCTGAAGACTGGACTGAAATTAGAAACTCCAATCCTAACCTTCGTATAGACGGGAATGGGGAGAAGCACCAAAAGTGGACTACGATCTTAAGAAGATATACAGAGCTAGGAAATTTATTGTATCACCAGTGCGTGGAAGATATTGAACCTACATTGGGCAGAAAGAGGGCGAAGGAATCCGCCCGCTTCTTCAAGACCTACAACAGCCAGATTCAGGCAGACATTATGTTTAACATGCGTAGTTTTGCTAACTTTATAAAGCTAAGAAATAGCGAACACGCACAAAAAGAGATTAGAGAGATCGCACAGTCGATGTGGGATTTAGTTGAGAGCATTGAGGGAGAACCGTTTAAACACACGTTGGAGGCAATTCAATGTCGGCTAGGATAGTACTGTCGGTCTTATTTGTTTTTTTATGTGTAATAGATAATATATTTACATACGAAATAACAAAATGGCCCATATATCAAGAGATTGGGCCGGTAGCGATCTTCATGCTCCTAGTACCATATGGGCTTTGGGTTCAAAAGATAGCTGTTTGTGCAGCATTGTACTATTTTAGAGAGAAAATAACCAATGAGTTTCTATGTATCCTAGACATAGCTATGATGCTTGTAGTTTGTAACAATGGATACTTATATTATGGGATCATGTTCTAATGTATGAATATAAAGCTATAGTTGATAGAGTAGTTGATGGGGATACGGTTGACTTTTATGTTGATCTAGGTTTCAGTGTTGGTATGAAAATACGGACTAGGCTTGCTGGCGTTGACACGCCTGAACGAGGGCAACCTGATTTCCTACTTGCTACCCAAAAATGTAGAGAGCTGCTAAACAAAGCTGCGGCATCCTTTCCTTACGAGGGCAAGATAATAATTAGGACAGAGAAGACGGGGAAGTACGGTCGTTGGATCGTACATATTCAAGGTGTAACTGATGAACTGGCCAAAATTTGGCCCTATGGAGATTAAAATGGCAAGAAACAGAACGAGACATCAAACAGGAAGCAGTATAACTACACCCACTTGGTTTGGTTCACACGCTTCAATGGTAGTAGATCATTCGGAAGTGCAAATTGGAGGGCGAGATGTAACCCTCTCCGAAGATCAGGTATTATGTCAAGATGACAATGGTTATTATATAACCGAAAAGAAAAAGTTAGACAGCGGTCTCGCTGACCCAAATAGATATTCAAGCAGGAGATATAAATGAAGGCGTTAAACTACCTACAAAAAAAAGCGGAGTCGGATCAGCAAGCAGCGTTACTAGCGTTTGATTTATTACTAGAAAAGGCAGTCGGGATTGGCGATCACTCAACGTCAGACTTCCTTTCTAACCTAAATGAGTCCTTAAACAATTTAGTAGATGCTAATGATAGGCTAGAAACTATAGAGTGGCTTAGAGGCGTATACGGAGATGATTAAAGATGTCAAAACCCTCAACCATTTACGTTCTAGTCTGCGTGGAAATATCTATTGATAAGCTATTTGGAAACTCCTACTCAGTAGAACCGATTGGTGCTTTTAACGATTTAGATATAGCATTAAACTATGCGGTTAAACTAGAAGACCTAGACCAACCTAAAAAAAATATAGATGTAGCTTATGATGTCTTAGAGTTTGACCTTAATGAGAAACCACACATCTTAACATTTTTAGAAAAGTCCAATAACGCCTTAGAGCAAAGCGTTACCGAAGTGATAATAAAGCTAATGGGGGAAGGGCTAATTGACCAGTTGGTCGGTGAAGATGGAAATTTTTACTACGAACTCACCGAGGAGGGTAAAAAAATGAAGCAGTCCATACCCAAGATAGTTAAAAAACTTTTTCCCAAAAACAAAGATGAAGAGTAGTACCTATGATAAACAGGGTTTTGTCTAAGCTAATCTTGCAGAGTCAAGAGCCGACCAGTTGGGAGACTTCGTTTCTCTTGAGTGCTGCATTATGGTCTAAAAGAAGCCACGATTCACAAACACAGTGTGGAGCAGTGCTAGTTAAAGACAAAAGGATTATTTCAACTGGCTACAACGGCTTTATCTCTGGTATAGACGACTCCATTTTACCGAGAGAGAGACCTGAAAAATATCCGTTTATGATTCATGCCGAAGCTAATGCAGTCTACAATGCCGCCAAGAATGGTGTCTCAACAGTTGATTCTGATTGCTACGTGACAGCAGTTCCCTGTCTGTCCTGCGTCCAAATGCTTCACCAATGTGGAATTAAAAGGATTTTATTCTCAGACATCTCATCACCCAAGATGGAAATCTATTCCAAAAAATATGACACAATTCTCAGATTACTAAAGGGTAAGTTGGAGTTAAAGTACATACCAAAGTTGTCGCTAGATACCGATGTCTTGGAATGTATTTTAGAAACTTTCAAAAAAACCGAAGAACCCGATTGACTTTTAGGCCGAAGTGGACTATAATATAAGTAAACCGAAACAAAGGAGATTTTTAATGGCAACTTTAAAAGAAATGGCTGAGGCACACCTGCTTAATGTTCAGAGAGAGATACAACAACTCAATGAGCGTAAAGCTGCCATCGACCAAGACATAGCTAGACTGGCTAGCTATTTGGATGAGGGGAAGAAAACTTTGGAAGAAGATATTCAAGTGGAATCACCAATTCCACAAAGTCAAACCTTTTTAGGAGATAATTATGGAAAGTAATGAGTTTTACAAAGCACTAGCAAAATTGCCTAAGAGCTATTTCAATCAGGAAGGCTCGCTGGTTGGTGAGATTACTGGTGGTCAGTACCGAGGCGAAGCCGTAAACCCCGTGACAGCGGTAGCCTACAAGACTACTGGCACTGTTTACGGCACAAATAAGCGTGAGACACTTCGTGCTGGAAAAGTTTTAGGTCTCAATACTGGATTTACATCTCATGTATATGACGCGGTTACGAGCGTTTCAAATCGTGGCAATACTCAGGTAGTACGTGGAAAGGTTCGATCAGCTTTAGGAGTTTAATATGAATCAGAATAGTTGGAACGGAGCCGGAAGGCTCACAAAAGACGCAGAATTTACTACAACAAAGAAGGGCACACCGATGTCCAAGTTCCGCTTGGCGGTGAATGACCGTAGAATGGACGACACTTTGTTTATCAATGTGCTTTGTTTTGGTAAGATGGCAGAAAGCCTCAATCCTATGCTGCTCAAAGGTAGACTCGTTTCTATCACTGGAAAGCTGAAGATTGATGATTATGAAGATGAAAACCAGAACAAAAGAAGTTCTGTTTGCATCATGGCTGATGAGATTTCTCTTGGCCCCGATCCATCTACAATTACTAAGCGAACCACTAGTGAAGATGGAAGTTCTCCGTTTTAATTAGTATTCGTGACTCGGTACCACCGTTAAGGACGATGAAAACGGATAATTATAGCGACCGAGTAGCCTCGTCGAGTCTCAATGGCTTGGCGGGGCTTTTTCATTCTTATAACTACGCACTGCTCCCAAGTTATGCCTAATGGGTAACAAAGGAGGTTTATTATGACAAACTCAACTTTAATTCAAGACTTTTTAAGACGTAGCGTAGGTTGGGAACACCTACTGAGCCAAGTTGTTTCTACAAATAACCGCTCAAACTTCCCTCCATTCAATATCGTTAAGGATGGTGATGGTACACAGATACAGTTAGCCCTTGCTGGATACAGTAGGGATGACATTTCTGTGACTATTCAGGACAAAGTTTTGACAATTTCCTCAAGTGGGGTTGACAAACAGGACGATATAGAGTATAATTATAGAGGTGTCGCAAAGAGGGCGTTTACAACTAAATTCTCTCTTGGACAATATCATGAGGTGAAGGACGTTTCTATGAGGGATGGCATGTTATACGTGTCTACTGAGGAAGTTCTTCCTGAAGAGAAGAAGTTAAAAACTTTTACAATTAACTAGTTTAAATTGCGGAGCAGTGTGTAGTTATGGGAATGGATGGCGTATCAGATTTACAGGCATATCAGTGGATAGCAGAGTTATTGGCTTTTGGTATAGCTACATTTTGTGGGGTTTGCTTCATGATAGGAATGATTGCTGGGCCAGAGAAAGTAAAACCAGTAGGCTCTAACCTAAAAACAAATATTGACGATCAAGACTTGTTTGCGGTCGCCACAGGTGATGAAGAGTATCTAGCTGCACACTGCACGCTAGGGACAAAAAAAGCCACGGCTAGACGTACTGTAAAAAGCCAAGACTCAGAGGTTAAAAGACTCAAGCTGGAAATACAAAAGTTAAAACGAGCAAACAAACGAGAGAAAAGCCAACCTAAAGAATATAACGGTACTGGTTGGGACGCTGTAGATATAGCCGGAAACAGTGGGAATGCTTGGAATCCACCTGAATACTACGAGATGTACGCACCTGAATTGATAAAGACTAAGAAATCAAAGACTAAGAAATCAAAGAGTAAGAAATCAAATAGTAAGAAACCAAAAAGCAAGAAACCAAAGACGCAAAAGGTGGAGCAAAATAGTGAGCTTATACAAGAATGTATAGCAGCACTGGTTAGTCTAGGGGAGAAGAAGTCCGTCGCTAAATCAACAACAAACAATTATTTTACAAATAATCCAAACACAAAATCAGTTGAAGAGTTTATTGCAGGAGTATACGTAAAGTGAACATAAACTTAATGGCTCCAATCAATCAGCTTGGCTACGGCGTAGCTGGATTAAACATCCTTAAAGCATTGCAAAAAAGGGCGAACGTATCCCTGTTCCCGATTGGACAACCTCAAGTTACCAGTCAGGCAGATGCAGATGCCGTCAGGAGTGCTGTAGAAACGTCTAAGAGATTTGATGCTTATGCACCCTGTATTAAGATTTGGCATCAGAACCAGATGGCAGAACGTATAGGGTCAGGCAAGTTCATTGGCTTTCCCATCTTTGAGTTAGATACCTTTAGCGATTTAGAAAAGCACCACCTAAATTCCTGTGACAGATTAATGGTTTGTTCAGAGTGGGCAAAAAATGTATGCTTGGATCAAACGTATGTACCCCATGTTGATGTTGTTCCTCTTGGTGTAGACGCAGAACTATTTTCCCCAGCACCAGTAAGAGAAGACGATAAAACAATCTTTTTTAATTGTGGTAAATGGGAGGTTCGTAAGGGTCACGATATTCTCATTAACGCTTTCAAGAAGGTTGTTGAGCATGGAGAAGATGCAGAATTATGGATGATGTGTTCAAATCCGTTCAACTCCCCAGAAGAAGAAAATAAATGGCTAAATCTTTATTCTCACCCAAATGTCAAGATTATTCCAAGGGCTGAGACACAGGCAGAAGTGTATAATATTATGTCCCAAGTAGATTGTGGAGTGTTCCCCTCTCGTGGAGAAGGTTGGAACTTAGAACTCCTAGAGATGATGTCTTGTGGTAAACACGTAATAGCCACTGATTATTCAGCCCATACTGAATTTTGTACTAAAGAAAATGCGGGCTTAGTGACGATAAAAGATACAGAACTGGCGTTTGACAATAAATGGTTCTTTGGTCAAGGAAAATGGGCTAAAATTGGTAGTCATGAAGAGTGGGATTTGAGCATGAAAATGATGAGGTTTATACTCGACAAGAAGGGTACGATTAATCAAGCTGGTATAGAAACAGCCAAGAGGTTCTGTTGGGACAACTCTGCCAGCAAAATAATGGATTTATTAGATGTCTGATGAACAAAAGACGAATAAAAAGATAATTGTTTGCTACAGTATAGATTATGACAATGAGTACTCAGTAGATATTAATATAGAAGATTATGAAGAGCAAACCCTAACTCATTTATCAACACTCTTAGCATCAATTCCATCCGTGCAGTTTCAAGTTCAAACCATGAACATAGTAAAAGATGCGTTCCTAGAGGATGGTAAGGGTGAGGAGCTTGAGCTTCTTATTTCACAAATATTACTTAAATCGGAATCATTACTAACCAAAATGCAACAGTCAAAGGAACTTAAGGAGGAAGACCAAAAAGGAAGCAACGAGCCGTGCATCAAACCTTCAGATATACTATAGGAGAATATCATGAGTGAAAATAAAATAGGCTGGCAAAAATATGAAGACATGCTGGAAGAGCAAATGCAATCGCCTTTATTTCAACAGCTCTACAGATCATTTCAGGATAACATGCTTTCAGAGGTCGGTGAAATAACAGAGCTAGAAGATTTTACTGAAGAAGAAATAGAAGAATTGTTAAAGTCTCAGGGTGGACAACAAATGAATCACCCGCAGGAAAGTTTTATACCAGTTGACGACAAACTTATTGAAAATATAAATTTAGTAACAAATTTTGATTGTTGGATGGGTCACACAAACTTTAACATAACAGAGGACATTAAAACAGCATTAGATCAAACTGAGGGTGTAGAAGCCCTTAAGATTTGTAGTAGATATAGATTCTTTGTTGGCGTCGGAAAGATGTTTGATTTTAAAGATGTCAGAAAGAAAATAGAACAAACAATAATTAAAAAGGAGAATAATATTGAGTAATGGTATTGAGGATTATTTATCAAATGAGGACATTGTGAAGGTTGCAAATAAGGCTGCGTCATCTTTTTCCTCTACATTGTCTAGGGACGAAATTCAGAGCTGTATACTCTCAGCATTATGGAAAGCTAAAAAGAGGTATAAAACGGGAAGTAAATGTAAATTAACTTCTTTTATACATAGAGGGGTTGTGTTTGAGTGCTTGACTCAGAGAAAGTTCAACCTAGCTAGAACCAATCAGCTAACAATAAGTGTGCCTGAGAAGCGAAATGACACGGAGAGAGTTGACATGCTGGACGAAATACAGCAGTGCGACGATCCCGAATTAATATATGACAGGTTTTACAAAAATATGACAATTAACGAAATCGCAAAAGACAGAGGGGTTTGCGGAGAAACTATACGAATAAGGTTGCAAAAAAACCTAAAAAAGTTGAGAAAATCAATGAGTTATGGTGTATAATATATCAGGAAACGGACTACATTACAGGACAAAAGGAATCTAAACAATTTATTTCATTTATCTTATTTAAGGAGATTCCTTATGCCTACTGTACGTCCAAGTGGTGCTGGCGACGAAGCTGTCGGAGCTGGTGCAAAAAATGATGGTGGTACCGTCATCCACGGTGGTAGCAATGCCGCCGGAGTCATGACCAAGAACCTTAGCCTCGCTGACATCGCTGATGATTTTGGCGAGAGCTTTGGTTCTAAGGTTGTAGTAAATGCTGGTTCGGGTGCTAATACCACAGACAGAGCCGGTGTTAGTCAAGCTAGAGCTGGTCAAGCTGGAACCATTGCATACAATTCAACCGCAACTCAGTGGGTTGTTCAGGGTGGTAATGTTACCACTACTCTCAACAACGCAGCGAACACCAAGCTGATTGGCGGTGCGGCTGATAGCGAAGGTATGGACGCAACTAGAAGCAATGTTACGTCAAACAACAAGCGTAAGAAAATCGGTGATACGGTCATTGATATTCTAGCTACCCCATCTACAACCATTAATGGTTTCGTAACTAGTAGAACTGGTGCTGCCAACGACGTAAACATGGTAGCACCAAGTGGTGCTGGAGACGTTGCTGCTAGTGACAATGAAGCTAATACGACCAGAGCTGTTCCGGGTGAACTTACCTACATGTTTGGTGGTAAGAATCCGAAACAGGATCAGTACAAAGGTAAAGACACCCCAGAAAGCGGCGTGATCTAAACCCCTGTACGTGCATCTTAAAAACCCCCGCTCCCCTCTGGGGGGTGGGGTATTTTTAACACTGGGAGCTTAAAATGTTATCACAAGAAGAAGCTACAACTATAGGTACAATATTAGGGCTTGGTGGATCATTAATTATTTTCTTGTGGAGGGTGTTCAAGGTTAGCAGGGTTTTTCTAAAAGATCATGAGTATTTAAAGGATTCTATCGAGACTATTAAAAGCGAAGTCACGCCAAACGGCGGAGGCTCAATGAAAGACGCAATCAACTGCCTTAAGGATACTTGTCAAAGGATAGAAGTAACGCAAAAGGTTTTAGACCAAAGATCAAAAGCGGCACTTCACTACACCGGTAGACCTCTCTTTGAAACTGATAAAACCGGTAGAGTGACTTGGAGCAATGAATCTTTTCAAGAACTAACGAAAGACAATGGAGATTTCACGGAGGGGCTTGACTGGATTTCTATAATAAATGAGGAAGAAAGAGAAGAGTTCTTAAAGGAGTTCAATTCCTGCCTCAGAATGTGCAGGAGAGTCGATATAGAGACTGAATCGGTACATGGACAGAAAATTCACTTTTTAGGTTATCCGTACAGGATCAGTGAAAAGTCTCACGAAGGTTTTTTAATTCATCTTTATAAGGAGAACTGATATGGGTTCTAAGAAATTTACACTAAACTGGGCCGATATTTCTAAGATCGGCAAGAACGCCCTGTTGGTGGGTGGAGCAGCAGCTCTTACCTACGTAGCTGGCAATTTGGATCAAATTGATCTAGGTACTCTTGGTACACTTTTTGTACCCATCGTTGCTGTTGGTTTGGATACCGCCATTAAATGGCTTAAAGACAACAAAGACGAGGAGTAATAATGGACACATTCAGCAGTCCGAGGGAATTGTTGAATGCCTACAGAAACGGTTTTGAGGGAAGCATCTGCGACCCAGAAGAAACAGCAGAGCTTCTCGCAAAGTTAAAAACACCTATTTTTGGTGCGACCGCCTACAGACTTTTCGGTAGCGGAGAGGGTAAACTCTCCCTGCCGTTTAAGTCTTTGCTGAAGTTTGATTCAAGTTTTGGGCCGTCTGAAAGGCAAACGACAGGAGACTGTGTTTCTCACTCCACCAGAAACGCCGTCGATATAACGAGAGCAGTGGAGATAGACATAAAAGGCGAGTTAGAATCTTTTGAAACTCGCAGTGCTACAGAGGCAATATATCAATCTAGGGGCCACAGAGGACAAGGCATGACCTGTTCCGGTGCCGCTAAGTACGTCCACTCTAAGGGCGGTATTCTACTAAGAAAAGACTATGGCGAAGTAGATCTCTCTACATACAACTCAGCCCTTGGTGCTAGACATCAAATACCCTCTAAGATTTATTCTACAGAGGCTAAAAAGCATCAGGTAAAAACTATTTCAATGATAACCACAGTCGAAGAAGCTAGAGATGCACTCTCTAATGGTTACGCTCTCAGCGTATGCTCAGGGTATGGGTTCAGCAGTCGTAGGGATACTAACGGGATTGCCAAGCGTGGCTCCGGCTGGAACCATGCTATGGCTTGGATAGCTTGTGATGACACCAAAAAACGGTTTCGAGAAACCCTCTTCCTAGTTCAAAACAGTTGGGGTAAATGGAATAGTGGGCCAAAAGTACATGGTCAACCAGAAGGTAGTTTTTGGATACGTGAAAAGGACGCCAGAGGAATGTTGGCAGAACAAGGATCTTGGGTTTTTAGTGACGTGGAAGGTTTTCCAGCTAGAAACTTACCAGATTACGGTACATCATCATACCTATAGGGTGCTATCATGAAAATACTAGGTACTTGGCTTTTAGCCTCAGCTTTAGTGACATTCAATTTTACAGGGAACGAAGACAACATAAACCATAGACCATATATATCTACAAACCTAGCCAAAGTCATAATGACTGAAGATGAGGACACAGTAGAAGAAAAGTGTGATGGTTCTGGATGGATTACTCACGGAGATGGTCACAAAACAGAATGCCCCGGATGTTCTGCGTGCGAAGACAAAGTTAAGCCTGAGCCAGACCCAAAGCCAAACAGTGGGTGTGACTGCGGCTGCGATAAACAAGAGTGTAACTGTCAAGAAAGTGGTCAATGTTTCCCCCTAAAAGAAGACGTTAAAAAAAAAGAGTCATCCCAAGACTTTTTGATATCTTCAGACGATCCAGAATTCTACATCTATCATTTTGGAGCGAAGTGGTGTGGCCCATGCGAGAAAATGAAACAGCAGACTTGGGCAAGCAGGAGGGTCAAAGAAGCGATAGAGCAGAAGAAGGCAAAACTTATTATTTATGACGAGGATAATCCAGATCATAAGAAGTTTTTTTTGTACTACAAAGTAAAGTATTACCCGACCGTAATTTTTCTCGATCATGATAACCTAGAAAACCCAGTACATAGATTTTCGGGCTTTATGGATGCTAGTAAAATGGTTGAGACTATACAGGAGAAATTAAACGATGAGTGATTTACCAGAAGCACAACAATTGATCGGTCGAAGAATACTAGCACACGCACAATCAAGATGTGACAAGTTTTCTTTTGATCCGTTCACCATTATGGCAATTTGTAATTGCATTATATCCGTAGTTAAGCTATTATATATGTGTTACTCGAAAGAAAAAATGTTGTCGGCAATTCGATCCGACAACATTATCCATAGATATCTAATAAGAAAAGAAATAAGGAAGAATTTTAAAGGCAAGGACGAAAGAAAAGCGTTATACAAAAGTTTCTCAGAGGTGTCAAAAACACTTTCAGAAAGAGAATTGTTTGATTTAATGGAAAGTATACAGGAGTAAAGATGAACACTTTTCAAATTATTATGCTTGTTGGAGCGGCCATATTAGCACTGAGTGTTTTTTGGCCCCATATTAAAGGCTTTGCCTCTAGTTTTAAACCTAGCGATGTAAAGCCATATATTCCCCAAGACGGAATCCCGAAGGACTCTTCCTTGGTGGAAATTATCAGGTGTTGGGAGCATCTAAAGGTTAGCTGTGAGAAAGCAAAACTAAACTCTGCTTGTGACGAATTAGATAAGATCTTCCCTCTCTTTGTTCCAAAGGTGGACGATAGAGAGGTGAAAAATGCCTAATACTGTAAAGCTAATACTAGCCACCATCCTTGTGGTAGCTGCTTTCTTTGGCGAACAGATCATTGAAATTGTAAAAAATAACGTAGAGATTGTTAACACACCGTCAGTTAACGTGGACGAGCCAACTTTGGAATACAAAACGCTCGTTCAGAAGGTTGTAGATATGGATATAGATAAAAAAGACGCAACGCAGATATCGGACTTCTTCCTAGAGGTCGCAGATGTAGTTAAGTCAGATCCCGGATTTTTGGACTCCACAGGAAAATTCAGAGAGTTCAATATAAAGTCTGGTGGCCTTAACTTTGCGGGCTTAGATCTAAAGGATAAGTATCCCAACCTTGGAGAAGAGATAGATAGTATTATCGTAAATACAATAGGTCTAGAAGATAGTCAGTTAACAGCGAAAAAGAGAAAGAGCTTGCATGATTCACTCAGTGCTATCGCATGGGGTGTACATCAATAATGGGCATCACGGACAAAATAGTTGAATCAATACTAGAACATGTAAACGTAGAACAAAAAGACATAGACAAGGCAACTGAAATACTCGATATGATTTCTTTCACAAAGGAGAATGGAAAAGACATTATACTGATTAAGATTGGTGATAATGTAGAAATTAAAATTTTAAAATGATTTAATGCCCCGCCGTAGTCGCCAGCAGATTATTGCGGGGTATTTGCATCTAGTCACTTGACTTACGGCCTAGATGTGTTATAATGAAGATGTGCCAACATCGCAGATATAATAAGGATATAACTAAATGCACGTCACCAAAAGAAGCGGAGAAAAAGAAGAGTTCTCCGTAGAAAAAATTCACAAAGTCGTTCAATGGGCTACCAAGGGTATTAATGGGGTTTCATTCTCAGATATCTGCATGAACGCAAATCTCTCTATTTACGATGGGATTAGTAGCTCAGACATACACCAGATACTCATCAAGTCGGCTAATGACTTAATTTCTGAAACCAACCCCAACTACCAATATGTTGCCGCAAGACTGTTAAATATGCAGCTACGAAAAGAGGTTTGGGGGTATGGCGACCAACCAACAGACTTCTTGTTGTTCCTACAAAGAAACGTAGATAATGCGGTCTATGATCCAGCCATACTAGCTAGATGGTCTATTGAAGACGTTGACAAGCTAGGAAAATATATAGACCACTCTAGAGATGACAAATTCACGTTTGCTGGGCTACAACAACTTATTGATAAGTACCTAGTAAAAAACAGAAGCACCGGAGCGATATACGAGACCCCTCAATTCGCTTATATGTGTATAGCAATGTGCTTGTTTGATGACATAAATGAGGTAAAGAAAGCTTATGACTGTTATTCTACATTCAAAATTAATCTTCCTACTCCTATTATGGCTGGTGTTAGGACTAACATACGTCAGTTCGCCAGTTGCGTTTTGGTTGATGTTGATGACAATCTTGACGGTATATTTTCGAGTATTCATGCGGTGGGCAAGTATACAGCGAGAAGAGCGGGAATTGGACTCAACATTGGAAGAATGAGACCAATCAATTCTCCCATCAGGGGTGGTGAGGTTATCCATACGGGCCTAATTCCATATCTAAAAAACTTTGAGTCTGCTGTAAAGTCAACGTCTCAGAATGGACTACGTGGAGGATCTGCTACGGTCCATGTACCGTTCTGGCACTATGAAATTGAAGACATTATGGTTCTCAAGAACAACGCAGGAACAGACGATAATCGTGTTCGTAAATTAGATTATAGCATTCAATTTTGCAAGATCTTTTATGACCGATTAATAGCCAATGAAGACGTTACCCTGTTTAGTCCTCAAGAGGCAACTGGTCTATACGATGCGTTTGGTGATAATGAAAAATTTGAAGAGCTATATTTAAAATATGAGAGAGCCACTTCGCTAAAGTTCAAGAAGAAGGTATCAGCACGTAAACTGGCTGAGATTTTTGCTCGGGAGAGACTTGAAACTGGTCGTATATATAGCATGAATATTGACTCAGCTAATGCACATGGGTCATGGGCGACACCTTGCTATATGAGCAACCTTTGTCAAGAAATCATCCACCCGACCCAACCAATTCAATCCATTGACGATCCAGAGGGTGAAATAGGCATCTGTATTCTTTCGGCACTAAACTTATTAGAACTAGGTAACGAGAAAGACATAGAGGACGCCTGCCGGATGGCGGTTAGGACTCTAGACTCTGTTATCGACTATCAAGATTACCCAGTTTTAGCTGGTGAGACATTTACTAAAAACAGAAGATCTTTGGGTATTGGCATCACCAATCTAGCTGGCTTCTTGGCTAAGAACAAGCTGAAGTACGAAGATGTTGAAGCACTAGAGCTAGTACATGAAACTATGGAACAAATTCAGTGGAACCTTATCAACGCTAGTTGTGAGTTAGCTGAAGAAAAAGGTTCTTGCCCTAAGTTTGAAGACACAAAGTATTCTCAGGGGTTGTTACCAATCGATTGGTACAAAAAAACTGTAGACGAACTAATAAAACCTAACTATAACATGGACTGGGAGGGGTTGCGTGAGAGGATTAAAGAACATGGTCTTAGGCACTCTACTTTATCTGCTATTATGCCTTGTGAATCTAGCTCCGTCATTCAGAACTCTACCAATGGAATTGAACCCGTTAGATCGTTGTTGATACACAAGAAAGCAAAGAACGGAATCCTTAAACAGTTAGTTCCAAATTACCACATGAGGAAAAAACATTATACTTTAGCTTGGGAAATGACAGATAACACGGCTATTATAAATATAGCCGCAGTAATACAGAAGTTTGTGGACATGAGTATGAGTACAAATCTGTACTACAACTACTCCCATTATGAAGATGGTAATATCCCACTCAGTGTGCTGATTAAAGATCAGATATACGGCTACAAATATGGGTTAAAAAACTTTTATTATGCTAACACTCCAGATGGTGACGGAGAAACAGAGAAGGGCATGAATTGCGAATCTGGAGCGTGTGCGATATGAAAAACGGTTTCACCTGTTCGGCTTTTGATCTATGTCATGCCGGTCATATACTTATGTTGGAAGAGTGCAAAAAGCACTGTAGAAAACTTACAGTAGGCTTACACACCGACCCAACAATTGATAGACCAGATAAAAACAAACCAATAGAGACGGTTTATCAAAGATACCTAAGATTAAAATCAAACGTGTTTATTGATGAAATAATACCCTACGAGACTGAGGAAGACCTGTATGTCATATTAAAAAGTGGTGACTATCATATCAGATTCTTAGGCGAAGACTACATAACAAAGACGGACTTTACTGGTAGTGAGTTAGACATAGAAATTCATTACTGCAAGAGGTTCGGGTATTCATCATCCGGTTTAAGGCAAAAAATTCAAGAGGCCAAAAAAAAATGAAGACTATTTTCAACACCAAGAACGTAGACCCAATGACACAACCCCTATTTCTGGGGAAGGATTTAGGTGTTCAGCGTTACGACGTTCTTAAGTATCCAATCTTTAAGGATCTTGACAGTAAGCAGATGATGAACTTCTGGAGGCCGGAAGAGATAGAGCTAAAAAAAGATCGTGGAGATTTTAAAGAGATGTCAGATAATGAGAAATTTATCTTCACCTCTAACTTGAAGTATCAAACTATGCTCGACAGCGTAATTTGTCGAGGCGTACCAACCTTACTAGAGTTTGTTACAAATACAGAGCTAGAGGCCTGCCTCATGACGTGGCAGTTCTTTGAAAAAATTCATAGCCAATCTTACTCATACATTATTCAAAACGTGTATGCAGACAGCTCAGAGGTCTTTGGGGGGATTTATGAGGATAAAGAAATCATGAAACGTGCAAACGGTGCCATTCGTGATTATAACAATCTGATGGGGATGGCTTGTGATAAAAACAAACCTTCAGACCTCAAGAAGCAAATATATATGACCGTAATGAGCATTAATATCCTAGAAGCCGTTAGATTTTATGTTAGCTTTGTTTGCAGTTTTGCTTTCGCTGAAAATAAAAAAATGGTAGGAAATGCGGACATTATTAAACTAATCAAAAGAGACGAAGCGTTACACCTAACAAACACGAAAGAAATACTTAAAATATTGCAAAAAGAAGAATCAGAGGGTTTCACCAAGATTGCTCAACAGTGCGAAGAAGATGCGGTAAAAATGTTTGAAAACGCCGCAGAGGAGGAAAAGAAGTGGGCGTCTTACCTATTTAAGGATGGTTCAATTATCGGTCTCAACGAAACAGTTTTGCATCAATATGTTGACTGGCTTTGTATGAGCAGAAGAAAAATGATTGGGCTACCTTACGAGAATGTCGGCAAGAACCCAATAGCAGGATGGACTCAGGCGTGGATGCAGAGTGAGAGTGTTCAGGTTGCACCTCAAGAACACGAGATCACTAGTTATAAAATAGGTGCTAGTAAAAACGATTTGGACGATATGGACTTTGGAGATATGAAACTATGACAGGAAAAAACTCACATCCCGACCAAGACGCTAGAATGGATCAACTACACAGGTACAAACTAGAGACTGTTCACGGAGTGAAACAAGATGTTGTTTTTAATAGTTACCCAGAATGGATTACAGTGCAAGAAAATCTATCTACCGACGACTACGTAAAAAAGATCGTTGGCTGGCACCATGATCGTAATCTCATTGATGGGTCAACAGATAAAGACCAATTTGCTAAACTGATACAGGAAGCCGGTGAGCTTTCCGACAACATCTGTAAAGGCGAGGACGTGTCTGACGACATTGGAGACATGATCGTCGTTCTACTAAATATAGCAGAACGGAACAAGTTAAGTCTCGCAGATTGTCTGTCGAAGGCTTGGGACGATATCAAGGATAGAAAAGGTAGGATGGTTGACGGAATCTTTATTAAAGAAACTGACCTGTAATTCCTAGAAGGTAACAATAAATGGCGAGAAATAGAAGAACCAGAAGAGAAGAAAAGCCCAAAGTACAGCATGTTGAAGCAAAAACAGAAAACCAAAAAATATATATAAGATCAATTGTAGAGAACGATATCGTGTTCTGCTCTGGCCCATCGGGTTCAGGCAAGTCTTTTGTCGCTGCCGGTATAGCAGCAGAACATCTACACAGAGGAGACATAGAACAGATAATTATTACTAGACCATTGGTTTGCACAGGAAAGGATATTGGTTCTTTACCGGGAGAACTTGGTGAAAAAATAGCACCTTACCTACTACCAATGCAAGAGAATCTAAAGTTTTTCTTTGGAAGATCCTATTATGGCCACTACGATAACGAGGGGCAGATACTATATAAGCCATTGGAAATAATGAGGGGTTCAACTTTTCATAATGCTTACATGATATTAGACGAAGCACAAAACTGTACAACCGAACAAATCAAGATGTTCATAACTCGGATGGGAAAGAACAGTAAGGTTCTCATCAATGGAGATGTTAACCAAGACGACCTCCGAGGAAGGAGTGGCCTAGACTACTGCATATCCAAACTTGAGGGCATCGACGGGGTGGGTATCTGTAGGTTGGGATACGAAGATATACAGAGAAATGATATAATAGGCAGGGTACTAACTGCATTGGAGAATTAAATGCCACTATATGATTACGAATGTGAAAAATGCTCACATCAAATTTTAGATGTCAAGCAGTCTTTTAATGACGACCCATTATCCTTCTGCCCAGAATGCAAGGAACCCGCCTTATATAGGGTTATAACGGGAGGAGTTCATAGTTTTGTAAAAGGCTCTAATACTATAGGTAGCATCGCAGATAAGAATGCGAGTGCCAATAAAAATAAAATCGCAGAAGAAACGCACAAGAAAAATGAATCTAAACCGAAAGAGAGTAAGGCATGGTACCATAAACACGGAAACGCTACATCAAAAGAGATAAACTCAATGACAAATAAACAGAAAGCTAAATATATAATGGAGGGTAAAAAATGAAGTATATAGGTGAGGGTTATATAGAGAAGAATACGAGCCGTATAAGTCTTTTTGATAAAACTGGGAATTTAATAGAAGAAGAAAAGAAGTATATAATTTCCCATTACGCTAAAGTTATAACAACTGAAGACGGCAATGAGAGTTATTTTGCTAAGATACATCAGAGTAGCTTATTCGACCCAAACGGGCCTTACGGCAAGCGTGAAAAATTCATAGACACAAAGATTAGAAGGGTATCAAAAGCGACATTTGATTTTTATATCACATATTTAAAAACTAATAATTCAATTTACTTAACAAAGGCTCAGAGAGGATTTTTAAATGACTAAAAAAGGACCACTAAGCAAGGCTGAAAGATTTTACCTAGAACACCATAAGAGCGTTGACTTAGACACGCTATGTAAAGATCTCGATAGGGCGAAGTCTAGCGTGAAAAAATTTCTAGGCACATTACCAAAAGAGAAAAAAACAGAGGACAGCCTTTTATATCAACAGTTCGGCAGAAACGAAAAGGGGTCTACCGTTATGACACAATCTGCCTCCGAGATGGCTGACTCCAGAAGAGTCGAATTCAATGCAAAAAAGAGACCTTCCTGCGTAACAACAATTAAGGGAGAGTAGTATGGACGAGGAAAAATGGAGGGAACATTACAGGAGTTCAAACAAGGATAAGGTTTGGGTTAAGGTAATGACTAAAGATGGAAAGCACTTTTTCTTTGACGGCAAACACGAGACTTGGGCGAAAGTTAAAAAACACTGTGAGTCTAAAAAGACTTTTGTAAAAGAGATGCATCTACAGTTTAGGTCTCACAAGTGTGTTTTAGACATAGGAGATCCCGCTGGAATTTATTTGGTTAGATCTGCTATGGGTGAGATGGGAGCAGGGACAACCAACTTCCTAACGCTCGGTTTGCTTAAGGATGACGGGTTAATTCATAAACAGATGTGGATGATACCCGAACTACTTAAAGACTTGGAATACGAGGATGAAATTGAGGACTGTTTTGAAGAGGCGATTATTTACAATGAAGAAAAAACGAAAGCGAAGTCAGAAAAGTAGGTATAAACACGAGAGCACTGGGGATTACTGTACCTGTGCTGCGTACGTAGCTGAGATAATGTGTAAGAGAAATGCCGAGAGAAAGAACAAAGGATCTTTACCCTATAAATTTTGGAACAAAAAGCCTTGGGACTGGACATTTAAGAAGCAAATGTTTGCGGCTAATAAAATATTGAAAGACCATAAAATATCCGAGGAAGCTCTGGTAAAGGCTATTCACTCAGATGAGTTTAAGAGTATTTTTTCTCTTAATCATCCAAAAGCCATTGGTATTATTCGCAAGTATCAGCTATTATTAAATGACCAGACCGAAAAATGTCAAGAGATTGACGTTAAGAAGAATGCTTCCCACCAGAAAAAGAAGTACGGTAGAAGAAACCTGTTTGACACTCTAAGGAAATTTGAAAATGGCGAAGAAAACGAAGAAGACCGAGGTCGCAAAAAGCGATAACCCAGTCACAAACATCATAAATAAAAAATATGGGCGTATTGTTCAGTCTGGCTCCGCTGTTTTAGAGTCACTTGAGAACTTTAAAACCATCGGTATATCTCCAGCATTGGACATAGCATTGGGCGGCGGTCTCAGAGAAGGGAGCTGTGTTGTTATGACTGGCGACCCCAAAACTGGAAAAACAACTACGGCCTTATACTTTGCGGCCAAAGCCCAAAAAGAGGGGAAGAATGTTGTTTATCTAAATACCGAGGGAAGGCTGACTAAGGAAAATTTCAAGGGCATCAAAGATCTTGATATAGGTGCTATTGAGGTGATGCAAGCTACAGATGAAGAGCCTATTGTGCCAGCCGAGAAGTACCTCAACGCATTAGAGTCATACATCAAACAAACGCCAGACCTAGTGGCGATAGTAGACTCCACCTCCAACATGGTTCCCAAAGATGAAATAGAAGGGGAAATCAGAACCGGTGTACGCAACGCCCTACCAAGATTGTTGTCAATGTTTTTTAAGCGTATAAGCGGCGACGTATCCAGAATGAAAGCTATAGTAATTTTTATTACACACAACATAGCAAATACCGGAGGTAGTCGCTGGGCACCTTCCAAGATGGCGGATTGTGGAAACATGCTTCAGTATCAAGCTGGAACCAATATGGTTATCACGCACCGAGGAAAATGGGAGGTTCCAAAAGACTCTGGGCAACACGTTGGGCAGGTTGCAAACTGGTTAATTAAGACCTCTGCCGCAGGTGGAACACCACTGAAAACTACCGAGAGCTGGATTAGATATGGGGTAGGAATCGATGAGTGTCAGGAGATATCTCAGATAGCAAGTGAGTTTGCTATGATCGAACGTAGCGGTGCTTGGTACACTATAACGTGTGCGATAGACAACAAAGAAGATCCGGTAATAAAAAGTTGGTTAATAGATAATGAAGTAGACCTAGAAGATGAAGAAGCTATCACGAAAGCATTCAAGTTTCAAGGTATGGAGAAGGTCACCAACTTTCTAGAAACAAATGAGACTATAACCCAGTTCTTATATGAGCAAATTAGAGAAGTACTGCTATGAAGGTGACTGGGTTAAACGGTAGAGAGTATAATCTAGACTTAAAAAAGTACACCAAGCAGAGAGAAAATTGCTCCTTCTATCATAAAATTGCAAGAGTTCTATTGAAAGAAATGTTTCGTGGCTATAATATCTACGAAGAGGTTAAATTACCGGGATCTGTAAAACCCTCAAAAAAATCTGTTCTATACCTTGACTTCTACATACCGAGTGCTATAATGGGTATTGAGGTTCATGGACAACAGCATTATAAATATACTCCGTACTTTCATAAAAGCAAGGCAGGATTTGCTATGGCTAAGAAAAGAGACATGGATAAAAGAGAGTGGTGTCGTACGAACGACATAAACCTAGTTGAACTTAGGTGGGATGATTCACCAGAGTATTGGAGAGAACAAATTGAACGCAGCAGATAGACTAAAACATTTTTTGGACGGAATAGATGCATACATTGCAGCTAAGAATGTAGTCCCTACCGCATTTAAACCAGACTTTATAATACCCGAAACTCTTTCAATAGAGGATATGGAAAACTTAAAACAAGATGAATGTTTTAATTATGCGTATCAGCTCTACCAATTTGCTGACCACGTTTCTAGAGAGAAGGCACACTGCGAAAATGTAGTCAGGTGGTGCGGAAATGCCTTGCAAAGTATAATATGCGAAGAGCTAAATGGTGGCGTTTGGGATCAATACGCTAAACATGAAACCAAAGTCGCAACAATTCTACGCAATGACGATTTAGCGGCAAAGATAAACGAGTGGAAATTGACTGCGGAGGGCAGACTAGAAAACATTAAGAGTAGAGAGTACAACGTTCGCCGTAAGGCAGATATTCTAATAGAAAAAGGGAAGAGAAAATGAGTGACGACCTTGTAAAAGCATTGTTAGAATCACTAACGCCGGAGCAGAAGTCAAATTTAATAGATCAGCTTTTAAGCAGTAATGCAAAAAGCGATGCTCCCGAAACACAGGAGGACGTAGCACCTCCGGAGCCTCAGTCAAACATTTCTGAGGATTTTAAAGTTATAAAACAAAATGATTTAGACCAAAGGAAAACTCCAGTGAGAGGTAGAAAAAATCAATGGGTGGATACAGGAGAGGATAGAGATCCGGACTTCGATCCAGAAAAATTTGAACGTATGGGTAAAACAGTCCGAAATCGTGGCAGAGCTAAAAAGATTCAGGTTGAGTGCCATGTGTGCGGCAAGAACTTTCACATCAACGAGAACTTAATCTACGGCGAATTTACAAGATGCAATCGTTGCACAGGAAGGTAGTATGGATTCTAAATTGTCAGATCTCGGTTCCGAAAGAGCTGTTCTAGCCGGTCTCTTCTCTTTTGGTGTCGAATCATATGTTGAGATATCTGATTTTCTAACGCATAATAGTTTTGCACACAGAAACAATCAGGTACTATTTAAATGTATTGAGAAAATTTTAAGGTCGGATGCTCACGTAGATATACCGTCCATACTTTCTGCTGCCGAACAGTTGAATTTGTCTGAGTGCGTTCACACAAAGCAGGAGCTTGAGTATATAAACGCCTTAATGGATTACCCAGTGAAGAGGGAAAACGTTCCTCACTTTGCTGCCCAAATCAAAAAGTTTGAACTGGCTAGACAGGCCAAGAAGGTTGCTCATAAAATATCAAAGGATATCGACGAGATAAAAGGCGATGAATCTATAGATGAAATTGTCAACTTAATTGAGAACCCAATAACAGAATTTCTCAGAAATGATGAGATTGGTCAAAAGCCGGAAAAGCTCGGAGATGACATAGATGAGTATTTAGATTTTTTGGTGGAGAATAAGTGTGACCAAATCGGACTATCAAGTGGCTTCCCTCGGTTTGATGCTGTTGTCGGTGGTGGCTTACGGCGTAAGTGTGTCGATCTTGTATCTGCTCGCCCCGGGGTTGGTAAGTCAGTTTTTGCTGATAATGTAGCACTACACAATGCCCGTAAAGGTATTCCAGTGTTGATGCTGGATACCGAAATGAGCAAGGAAGATCACCTCAACAGAATCCTTTCTAACATTAGTGGAGTTCCAATCGAAGAAGTTTCTACCGGACGATTTTCTGAGGATGATGAAAAGCTAATAAAAGTTCGCAATGCTATGGAGGAGATTAGGGATATTCCCTACACATATGTGAGTGTTGCTGGTGCCCCGTTTGAAACCATACTCAACACAATAAAGCGTTGGATTATGCAAGAGGTTGGTCAAGACGAGTTTGGAAAAACTAACGACTGTCTAGTTGTATACGATTACCTAAAGCTAATGTCCTCTAGCTCAATCAATAACAATATGCAGGAATATCAAGCGTTGGGTTTTCAGATCACCAATCTTCATAATCTCGCGGTAAAATTAGATTTCCCTTGCCTTTCCTTTGTACAACTCAATAGGGACGGGATAACAAAGGAATCTACAGACGCTGTGAGTGGATCTGACAGACTCATCTGGTTATGCACGTCATTCTCCATATTTAAATTAAAGTCGGCAGAGGAGCTAGCAGAGGACGGTCCAAGCTCGGGTAATAGAAAGCTAGTTACCCTCAAAGCTAGGCATGGGGCTGGACTTCTTGATGGGAATTACATTAATATGAATATGATAGGGTCTCACTCTCAACTCCTAGAGCTTAGAACTAGAGACGAGGTTCGCTCTTCCCCAGAGGGAGGCATAATTGAGGGTTCAGATTTACCATTTGATATAGAGGAAGAAGATGCTCAAAATTGATAATGACATTAAATTAGACTTCGATGATGTCTTACTCGTACCACAAAGGTCATATGCTGCGAGTCGAAAGGAAGTAAATTTAAAACGGAACTTTAAGTTTTATTGGTCCGATAAAGAGTGGCATGGTGTACCGCTCATGGCTGCAAATATGGACACTACCGGCACTTTTAATATGGGTATATCCCTGAACAATCATGAAGCAATAACGTGCTTACATAAATACTACAGTTCAGATGCTATAGAGGGGTACTATAAGTACTATAACGTGGAGAGCAATGTATGGGTTAGTATTGGTATGGACGTTGAACATGAACTTGAACGTTTGTTCAAAATTGAAGATAATACATCAATTCAGCCCAACATTTGTATCGACATAGCCAATGGATACACAGAAAAGTTTATTGACTATTGTGCTAAAGTCAGGCTAGAGTTTCCCAATTCAATCATCATGGCTGGCAACGTAGCCACCCCAGAGATGGTATCGGAACTAATTTTACACGGAGAAGTTGACATTGTTAAAGTCGGTATTGGTCCCGGCTCTGCTTGCACAACAAGGCTTAAAGCTGGGGTCGGCTATCCACAACTTTCCGCTATTGCTGAATGCTCCCATGTTGCTCATGGATTACGTTCTGACACTGGCAGGCTGGGACTGATTTGTGCAGATGGTGGATGTCGCTATCCAGCAGATGTAGCTAAAGCTTATGCAGCAGGAGCCGACTTTGTCATGCTTGGCGGTATGCTAGCTGGCACAGAAGAGTGTGAAGGCGAGTGGATTAAATATGCAGACACGCACGAGAAGAAGTCACTTGTGTTCTATGGCATGTCCTCTAAAAAAGCACAAGAAAAACATGGAGATGGACTACTCAGTTACAGATCTAGTGAGGGTAGAGTCAAGGAGATTCCATACAAAGGTAAAGCCGAGTTGGTTGTTAACGACATACTCGGTGGCGTTCGTAGTGCCTGTGCATACACCGGTGCTACGTCACTAAAGGATTTCAGTAAAACAGCAAGATTTGTAAGAGTTAACAGAACGCATAACGATTTATCAGTAGAGGAGGTATGATGTTAGCAACATACGCAATAACAATTTCAACGCTTTGTTATTTAGCTTGTGGCATAGATAATTTAAGGCAAAAGGATTTTCCACACGCATTGATATGGTTCTCGTACGCAGCGGCTAACACAGGATTTTTATGGTATGAGTTTTCAAAAAACCCAAACGCTTGATCTTAACAAAGTGAAAACCATCGTTTTTAACGATATAGATTTACTTCTTGGGCATTTTGATTTGGAATATGCCCAAGATTCGGATAATATATTTATGAGCTGTCCCATTCACGAGGGAAGTGATAACCCAAACGCATTGTCCATATCGCTGGATAAGCAAGTGTGGAGATGCTGGACTCGTGGGTGTCATGAAGAATTTGGGACGGACATTTTCGCTTTTGTTAGAGGTGTACTTTATTCCAGAGATGAGCCGCACCAGTTTTCAGACGCTTTAAGGTTGATATGTAATATATACAATGTAAGCAATGCTAAAACAGAGTACAAAGAAAAGGGTGAACGCACTGAAGACTTTTTTTCAGACCTAGTGAGAACTTTTAAGAAATCAGATCCGGTTACTAAACCAACCGCATCTTGTCTAGACGTACATACTATTGGTAGTTCTCCGTATTTTGAAAGTAGAAACTTCAAGAGCAAAACACTGAGGTATTTTGGTGTAGAAGATTGTCAAGACAATAGCTGTGCCATGAGACATAGATCAATTATTCCAATAAAGAACAACGGTAAAAAGATTGGATACATAGCTAGGTCTACAAAAGACTGGCTTCAACCGAAGTATCTATTTTCAGAAGGTATAAAAAAAACAGACTATCTTTATAATTATGATAATGCAATAGATACAGCCAGAAACAAACACTGCCTCTTTTTGGTTGAGGGGCAGGGGGATGTATGGAGACTCTACGAGGCTGGAGTAAACAATGTTGTTGGGCTATTTGGTAAAGATGTTTCTATTAGACAAAAAGAGTTACTACTAAAAAGTGGTGTAACGACCTTGGTTGTATTAACAGACAACGATCAGGCTGGCAGAGAGTCGAAAATAAAAATAAATAGGGAACTGGGAAGGCTCTTTAGTCTAGTCTTTCCAGCGACATACGGTAAAGACTTGGGTGACACGAGTGTCAACAAGATAAAGAATGAAATACTAATAAATCTACGAGGACTTTATTAATGAGAATACTAGGCATATCAGGAAGAAAGCAGGCGGGTAAAAACACCACAGCAAATATTTTACATGGTATTGTGCTTGAACGGTTAAATAATGTCGAGGGGTGGAAGATTGGCAAGAAGGGTGAGCTTCTCATTCTCACCGAGGGGTCTTGGGGAGAGTTTGACATTACTAGAAATGATGAAGCCTTTTCACAATACGCAGAGGGGAACATGTGGCCCTTCGTAAAACTATATAGCTTCGCAGATTATCTCAAGTGGATATGTGTAAAACTGTTTAACATTCCGCATGAGTGTGTGTGGGGAACTGACGAACAAAAGAATCAACATCAGTCGCATCTACTCTGGGAAAATATGCCTTGTTTGGAAATATTAAACAATCCGAACAAAAGAGGGCCGATGACGGCTCGTGAATTTATGCAGTTTTTTGGTACAGACGTTATGCGTAAAATGTACGAACCGATTTGGGTCAGTTCTTGCATCAAGAAAATACAGCAAGAACAATCAGAATTAGCGATTATTGCTGACGTGAGATTTCCCAACGAAGCCAAGGCTATCGAAAAAGCTGGCGGCACTCTAATTCGCTTAACAAGACAAACAATTGAAGATAATCACTCTAGCGAAGTAGCTTTAGACGATTATCCCTTCACAGACTATATAGATAACCAAGATAATAGCATTGATTCCTTAATGGTGAAGGTTAAACATTTCTACCAATCCCTTAAGGAGTAAGTATGTTAGTCACGTATGTGAGAAGTTCCAGCTATAATAATTATGCGTATTGCCAAATGCAGTACTTTATTACCTATGTTCTTGGGCACCAATCTGATAGCGGTAAAAAGGCAGATATGGGGACTATGGCCCATAAAGCTATGGAGATCCTAGCTGGACTCAAGAAGTTCCAACAAGACAACCCTAGAAGAAAGTATTTGGTTGTAGAAGATGATGCTGCTGGCAAAATCAGGATTAAGAAGGACGAGTTATATACAGACGACTTTGTGAACGATCTTATAGAGATATCCATAGACTGTTACGCAAAAAACTCTAAACATAAATTCTATCCAAAGGAAAGAAAAGAGGTGGCTCAAACGGTATGGACATTCCTTACGCATAGTGACGGAATGTTTGACCCCAGAAAAAGAAATATCCACCACCCTGAGCCTCATTTTGACATCCCGATTGAAGAAGATTGGGCAAAGTTTGAATACGAAATAGATGGAGAGAAGGTTCAGGGGCAGTTAGCAATCAAGGGAACAATCGACCTCGTAACACTACTCAATGAGGATACGATAGAGGTTATTGACTGGAAATCAGGTCGTCGTATGGACTGGGCCACGGGTGAGGTTAAGGACTATAAAAAACTTGAGAATGACGCCCAGCTTCTCCTCTATTTCTACGCCATATCTAAGCTCTATCCAGAGTATCCAAATAGAATTATGAGTATTTTTTTCTACAAGGACGCAGAAGGAGAACCAGATCCAAAACCGTTTTCTTTAATGTTTGATAAAAGCGACGAAGCTAGATTTTTAGAGATGCTAAAGAATAGAGTAGAAGAAATAAGACATAATGTTAACCCTAAACCCCTAGATCCTACGAGAAGTCACTGGAAATGCAAATACCTTTGTCATTTTTGCAAAAACAATTGGGAGGGTACAGACGAAAAAATGTGTATATATATAGAGAAGCACCTTAAAAAACATGGTATGGAAAAAACAGTAAACGAATGTACTCGTCCGGGCTTTAACATAGGCTTCTATGAAGCTCCGGGGTAGTTAGAAAAAGGGAGACTAAAATGCTCGATTTTATCTTTAATCGAAGGGATTTTCTTAGGGTTGGATCTATAGGAGCGGGGATGACAATGGCAGGCTTCTCTGATGAAGTCTTTGCCGCTAATGCACAGAGCCTGAATGACAAAGCTGTTGTCTGGGTGTGGCTTGGTGGCGGTCCTACGCAGTTTGAAACTTTTCACGCACCAAAGGACACGGTACCCACAGAGTGGCGACCAGTAAACGGTGCTACGCATGACTCCAGTACTAACATTACTTTAGGTCAGGACTGGTACGAGCTTTCTAAACACACAGCTAAGTTAAACGTGGTTAATTCGTTTAGTCATAAAGATTCCTCACATAGACAGGGTACCCACTTTATGATGACTGGGCATTATAATCCAGAAAGAACAACCACCTCCACTGCTAAATACCCCTCTTTTGGTTCGCTGATATCTTCAGTGTATGGAACCAACCACCCTCGAAATGGAGTGCCTTCTTATGTGAAGCAAGGCAAAATCGAGGGGGATGAGGGAGCTTGGCTTGGTGGTGCATACAAACCATTTGACCCATCCAATAAGGATAATCTTAAACCACGGATTGAGATTAACAGATTCAACACTAGAAAGGATCTATTGGGAGCACTTGGTTCAGCATCAAAAAGTATTCAGGGGAAGAGTGCTGATTCAGTTGGTTTCTATAAGGGGCAAGCCTATGACGTGATTCTTGGTTCTGCTAAAGATGCGTTTGCTACAGATCAAGAATCAGAAACGACAAAAGCTCTGTACGGTTCTGAAAAGGCCAACGACATTGGTGAACAAATGATATTAGCAAGAAGATTAGTTGAGTATGGAACCAAGTTCATCACCCTGCACTATGGTGGATGGGACATGCATAGTAATATTTCTAAGTCATTGAAGGGAAGAGTTCCCCCCATCGACAAAGCGATTGCAGGATTTTTACAAGATGTTTGGGATAGAGGCTTAAATGAGAAAGTTTTACTGGTAGTTACCGGAGAGTTTGGTAGAACCAAAATCAATGCTAACTCTGGTAGAGACCATTGGCCTGCAATTACACCAATGATGATGGCTGGTGGTAATTATCAATCAGGAAGAACGATTGGTGAAGCAGACAGGTCGTATAGCCCCATAGAAAACCCAGTGGGACCACTCGATCTACAAGCAACGCTGTTTGACCATTTTGGAATTGATGGAGCGATTCAACGTACTGACATGTCTGGTCGTCCCAGATATTTGTTGGAGGGTGAAGCAAAAGTAATTCTTTAACCTAATGGAGGTAACTATGCCCCTGTTTAACGGTCCTATCGCTAGCTTTATTAGAAAGCACCGATTGATTAGACGTGCCGCCCTCATCGGTGGTGCTCTAGTAGGAGTGTACTTCTTGGGAGCATCCCAAGGTTGGTGGTCAAGGTTTTTATTCTAACAAGGAAATGATGATGAAAAGAAGATATTTTTTAAAGGCTGGCGTTTTAGGTACTTTAGGTGCGTCTCTCGCTAGAGCAGATCAAAAACACTACGATAGTAAAGAAGGGCCAGCTAAAAGTATTATTTTCATTTATCTTCCGGGTGGAATGGCTCATCAGGAGACATTTGATCCTAAGCCATTCGCCCCGTTAGAATACCGAGGACCACTTGGTAGTATTAGTACCAACGTTGCGGGCATACGCCTTGGAGAACTATTGGGCAAAACAGCCAAGGTAGCAGACAAGATTGCAATTATCCGCAGTATTACACACGGGGAGGCTGCTCATGAACGTGGGACACACAATATGTTTACTGGCTATAGACCTAGCCCAGCCCTTCAATACCCATCTATGGGTTCAGTGGTTGCACATGAATTTGGCCCACGCAAAAACCTTCCTCCATATGTCTGCATACCAAACCAACCCAATGAATATGCAGGTACTGGATATCTAAGTAGCTCATATTCTGGGTTTGGTTTAGGGTCTGATCCGGCAAGCGAGGGCTTCGAGGTTAGAGACTTAAAAGTTCCAGTTCCAGACGAGAGATTTTCCAGAAGGCGGCGTGTGCTAGACATAGTAAATACCGACTTCAATAAAAAACAAAACGCCGACTCCGTCTCGGCTGTCAATTCTTTTTATGACCGTGCCTATAGCCTAATAGGAGACCAGAACGCAAAAGATGCGTTTGATCTTGAGAAGGAGTCAGCGGCAACCAGAGACAAATACGGTAGAAACACCGCTGGTGCTAGAATGTTACTCGCTCGACGATTGGTGGAATTTGGTACACGCTTCGTCACTTTAACCTATGGCGGATGGGATATGCATGACAACATAGCGAACGGAATGAAAAGTCAGCTACCAGCTTTTGATCAAGGGTTTGCAACCCTTATTGAAGATTTAGATCAACGTGGATTATTAGATTCTACTTTGGTTTGTGTGGTTTCTGAATTTGGAAGAACTCCAAAGATTAACAATCGTGCAGGAAGAGACCATTGGCCAAAAGTATTCAGTACAGTTTTGGCTGGCGGTGGAATCAAAGGGGGGATGACATACGGAACCTCCAACGCTACGGCGAGCGAACCAGATCAAAACCCAGTTAATATAGAAGACTGGGCAGCTACTATTTACAACAGACTTGGTATTGTCGCTGATAAAGAGCTTATGGCTCCCGGTGACCGCCCAATAGAAATTGTAGACGGTGGCAAAATACTAACAGACATTCTCATTTAAGGAAAATACCATGAAGTTTAAAATACCTTTTTTAGCGGTTATTATTGTTGCCGCAATCTGCTTAATTAACAAAGATGAAATTAAAAATATGTTCACAAAGGAGAACCCCGTGATTTGTGATATCTGCGAAAACGAATGCCCATGCCCAACTCAAGAATGTGTGTGTCAAGACGGTTGTGAATGCCCAGATTGCGAGGCTGCATAATGAAATATTTAGCATCACTGTTATGTTTGTTTTTTATACCGTTGTCTGCTGAAGCACAACAGCCTGAGCGTAAAGTTATTAAACCGCCGACTGTAAAGAGCGTCCCTAGGGATTTTACAAGGCCACAACCGCAAAGACCTTCTGGTTTTGGAAAACAAGATTGGCAGAGGCCTCAGCAGCCCCAAGTTAGACCCAGTCATAACTATAGACATGGAAGCATAATAATCGGTAGGCCATACGTTTATCCATATCAGTACAGGGTATATCCGCCAATGATTCATCATCACTATTACGGACCTCCCGTCATTATTCAACCACAGCCCGTGCCGGTTTATCCCGCCCCATTCAGTGGGCTGTTCTTCCACTTTAGGTTTTAATATGAAAAGAAGAGAATTTCTAACATCCCTAGCGGGAGTTGCCACCTTAACCACGACGCTCAAAGCTAATGAGCAGCAGCTAAAGAAAAACGGTAAATCGGCCATCCTACTTTGGATGGGCGGTGGACCATCTACTATGGATATCTGGGATCTAAAACCCGGAGCTGCTACTGGTGGGCCTTTTAAGCCAATCTCTACGACTGGCGACGTTGAAATCTGCGAGCACATGCCATTAATGGCCAAGCAGATGCACAACATGGCAATCATCCGTAGCATGAGTACCAGAGAAGCAGATCATATGCGTGGCAGATACTACATGCACACAGGATATGTTCCAAGCCAAAGTATGGTTCACCCAAGTTATGGCTCCGTCATCTCTAAGCAATTAGACAGAGAGCTTATGATTCCACAGTTTATATCTGTAAATGGTGGGAGTATGGGGGCAGGCTTCTTAGGTGCAGAGTTTTCTCCGTTGGTTCTCAATAGTGATGGCAACATTAGAAATCTCAACATAAAGATAGATGAAAGATTTTATCAAAGAGCACAAGTTCTCGATATGATAGAAACTAATTTTATCAACACTAATCGGGGAAGTATGGCAAAGGAGCATCAGAAAATATTAAGAAAGACCTTCAACGTCTTGACAAGCACAGAGATGGACGCAACCAAAGTAGCAAAAGAACCACAATCTGTAAGGGACAGGTATGGGGATAACAGCTTTGGCAAAGGATGCTTGATGGCTAGACGCTTAGTAGAGGTTGGAGTTCCATTTGTAGAAGTTGGTTTAGGTGGATGGGATAATCATCAGAACATCTTCCCAACCTTAAGAGACACGAAACTACCCATGCTAGATCAAGGCATGAGTGCGTTAGTAGAGGACTTAGAGCAAAGAGGGTTATTGGAGGACACAGCTATCATATGGATGGGTGAATTTAGCAGGACTCCACGTATCAATCAAAACGCTGGACGAGATCACTGGGCGAGAAGCTGGAGTGTTGTCGTTGGCGGTGCTGGCATGAACGGCGGCATAGCCGTTGGTGAAACTAACGAAGACGGCACACGAGTGGAGTCAATGGCATATTCATCCCAAGATGTTATGGCCTCAGTTTGTAAGGCTCTTGGCATTTCGCTACAAACCACCTACACAAGTAATAGTGGGCGACCTATGAAAATAGCTAATTCAGGAAAAGTAATTTCCGAACTATTTTCCTAGCAGGTGTCAAAATGAAATTTTTTAGATGTGCAGCATACGTGCTGTTTGCAATCAGTTTATGTAACTTAGGTTTTAGTGCTTACATGTATAGGGAACTAAGAACGCCCAACGTTATTGTGGCTCCCGATCCAGCACTTAGAGAAATAAATGAACACTCGATGATTAGAGATACACAGATACTTCAGGGTATTTTAATGATACATCACGACAGAGAAATACATCCGGCTGGTAAACAGGACATGTGTCCACTATGCGACGAACATAACAGGTCAAAGAATATGATGGTACAGCAATGAACTATATAATCGGTGCGGATAAATTTATATCCGAACAAATTAAGAACATGAAGTACACCGACAAGACAAGAACTTGGAAGGTGTCTAACAAGGTTACTATTGGTTGGGACGATATTCTTCCGGACCCTCCAGAAAATAATAGTGAGACAACCAAAAAAGAACTTGTGTATCTTTCTAATCTGACAAGAAACAGAAGTAACTCTCAAGTTGATTTAATTAAACTGGTAGACCGAGAACCCAACGATTTGTTTCATAAGACCCTACGAAAGCTAAATATAACTTTTCCCAAGGAAATATTTGACAAGTCTTGGAGTATAATCCTACCAATCATTCTCAATTTAAAACACAGACACAACAGACCAAGGCCTTATCAGCTTGCCGAGAAATACGGTATAGACATCAACTTGCTCGATTCTCACACCGCACAAACTCCAGCTTATCCATCCGGACATACGGCTGGTGCCGCTTTGAGTGCTTACATCTTAGCAGCTAAATATCCACAGTTTTCAGAACACTTTTTTGACAAGGTTCAGATGGCTGGGATGGCTAGAATGCTTATGGGCGTACACTACCCTTCCGACAACGAGGCATCAATGATTATTACTGGTGCTGTGTGGGAAGATATACGATATAAACTATTTCCAGAACTACCACACTTTTAGGAGATAACATGCCTGATTACATATCTGAAGCTGATGAACACTACTATTTTGAATCATACGGCTCAGAAGAAGAAATTACAGAGGAAAATTATTATGTACCGGCAGAGGAAGAATATGTTTCTGCCGAAGAAGTATTTTACGAAGAGTCTGAGGTTGAAGACTGGGATATCTCAGAAGCTAAACCGGGTCTATGGGAGAACATCCGCAAGAAGAAAGAACGTGAAGGTAAGGACTACAAGCCCGCAAAAAAGGGAGACCCCGACAGACCAGATCCTGAGTCTTGGAAGAAGGCCCAGAATAAATATAAATACAAAGACCCTAAGACCGGCGAGGTTTACGAGTACGAGAGAAAAGGTGTCTACCAAAAAAATGGTAGGAATCTAGTTCCGGTTAGGGCGGCAGAGTATCAGGGTAGAAAGGTCAAACTTGGCAAGCCATTTAGAACACCAGATGGTCCTAAAAAAATGTCAGTCTATGTGAAGAATGGTAAAGGGAATGTGGTTAAGGTCAACTTTGGAGATCCCAACATGGAGATCAAAAAAGATAATCCAAAACGCAGAAAAAGTTTTAGGGCACGCCATAACTGCGATAATCCGGGGCCGAGATGGAAAGCTCGTTACTGGAGTTGTAGGGCGTGGTAAGGTACACGCAAAACTGGACCACGGTTGCTTCGCAGGATATGATTAGAGTGTTCCCAAAACTCTTCGAGGAAAGGGAGCACCCCATCAATTTCCTAGAAATTGGATGTTTTGAGGGTAGAACATCTAGGTGGATCGTTGAGAACATGTTCAATCACCCAGAGGACAAGCTTTATTGTCTTGACTGGTGGCGGGGCGATGTTGATAACGAACACTACAATCTATTCTTAGACAATATGGAAGACCTTAAAGACAGAATAGAAGTGATTAGGGGTGAGTCACAGCACACCCTTCCGACATTGGAAGACCAGCTCTTTGACGGTATCTACGTTGATGGTAGTCATGAAGCAATTGATGTAATGAGTGATGCCATCCAATCATTCAGGCTTATTAAAAAGGGTTGTGTAATTTTATTTGACGATTACCTATGGGATAATAATCATGGTGGCCAAAGACACAAGATGCCAAAAGTGGCAATTGATTGTTTTGTTGAGATGACTAAGGGGTGGTCTACGGAAGTTATTTTTAAAAGCTATAGACTTGCCGTGAAGAGGACTTGATGGAAGACCGAGATTTATCTAAATGTCAATGTGAACGGGCGGGTTTTTGCCCTATCTTCAACATGGAGATGGGTATTTCTCCGCCCAACTTTGCTTGGTGTCAATCCGCCACTGAGAAGCAAAGGAAGAAATTTTTTAGTAACATGTCTAAAAGCGTAAGAAAGGTTAAGGAACGAGAACACTTTGTTCCGGTTTTTAATTTTTATGACGAACTTCCAGAGCAAAATAGTAAGTTTGCAGTCTGTGTTATTCCCGCAAACAAATCGGCAACTGAACTTCTAGACATTAGCAGGGACTCAATAAAGTCTTATGCCGAGAGATGCGGTGCAGACTACATAGAGCTAACCGGAGACCAATGTGAAGAATGGCCGATTGGGAACAAGTTCAGGCTCTATCACGTAACCAGCGTCTATGAAAAAACAGTATTCTTGGACTGCGACGTTATGGTGAAAGATAACGCTCCTAATCTTTTTAGAATTACTCCGGACGACAAGATATCTGCATACGATGAATACCACGACTGGACTGATCGCGAATGGATAATCAGCCAATATCAAACTATAAATAAGGCATTTGGTAGACCGTTTGATTCAAACATCCCAAGGTTTATGATCAACAGCGGGGTTCTTGTTATACCAAACTCATGCTGCGAATACTATAAGCAGCCTAGCGAGCCTTATCCTCAAATATGGTGCTTTGACCAACAATATCTTTCTATGTGCTTACCCGATGATAAGTTTTTTAGGTTAGATAGAAGGTGGAATAATTGCCTAGCAACCAGCGGCTTTTGGGACGGGCTAAAAACCTCTTATGTTCAACATGTGAACGGGGAGAGAAAACAGAAGGCTAGAAAAAACCTGCTGCAACAATTAGTCAGCGGTGTAACGTCTGAGTACGAGGCCATTTCTAAAAACTGGAAACTGCCCACCTCTTATGCCATGCCGGATAACATGGACGAAGTAGAGATAGTTACAATCCACTATAACGCCATACAGTCCAAAAGGCTCACGAAGACATATAAGTTATGGATAAAAAGTTTAAAAAATATAGCACCATTCGTAAAGTGTTATGAGATTGTCTTTGATGGTAGAGAACCAGAGATACCAAACTCCATTGTAATACCAGCATCTTTAGATAAAAATTGTCTATGGCAAAAGGAGTCCCTACTAAATCTAGCTTTCAAAAACATCGACAAAAATAAAAAATACTTTTTTTGGATTGATCACGACGCTTGTTTTCAAAGTCCTAAATGGTTAGAGTACGCATTGGATAAAATGAAGAGTGGCTTTGACTTTGTTCAGCTGTTTGATGTGATTGCGTGGTCTGATAAATACGGTAACATTGAGATGATAAAAAGGGGAAGGGTGTCATCTTTACAGGATCAATCCGCAAAAATTCCGAGTCAGTTTGACGGAGTTGAAATCAACCCATATGTAGGAAACCCAGGATTGGCTTGGGGGGCAAGGGTTGACTCGTTGAAAAAGATAGGTGAGTCCCCTTGGCCAAATGCTGTAATAGGTAGTGGTGACGAATACTTTTGCATGGGTATAGTAAGGCAGCTAGATATACAAAGGATTATGTCAGCTTTAATAGGTGGTACGAAACATCGAGCACTTAAAGAGTTTGGCAAAACCTATTCCAAGCTCATGCTAGAAACTATAGATAACATAGCGGAGCTACATTTTAATTCAACCTTTTGCCCTTGGCCCGCATTTCATATTTGGCACGGAGACTCTAAAAACAGACAATATGTTACTAGGCACGACATAATAACGGATTGTGAATTAGACCTAGATAATGACATATACATCAATGAGGATGGAATATTTGAGTTTGTTGAAGATAAAAGACATGCGTCTAAAAGGTTTTATAAATTTTTTCTCGACAGGAAAGAAGACTGATGCGATCTGATAAGATAACCATCGTAACCCCAATTGGATCTAAGCATAAGGACGCTTGGCTCTACGAAAATATACAGAAACCTTCAATGGAGTATATTTATAATTTCGAGCACCTTCTTATCTCGGACTCAAAATTTTTGAAGTCCACACACTCAGATTCGGATATCATTGATATGGATATGGTTTCTAACAATACGGGGTGGCGTATTCAGCAAATAATAAAATTGATGGCCAGCAAACATATTGAAACAGAATGGTTTATGACTATGGATGCAGACTGCTTCTTTATGCAACGTGGGGATGCTATGCAGATGTTATTCAAAGACGGAAAACCTAAGATGAAAACGCACGGACTAAAGGTAAAGCCGCGATGGTGGAACGCTTGTTCAAAATACCTCGGTAAGCCAAACCCACCAATTCACTGCTCAGTCACCCCATGTATTTATCATACTCAGCTAACAAGAGATTTTTGTGAGGCGGTAAACTTATACGAAGCAATCCATCCAGATCACGACTGTACCGAAAACGCACTATATTGGACGCACTATTGGCCAATGATAGCAGACATGTATGCATTGGGGGAGACTCATTACGCTGCAATTTTCTCCTTAGAGGAAGAACATATATACACAAACCTACAGAATTTTATAGAGAGAAAATGCTACGGGCAATTTCCCGTAGGATTTATTCAATCTGTTTTACCGATAACTGTAGAAGAGCACATGGAAATTTATAACAAAATAAAGGGAGGTAGAGATGGAATTTGAAGCATTCTTACTAAATACAATTCCAAACACTGAACGCTGGCATCTAGACGCGACTGCAAGTTTAACATCTTACTTCGCTAACCACGATATCAAGCTTAACATATTGTCTAGTGATAATCACCTAATCAAGCAAATCGGTGACAATGATAACTTAACTCCGCTCTTGAGAAAGATTTTTAGATTGTACAGATTCTTGGAAACTGACGCTCAATACGGCATCTTCGTTGATTTAGATACAGCTGTAATAAACAAACATGTTGACATTAGAGGTTGCATAGAAGATGGTTTTAATTACATAAACCACTCTATATATCAGAGCGACGAAGATGAACTTAGCAACTTCGCAAAAACCCAAATGAGCTTGAGTTTGGACAAACGCACTTGGACTCTAGCTAGAAAGCCATTCCTACATGAGGTAGCTTTTAAAGAAGTGGGAATCACCCCTAAGAGACGATTGAATCTTGACACTGGCTTTTCAATCTTTAATAGGTCTGTTTGCGAAAAAGTGATAAGCAGGATGGACGAGTATGGTATAAACCCCCTAACGACGGCTGGAAAAAAAAGAATAAATTTTCTTCAGGAAGAATGGAGAAGGCAAATAATCGCATCGGAATTAAACCCCGGTCTAACAAAGTTTCACGATGAGCATATTATAGAGTTAACACTTGCTGACGACTGGGAGGACAGCAACTTCAAGCAGTCCTCGTCGATATGTGGATCGCCTTGGCAGGTTGGTAGTGGCGATTTAAATTTGCGGCAATTTTCAGAAAACGAATTTATATTTTTCCATTTTATAGCTTCAGCTAAGGGTGGGATGGCTACTTACTCAAGGATGTTTCGTTAAGTGAAGTTATACACCGGCGGAACCTTCGATCTGTTTCACTACGGGCATATGCAGTTTCTAAAAAATTGCAAAAGATTGTCACGTAGAGTTATTGTTTCTTTAAACACAGATGAATTTATAGAGGAGTACAAGGGTAAAAAACCCTTTTTAAGTTTTGAAGAAAGAAAGAAAAGCATATTAATGTCTGGATGTGCAGATGAAGTTATAGAAAATTCAGGTGGCTCAGATAGCAAGCCAGCTATACTTTCTGTTAAACCGGACATAATTGCCATTGGCGACGACTGGTGTAAAAGAGACTACTACAAGCAGATGGATTTTACGCAGGAATGGCTAGATGAGCGGGAGATCCTACTGATATATCTACCCTACACTAGGGACATTTCAACAACAGATATAATTAAAAGGGTAAAAAATTCATAAAACCCATTGCAAAATAGCCTTCCCTAGCCTATAATAGGGTAGACAAGTTGAATATAAATATTGAAGGATCAAACTATGAAGTGGTTTCCACTGTGCAATTACACACACTATTCTCTACAAAAGGGTTTCTCTAAGCCTAGAGAGCTTGCTAAAAAATGCTCACAAAATTCTTTTCCGGCTTGCGGAATTGCGGACTACAAGTCTATATCTGGTGCTGTTACTTTTTACAAGGCGTGCATAAGTAATAATATAAAGCCCATACTGGGCTGTTCTTTTGATGGGTTTTCGCTATTTGCCAAAAATCACTCCGGCTGGCTTGAGCTAATACAGATAGTCTCCAGCATAGATTCGGACGGAGTTGTTGACAAACCACTATTGGTTAGGCTATCTTCCCACGGGAACTTTATCTGTGTTGCCGAAGACCCAGCTAAATCACCAATTAAAGGCAAGGACTTTTACAAGAAGTCGGAAGCCTTTATGGATGTCTACTATACAGAAAGGGAGCACGCACCATTACACAGGGTCATATTATGTTCAAGCATGAAGACAACGCTACCAAAGATTAAGAAATCATTAGCAAATAAAGAAGATATCGATAACTCGGTTTTCTTTGAGACCAATGACTTTTACCTGAAAGATAGGTCCGAAGTAGCAAAGATATTAACAGAAGACCCAGTGATTGATTCGTTTGACGAGATCTTTGAAAAGTGCGAGAACTACAATATACTTAGCCAACCGATTCTACCAAGATTCGATACACCGAACGGACAAACTCAAAAGGAATACCTTAGAGAGCTTGCTCGTGAGGGGTGGACGGATCTTCTGTCGCACAAGATAAAAGACCCAGAACTGAAAAAGATTTATGGGGATAGGTTTCGTTCCGAATATGAGGTTATTGAAGAGGCCAAGCTTTTTGGTTATTTTCTAATTGTTTGGGATGTTATTAACTACTGCGTTACTCAGGGGTGGATGGTAGGTCCGGGGCGTGGTTCAGCAGCGGGTTGTCTAATCTCGTACCTCATTGGTATAACTCAGATAGACCCCATTGAGTTTGATTTACTGTTTGAAAGATTCTACAATGCCGGTCGTAACACAGATGACCACATCTCCCTACCCGATATTGACATGGACGTACCCGGTGGCAAAAGAGATGAAATCATTACCTACCTAAAAGATAAATACGGACAAAATAATGTTAGTCAGATGTTAACATTTGGTAGACTTCAGGGACGCAGTGCTTTGAAAGAAGTGTTGCGAGTGAACAATGCTTGCGGTTTTAGTGAAATGAATGAAATCACTAAGTCTATTCCAGACGAAGCCGCTATCTCAGACCAGTTAGCCGAGATGGATGAAGAAGACAGATCGATTATTCGTTGGGCATTGCTCAATAATCCAGACGACCTCCGTGACTATTGTTTTATAAATGATGCGGGTCAATTGGAGGGTGATTATTCTGAACTATTTCAGCAGGCTATTGACATAGAAGGAACATTTAAGACACAAGGAAAACATGCAGCCGGTGTTGTAATATCGGCAGAAGAACTTTACAAAGTTTGCCCTATGGTTAATCCTAAAAGCGGAACAGAGAAGATCGCTGGCCTTGAAATGGCCGACCTAGAGGCTCTCGGACACGTTAAGTTTGATGTTTTAGGCATCAACCTTTTGGATAAACTAATGATGATCAAGGAGTTAGTATGAATCGTGACATAATTGTTTTTGACTTTGAGACAGGCGGTAGAAATCCTTTACGATGCCAACCTACACAAATCGCTGCGATTGCCCTAGACGGAAGAAACTTTAGACTAAAGGGTGAGTTCAATAGTATGATGCGTCCTATTATTGATGACGATGAGGCTATAGCTGCTGGAGTTGACCCACTAGAAGAGGGTGCGTTGAAAGTAACTGGGCAGACCAGATCGAAGCTGGCGAGAGCACCGCTTCCGAAGGGTGTGTGGAAAAAGTTCTGCAACTTCGTCAATAAATATAATTGGAAGGGAACGCCATACTTCGCACCGATTCCCGCCGGTTTTAATATTATCGGTTATGACATGCATATCGTGAACAGGTTGTGCAAAGAATACGGGCCTTGGGACGAAAAGCGACAATCCCAGAAGTTGTTTCACCAGATTTATAAAATTGATGTTATGGATGACGTGTGGCTTTGGACTGAAGGAGATCCAAACGTAAAGTCCATCAGTATGGATAGCCTCAGAGAACGCATGGGTCTCTCCGGAGACAACGCTCATGACGCCCTCCAAGACGTTAAAGACACTGCAAACATCTTTATTAAACTACAAAAATCAAGACGTGCAGTATACAGAAATATGAAATTTGATAAGGCGTTTGCTGATGGAAATTTGTACGTATAAAACATGCAGTAAATGTAAAAAAGAACTACCCACAATACACTTCAGTAAAAGGGGTGGGGAAAACTATTTGAGGACAGAATGTAAAGATTGTAATAGGCATTTAAGCAAAAGAAGGAAAGAGCTTCGGACCAAATATGGGCGACCGCCAGAAGATTATGAGTGTCCAATTTGTGGAAGAACAGCATCGGAAGTCTCTGGCGAAGGCAGCAAGAGAGCATCACCCTTTGTCGTTGACCATTGCCATGCAACAGATGTTTTTAGGGGATGGCTATGTCATAAGTGCAATAGGGGAATTGGAGCATTTAGCGATAGTGTTGAAGGTTTACAAAGAGCAATTAACTATTTGAGTAAAGATAATGATTGATTATAAAGATGAGAAAACATGGAACCTCTTCAAGGACGGCCTCACAAAAGGGGTTTTCCAACTAGAGAGTAACCTTGGGCGTGCTTGGTCTAAAAGGCTAGCACCTTCAAATCTAGAGGAACTTGCGGCTCTGATAGCGTTGATTAGACCGGGCTGTTTGAAGGCGATTATTGACGGAAAGTCTATGACGCAAAGGTTTGTTGATAGAAAGAATAAAGAAGAAGAAGTCTCGTATCTACACGAGTCTCTCGAAGAGATATTCAAGCCAACATACGGCGTACTTGTTTATCAAGAACAATCTATGCGTATAGCACAGAAGCTTGCAGGTTTTGACCTCAAGAAGGCCGATGACCTGAGAAAAGCTATTGGTAAAAAGGATGCAGAGCTAATGGCTATGATACGAGGAGACTTTATTCTAGGATGTCACCAGACTGGATTAGTCAACGAGGACACCGCATCTGAGATCTTTGGTTGGATCGAGAAGTCGTCTAGGTACTCCTTCAACAAGTCTCACGCTGTTGCGTATGCGGTTGACTCATTTTGGTCCGCTTGGTATAAAGCAAATCACACCAAGGAATTCTTCCTGTCCTACCTATACCATGCGAATGAGAAACAAGACCCCCATCAAGAAATTTATGAACTGGTTTCCGAAGCCAAGCTTTTTGACCTTGAAGTGAAGATTCCCAAGATTTCCTCGTTTGAGTCCAAATTCAACATTCAGGATGATGGGATATACTTCGGGGTCAAGGACGTTAAATCTCTTACGGGGGTAACGGGCGATAAAGTGATGAAGGCTGTGCAGGAGGCGTCTGAAGAAACGGGCAAAGACCCTAGCGAGTTCTCTTGGATGGACATCATTGTTTACCTGTCGCCAAAAATTAATGCGACAGCCTTCAAAGCACTATGTTCCATAGGCTTTTTCTCTACAGCCGCAACCAACACGTCTAGAAATAGAGCACTTTATGAGTACCTTATATTCAGAGAGTTAACTAAGGCAGAGTCTAACTGGGTCGTAAAGAATTATCAGAGCAAACAGTGGGACAATCTGTATGACTGCTTTATAGATCTATCTCCCACGAAAAAGATGGGTGGGGGAACAAGTAAGGTCGAACGAAGTCAGATAGTGGAAAACGAGGCAAACTTGATCAAAAACCCTCCATACAGCTTGGATGATGATCCTGCATGGATCATTGAACAGGAGGGCAAATTCTTGGGCTGTCCAGTATCCCTGTCTAAAATTGACTCAGCGGACACATCGGTTGCAAATACTTACTGCAAGGATGTTCTCAACGGAAAGACGGGCAAAAACCTTTGCATAGCAGCTAATGTGAACCGAGTAGCGACCACCACGGTTAAACGAGGTAAAACTAAGGGGAGGAAGATGGCTTTTCTTACGATAGAGGACAATACATGTTCCTTAGATAGTGTAGTCGTGTTCCCAGAGGCAAGAGATAAATACCAGTATATACTTTATGAAGGTAATAACCTTCTTCTGTGTGGAGACGTGGCTAAGGATAATTCGTTCATTGTCAATAAAATTCACGAAATATAATTGGTTTATGACGACGTGTAGACTACTATACGTATAAAGGAGAATTAATGAACAACTGCATGTTTACGGGATACCTATACGATGACCCAGAGGTCGAAATAGATGAAGATTCCGGTGCTGAATACTGCGAGTTTACTCTATATATCTATGAGTATTTTAGAAATAAAAGGGGTGAAAAGAAAAGACACTCTACATATCTTAGATTCATAGCTTGGGATAGTGGGGCAAGGACAATCGCAAAATTGGGTAAAGAAGGTATGAAAATGACCATAAACGCCTCAGCTAAAAACCTAGAACCCGAAAGCGACACAGAAGTCATTTTTAGGGTTAATCAATTCGACTTCGGATGTTTGGATAAGGAATAAAATGAGAAAGAAACGGATACTGTTCTGTAGCGAAGCTACGTTTTTAAATACTGGGTACGCCACTTATACGCGGGAGATATTGAATTATCTACACAGTACAGGTAAGTATGAGCTTGCAGAGCTTGGTGCATACGGGCAAAGGAATGACCCGAGGGCAGCTAGTATACCTTGGAAATATTACGGGGTAGCACCCAATACTGACTTTGAACCCAAGGCAACCCCAGAAGAAATGCAGGCCTACAATCAGGGCGGCACCAATCAGTTTGGAGAATGGATCTTCGAGCATGTCTGTTTAGACTTTCTCCCAGATGTCGTTTGTGATATTCGAGACTTCTGGATGCTAGACTTTGCTGAAAGAAGCCCCTTTAGACCTTATTTTAAGTGGGTCGTAATGCCCACCGTAGACGCTAGGCCACAAGCTAGACAGTGGATATCAACATATGAGTCTGCCGATGCCTGTCTCACCTATTCCGACTGGGCTGGCCTTATTCTGAACGATCAATCTGGCGGTAAAATACAGTATCTTGGTTCCGCACCACCGTCCGCACATCCGGCTTACAGTCCCGTAGAGGACAAGATGCAACATAAGCTGAGATACGGTATAGATCCCTCATATAAAATTATTGGAACAGTTATGCGTAATCAAAGACGCAAGCTGTACCCAGATCTTTTTAAGGCCTTCAGAAAGTTTCTAGACAAATCTGAGAATAAAAAGTTCTATCTTTATTGCCACACGTCGTATCCAGATTTGGGGTGGGACATACCAGAACTCATAATCGAGAACGACCTAGCATCACACGTATTGTTTACGTATATATGTCCAGAAACAAAGAAGCCCTTTCCGTCTCTGTTTAAAGGTGCCGTAGCACAGTCACCTTTCACGGGTAAGTGGGGAAGTACCCTATCTAACGTGAAAAACGGTGCGTCATACGAAGATCTGTCCAATATCATTAACCTATTTGACCTTTATACTCAATACGCAAACTGTGAAGGTTTTGGTTTACCACAGGTTGAGGCTGCGGCGTGCGGGGTTCCGGTCTGCGGTACAGATTATTCCGCAATGGAAAGTGTACTGAGAAAGCTCGGAGGCTTCCCCATACGCCCCTCAGCACTTTATAAAGAGTTAGAGACTGGTTGTCTACGTGCTGTCCCCGACAATGATAGGGCGAGTGAACTGTTCCTTGAGTTTTTCCAAAAGAGCGACGAGGAAATAGCCAAGATTGGGACTGAGACTCGCAAAAACTTTGATAAGTATTATCAGTGGGATCTTAGTGGTAAGCAGTGGGAAAGAATTTTTGATGCATTTGAGACTCCAGATATAAAGCAGACTTGGGGTTCTGAGCCTAGAATTCACCAGTCCTCACCAATGCTACCAGAGGAGCAGATAAACTCTTTACCAATCAATCAAATTTCTAAATGGTTGATAGCAGAAGTCCTTGGAGAGCCTCACCGAATAAATAGTTTCTTTGAAGCTAGGATGTCTAGAGACCTAATGTATAAGTCCTCTACAGGCTCTACAGGGGGAATGTATTTTAATGAATCGTCCGCCGCTTTTGACGGATCAAACGTTAGGCAAGAGTTTAATATAGACATGGCATACTCTCACATGCGGCAGTTATGTGAAAGGAGAAACAACTGGGAACAAAAAAGAATTGAGGCCATGAAGCAGGCGGGAGTCATTCAATGAGAACCGTTGTTGTAACAGGAGCAGCTGGGCTTTTTGGTAGTCATTTTAGTAGACACCTTTTAAGTGAAGGCTACAGGGTTATTGGGATTGATGACCTTAGCGGTGGATACTCAGACTATCTGCCGCAAGCACCTCCAGAACAATTTGAATTCTGGCCCATTAATATTTCTGACCGTTGGGCAAGTAAGGCTTTAAATAATATCTTCCATTTTAATGATGTAGCTGCCTGTTTTCATTTTGCCGCTTACGCAGCTGAGGGGTTATCGCCCTATATAAGACACTTTAATTATACAAATAACGTTTTAGGGAGTGTTAATATCATCAATCAATGTATCGAACATGATACGAAGATGATCTTCACGTCTTCTATGGCGGTATACGGAAACCACTTTCCTCCCTTCAACGAAAAGATGGGGCCAGCACCCATCGACCCATACGGGGTTGCAAAGTATGCTATTGAAATGGATATAAAGATTGCTAGTGAACAACACGGCCTTCGATACACTATTATTAGGCCACATAACGTTGTTGGTATCTATCAGAATATCTGGGATAAATATCGTAACGTAGCGGGCATTTTTATTCGTCGCGTCCTCGCTGGCGAGCCGATGTTGATTTATGGCGATGGAGAACAAACACGTGCGTTCTCAGACGTTAAGTATTACATGAAACCCTTTGAAACCTTAATCGATAGATGTAATGGTTATACATTTAATTTAGGTGCAGACAAAGCATATACGATTAACGAGCTTGCAGACACGGTTCAACGTGTAGCTTGGAAGAATGGCTTTGAAGCAGAAAAGAAGCATGTAGAGGGTCGTCATGAAGCTAAACACGCACACTGCGACCACACGTTGGCAAAAGACCCTAGAAATCTTGGGTTTCACGATGGTACAAATCTAGAAGAACTTATCGACGAAATGTTCAAGTGGGCTATGAAGCAACCGGAAAGAGAACAGAAAAGAATGGACTACGAAATAGAGAAGGGAATCTATGACTATTGGAAATAAGTTGCAGCTTCCGGATGTAACTATTTTTACATTCTGCTGGGGAGAGGAGCATGTAAGAAAATCTTTAAGATCTATGCTGATTGGTATGGATCAGGTAAAGTTTAAGCGTGCGGTTTTAATTACAGATAGTAGTAAAACAAACCTAAGTTTATTTGACGATGTAATAAACAAGTACGACATTGATGTCTGCGATATGAGCGTAGAACTAACATCAAACATGTCGGATGATGATAAAAATCGAAGCGGATTCTGCGAATCATTTATTCAACAGACAAATAAGTATATTTTAGATGATTTTTGTTTGAATGTGCAGCATGATTCAACTATTATAGATATAACCAATTGGGATGATAAATATTTAGAGTATGACTATATAGGTGCTCCTTGGCCGATGTCAATAGTTCAAGCAAGCGACATGGTAGCTGGTCGCATAGAGAAAATCCCGAACGTTGTTGGCAACGGAGGGTTTTCCCTGAGAACACGTAAGTTTGTGGAAGAATCGGCAAGTCTGGGGTGGGAGCATAAGAACGAAGACCTCAACACTTGTGTTTTCAATTATGATCGCATGACGGAACAGGGCATTACCTTTGCACCACCCTCTCTTGCGGCTAAGTTCTCCGTTGAGCATCCCACTGAGTATAAATATTTTAACAGGGATGTCTTATTGTCATATTCATCCTTCGGATTTCACGGAGAATTCAATAACGCCGGAATGCAATTCATAAAGTTTTACAATTTGGAGAAACAATGTCAACTTTAAAAGAGCTAATAACTAGTGGGTCTTACGGGACAGATAAGGACACTAGTCATTCTTACATAGAAACATATGACTCCTTGTTTTCAGAGTACAAGGATAAGAAGATAAATTTACTTGAAATTGGGAACCATCACGGTGGATCGCTTAGTCTCTGGAACGATTATTTCTCTGACGCAAATATTATTGGTATAGAATTAGATGAAAGAAGCGGTCTTCGACAATTTGATGACATTGAAAACGTAACCATTTACGAAAACACTGATGCCATCTCTTTTGACACGATTAGAAAGATAGAAGACTTAGGTATTAAATTTGATATAATCATAGACGATGGCTCACACCTTCCCAATCATCAGGTTTTTTCCTGTAAGTTTTGGTCTCAGCTACTGAAAGATGACGGAGTGTTTGTTATCGAAGATGTGCAAGATATACAATTTTGCGAACCAATTATGAATAGTCTTCCGGTTGTATTTAATGACATTAAAACCATAGACCTGAGATCTAACAAAGATAGGTATGACGATATTATGATTGTGGCTAAGAAGTCGGGAGGAGATAACTAATGAAAGTTCTCTATATTGGATACCATAAGGAAAATAGCGATTGGGGTCAAATAACCCGAAACAACATTTTATCCCTAGATAAGGCTGGGGTTGACGTTGTTTGTAGGGGGATCAAGGTACAGTCTTCAATCCCCTCGCAGGGAAGAATACTTGAGCTTGAGAATAAAAAAGCTGACGACTGCGATGTCTGCATACAGCATGTTTTTCCAGACTCGATAGTAGGCTCTAGTAAATTTAAAAAGAATATAGCAATCTTATCGAATACATTCCTAAACATAAGACACAGCTCTACTATAGAACACTTACAGCAAGTAGATGAGGTATGGGTTCCCAATCAAGATTATAGTGATAACATTGGGGATTTAGTTTCAACCAAGGTGGTGCCAGCCTCATGCAACCTAGAGAAGTTTAAACAACGCTATCAACCAATAGATATACCCTACGCTAGAAATAAATTTAGACTTTACTGCTTTGTGGATTCCAGTGATAGTCACTCTCTTGACTCCATCCTTTCTAGCTTCCATTCCGAGTTTGACTACACTGATCGAGCTGTACTAATAATTGTTGTTACAAATCCTTCAGATCAAGCTAGGGAAACGGTTAATAGGGCGGCTGCAAATGTAAAGGAAACGCTAAGGCTAAACAAGGACGCAAAAGACTACTTAAAAGAGGTTATTATAACAGACAATAACCTTAGTGAAGACCACTTAATGGCAGCACATCAGTATGGGCACTGTTTTATAGATCTCAAAAACTCTCCATCAGCAACTCATGGTGTCGATGCGTTGGGTCTTGGTAGCAGGGTTATACTAACTAACATTTCAGCGTCTAAAGATTTGCTCAAGGTTACGCCGGAAAATCAAGGATATCCAGTAGGATTCTGTCTAAAATCTAACAAGACAACCTCAGATAGCATTTTACAGATGAATTGCGGCCATGACTTTACGTGTCTATCTGACGATAGAGATCTTAAAAATTCCATGAGATCAGCATACAACGACTGGGAGAAAAACCCAGTTGCTTTTGAGAACTCTGCAAAAAGCACAGGATTCTCAGTATGCGAGTCCCTTTCTTTTGAAAGCGTAGGATCAATAATGAAGGACATTCTAAATGATTAAAACAAAAAACATAATAGGTGATGTACAAAGAACCTCTAAAAAGTACAATATACTGACTTTCAATACCCACGAAAGATACCAGTCGCAACTGGCGAAAACGGGACATAACTTTTATGCTTTTATGCATGAGGGTGCTAAAGATTGGTACAGTGGACACGCACCGATGCCGGAGAATTATTATGTTTTGCCCAAGAATTCTCTATTCTCCGCGATAAATTTTGACTTCATACTATCCAATAGTAAGTTTGGTCAATTTCAAATCTCTGAGCAAATAAATAGGACACTACAGATTCCCGTGATATCACTTGAGCATACATTACCACTATCTAGCTGGCCGGATAGTCAAATGAAAAGCTATCAAAACATGAAGGGTGATATTGATGTATTCATAACGAAATACTCTATGGGAGAATGGGGGATGGGCGGAGAAGTTGTGTATCACTCAATTGACACAGAACTTTTTAGGCCAGACCCAGAAGCAAAAAGAGAGGGTGTTTTAACGGTTGCTCACGATTTCAAAAATAGGGACTACGCACTAAACTACCAAGGTTGGGAAAGAATAACTAAAGACCTCCCAAGAAAGGTTGTAGGCGAAACAGAGGGTCTATCGAAGCAAAGTGAATCTGTAGAGCACCTTGTCGAGGAGTACCAAAATTCTCTAGTTTATATCAACCCCAGCACACTAAGTCCAGTACCAACGTCTATGCTAGAGGCGATGTCTTGCGGTTGTGCTGTAGTAACAACAGCTACCTGTGAAATGCCCAATATAATAAACAACGGCGAAAACGGCTTTATATCGAATGACGAAGAGGAGTTAAGGGGTTATATACAAAAGCTATTAGCAGATCCCGAACTAGCCAAAGAAATGGGCGAAAGTGCTAGGGAGACAATTAAAAACCTTTTCTCCGAAGATAGGTTTATCGAAGAATGGAACACAATTTTTAACAAGGCTTACGAGGTGAAAAAATGAAGCTACAAATTCTAAGAGAAGGTCAAGACAAAATAGAGAACTACCACCACATAACTGTTACGACAAACAACGTAGATCTAAGCGAAATTGTCAATAACGAGTGTGACCAAATATTAGCTACTGATATTTTAGACGACTTTACCATTGATGCTATCCCTGAATTAATTTCAGCTATTTCCACTAAGTTAAGAATGAATGGGGAGCTTTCCATCGGAGGAACAGATATAAGACTTTTTTGTAAAGGAGTACTGAACGGAATTATCGATCTAAATCAGGCGTCCTCTGTGGTTTCATCTATTAGCTCTGCGTCTTCTCTCGTGACGATTGAAGAGATCGTGTCTGGCTTGGGTCTCAAGGTGGTTGATACCCATATGACGGGAATACACTTTGAAATTAAAGCGGTGAGGGCTTAATAGATGGACTGTGGAAACTGTGTTTTTAAAATTACAGATGGGAACCCACCAATGAGTGGTGGCCCTTGGGGTGGAGGTCAGACCGGATGTGAGGCCGGTAGACTACAAAAGTTAATTGATAGGGGTAAAGCTACTAGGCGGGTAGATCAAGACTCCTACGAATTGACACAGTTTTGCAACATGTTTAGATCTAGTCGGTGGAACGGTGAGACACCTGAAGAGGCACGAGAAGAGGTAACTCTTTCGTTTGGAGTTGTCGTTCAGGACGACCCCTCTAAAACATTTGAAGAATTACAAAAATCTGTCCTTTCGGCAACCTCAGTAGATTATGACAAAGAAAAGGTAAAAATTGTTGTATCCACATCCCCATCCAGAGATGTTGCAAAGTTAGTAAATTTAATCCACGAGTCTCAAAAATCTATTGATAAGGTAGAATTTGTTTCTCACTTACACGATGTCAAACCACTCAAAGAAAAGGACTCGTTTCAAAAAATAGTTAATTACAATTTTTTTGTGTACCTCAAGTGTGGCGACCTAATAGGTTCCGGCGATTTCAAACGGATCGATGAAATATTGAATGATGACCTCAAGCAGATATGTCTCTTTAGGGGCATGGGTAACACTTACTACACACAGTCAAAAGTGGTAAGAGAGATTTATTTAAACCACAACGACTATGATCTAATGCTAAAAGATTTACAAAATACATCTATAAAACAAGGAATGTATCAAGATTTATATGAGTAGATCTAAAAATAAGAAGTTTATAACAAGTCCTCTTGCGGCAGACAGGAAGAAAAGGGAAAGTCCGGTTTCTTTTGTGCTACTTGCTGAGAATCATGGCTACAGGATGAAGTCATATGGTCCGATATCTTTAGTCAAGATTGGGGATAAAACACTAATAGAAAGGCAGATAGAGGCAATAAAAGCATCATTTCTAAATTTTGAAGTGATCATATGTTCCGGTTTCGAGACATCAAAAATATACAACTTCATAAGAAAAACTTTTGGGCATTCTGAAAACATAAGAATAGTGGAGAACCAAGTTTACTTCCACTCAAACTGTTGCGAGAGCATAAGGCTTTGTTTGAACAACGTTACAAACTCTAATATAGTGATATGTGGTGGGGGCGTCTTGCTAACCCCTGAGTATCTACAATCAATTGATCTCAAAGAGTCTTCAACGCTATTTCAGGTTGGACATAGTGACGATGAGTTTGATGTTGGAGTTATAGATAATAATGGGAACCTAGAAAATTTATCATTGGCAGTATCGGAGAACAGATGGACTGAGCTTACTTATATTACCGGTGACTACTTAGTCCAGTCTTTCTACAATACCGTATCAAACCCCGAGTATAAAAACAGATTTTTATTCGAGGCGATCAACGCTTGGCCAAACAGAAGAAGGGTTACACTAAAAGAGAATGCCGGTACACCGATAGTCAAAATAAATACAATTAAAACGTTAAAAAGGGTTAACGAATTATGAAAATAATGTTTCAAAATTACAGCAATAAGCTGTCTACAGAAGCGAATTACTTGTCACATGCTCTGCGTATAGCTGGGGTCAACTGTGAAATTTGGGCTAATCCAAATGTCAGTGCATACGACGCACTTGACTCATTTAAGCCAGACGTAATGGTCACGCACTACAGATTTCTTGGAAATGATGTTATAAAATATATTGAGCGAAACGGCGGGCCAGATTTGGTTCTTAACGTCACGGGGGCAAACCCAGAAGAGTGTGAGTCAATAGAAAAGGTGAGCGAGGGCAAGATAAATATTCCCTTTGTTTTCACTAACGCCTTTAACAAAAAAGAGAAGTTTAGAAAACTTAAGTTAAATGGGATATATCCAGCGGCTGATATTTTTCTTCAAAAAAGACCGTCCGAACCGGCTATGGCTTTAGGTATTTTAAACGAGGGCGATAAAGAGTCTGTAGAGAAAGCAGTGCAGTCAAATAAGAACTATCACCTCTTATCCCTTGGAGGTGGTGAATATACAGATATTGAGACCGATGTGGCAATGTTACATAACTTATACCACTTCTATGAACGGTTTGTAATAGCTGGATCTGTTGAGCTGTCAACGTCTCAGATATTTTTTGATTCATGTTTGGCCTGCCACAAGGTTGACATACTTCCACAAGAGGACTCTGTAGAACAATTTAATAAGTTTCTAGGTAGTATCTTCAAAGAACCCGAAGAAGAGTGTACGGATATCGGTACTCAGCTAAAGAAACAGATCGTAGCCAAGCATACCCCGTTCAATCGAGCAGAGAGATTAATGAGATTTCTTAAGAATGAAGAGGCTGTAAAAAATCTACAAAAACTACAAAATCAAGTTGTAAAAGGCCAATAAGGGGGATATAATATATATGAAGCTACTAATACAATTCCCGACCTTTGCGAGGGCAGAAAAGTTTTTGAGGGTGCTAAATGAATACGTGGAAACGGCTAGTTCGCACCACCAACTTTTCTTTAACATTAATTGTGATCTGTCAGATTTGAGTATGACAGACTCTTATGTGCAAGAACGAATACAATACATTTTAAATAAAAAGTCTAATGTTGATGGCGTGGTCAATTTTGATCAGAGTACGGAAAAAATAAGTGCTATTAACAACCACATAGAGGGTAAAGATTTTGACATAGTTATATGTGCGTCCGACGACATGGTTCCAAAGGCTCATAATTGGGATAACGAGATAGCTATAGCTATGCAAGAGCACTTTCCAAACCTAGACGGCTGTGTTCATTTTAATGACGGAAATACAAATGGAGAACTTATTACTTTTTCTATTCTTGGGAAGGCTCTTTACGATCACTTTGGTTATATTTATCATCCTGATTACAAGAGCTTGTATTGCGATAACGAGTTTACAGAAGAGGTAAACAAGATGTCCAAAGCTAAATTTATTGACAAAGTTATAGTCTCTCATGAACACTATAGCGTACAAGGCACAGAGAATCACGGAGATTTAGACCTAGCGGCCCAAAAAACATTGCACTACTCGGGGAGAGACCAAGTGGTCTTTAACAAGAGAAAGGAACTAGGATTCCCAAAGGAAAGAATAACAAATGACTAGACCATTTGAAGCATGTAGCCACATAGACATAGGGGGGACTAAGTACCCTTATTTAAATGATGATTCGCCATTTATAGCTTATCAGCGTGGAGGAACCTTCTTTGTTGCACAGCCGCTGGAATATAAGAGCGAAGATTTTGATGTTATACCCGTCCCACTCATGATGACCGACGAATGGGATATTATAAACGAAGATCCGGATTTTATTGATGAGCTAAGATCCACCCCCAAAGATCATGTCTTCAACTTTATGGGTCAGACAAGCTACGCTGGAAGGGAAGTGTTTAGAGATTTGAACCTACCGGAATACGTTTTCCAAGAAACTGCACCCGTTTACAACCTTGAGCCATCGGTAAAGAGAGCAGTACTAAAGGACTTTTTAAGGGTTATAGCTAGAGCCAAGTTTGTGTTTTGTCCTAGAGGCATCGGTTCTAGTTCTTTTCGTGCCTATCAATCATTAATGGCTGGTTCAATACCAATTATTACTGGTATGAACGATTACCCATTTAAGAAAGAGATTGATTGGGACAGTTTTTGCCTAAGAGGAGGAGAAGGGCGTAGTTGGAAACAAATCGCAGAACAAAACAGACCCGAGATTGATAGACTTACATCTATGGCTTCATGTATGTCAGAGGATGAATACCAAAAGATGCGTAGTCTCGGAATGTTATTTTGGGACAATTACTGTCGCCATGATGAGCTATATAAAAAACTGGAGGCACTAGTATGAAAAGGGTGTGCTTATTTAACTGCCACTTTGGAAAACTTCCGTCTTGGATACCGTTTTTTGTCAAATCTGCTTCAACAGTTAAGACAGCAGACTTTTGTATTATGACCGATGATCCAGAACTAGATGAGGCTAATAGGTTCTGCGAAGAGTTTGGATTTGCAAATGTTAGGTTTTTGCCTTACACAGTAGCTGACCTCGAAGCTTCCGTTTCCACAAAACTCAACATTGACTATAAAATGCCTAGGGTTAGAAAAATATGTGACTGGAAAACAGCATACAATTTCCTTTTTCCGACCATAGCGAACAAATACGAATTTTGGGGACATTGCGATCTCGACCTAATTTTTGGGGACGTTGACTCCTACCTGAGTGGCCTACTAGATGAGTTCGAGGTAATATCCGGAGACGTTACTAGGCTTTGTGGGCCTTTTAGTATTTATAGAACCGTCCTAGGAGATGTATTTAAGCTTCATCAGTTGTGGTATACCATAATGATAGAGTTAGATCATGTGGCCTACGACGAGGTGGGACTTGATCAAGCTATTAAATCTTCTAACCTTAATGTTTGCTATGGGTTGTCCGAAGGTAGAACAATGCAAAACTACGGCAGTCCGCATCTCCAGCCACCCCTTAGAATCCCAGCCACTTGGAACAACGGCAAACTAACCATAGATGAGGACGGCAGGGAAACGATGTTTATTCATATGGGACACAAGAACCAAATCACTGAAATAGATTTTAATAATAACGATAAATTTAGAATCACGGAAACCGCTATTAAGGGAATAACATAATATGATTGATGAGGAATATAAAGACTACTGCGATAACGTATCTAAGTACGGGCATCCAATGTCACTACAGAGCGTAAAGTGGTTAATCGAATACATTAACTCTAACCAAGGCATTAAAAGAGTTGCTGATTTTGGTAGTGGGTTTTCGTCCTTCGCAATAAGAAAATACTGCCCACAAGTTGAAAATAATTCTTACGACACAGATGCTGAATGGCTTAAAAAAACGGAAGGTTATCTAAAAAGGGAGGGTGTAAATTCAGATAACCTACACACCTATACCGATGATTTTTCAGAGGACTTTGATTTAATCGTTTGGGATCTAAAGAACCAATCATTTAGAAAGACAGAATTTTTAAAGGTGAAAGAGAAGTTCACTAATTCTATCTGTATTATTGACGATTGCCATGATCCAAGCTATATCCAGATGTGTCGCGACCTTGCGGCAAATGATGGGTGGAAACTAACAGAAATAACGGAGGTTAAAGATGAGTTCGGACGATACGTCTCAATCTTGCGTAGATCTTAATATATTCACAAACTGTACAGACGGTTATTCTGATAGCGGAGAACTAATCGGGGGAACTTTTAGAAGTCTTGTAGATGTCTTTGGGGATCAACACATCAAAAACATAAGAGTTTTTATTGATCCGCAACCCTGCGAAGACAAGTTGAACTCTTACATAGAGCACATATCTAGGGCAATTCCCTTAGTTAAAGAGTGTTTTGTGACTAACGGACTTGCTGACGGATACATAAAGTCTACCCAGTATTGTGATACTGACTATATATTTCAGGTTGAACACGACTGGAAGTTTTTACCTACAATAAAACACGGCTTAGGGTTTTTAGTCGACTGTATGAAAAAACAGGACATGGATCATCTGAGATTTAATAAGAGAAATAATATTCACGCTGTTAATGAGTCACTGACAGAAATACAGGTTAATGGTTGCACCTTTTGTAAGACAACCAAAAGATCCAACAATCCTCATATAATAAACAGGAAGTCGTACTTAAATGGTTGGAACGATAGGATTGACCTTTCAAATACGCCCAAGCGTGCAGACGGAATAGAAAATATGATGGTCGGATTGACTGGATATATATACGGGGAATACAATTACCCTCAACAAATAGAACATACAGACGGGAGAACATAATGGCAGACATCTTACTTTCCTTCCCCAGAACCGGAAGCTCTTGGACTAGATACATCCTTGAGTACTTTTCTGGACAATGTGTAGACGGGTATTACGACAAGAAATCTGTAAACGAGACTATTGAACAAAACGGTTTTGAGCCGCTATTTGATGTCGATAGACAAAAGATCTTTTGCACTATGGTACACGACCACGTGGACATTAGGGATATTGACCGTCTTTGTCTATCGTATAGAGATCCTGTAGAAGTTATACCAAGCTACTGTTATAGCGACAATCATGCGAACAAGGCGACACCCATAGAGGACTTTTTATCTAACTTAACAGCGGATAGGCTATTGATGTCTGTCTCAAGATACGCTTCCGCTATATCCTACTTCAAAAATTTTAACGGTGAAAAATACCTGTTAGACTATGACCAGCTAATGAATGATCCCGACAAGGCGATAAAAGGGCTTACATCATTTTTTGGTGTAGCAAGCCCTAGGAAACAAAAAGCCTTTATGAAAAACTATGATGAGCATAAGAATATTATGCTTTCGTATAAATCTATGCCTAAGCATATGTCAGTTAATACTTCCGGAAAAACGGGTGTTATAGCGGATATGTTGCCATCGGATGTTAGATTAATGTTAGAGAGCGTCAGGATATGAAGATAGTAACAATATTCAACTTTCCGAACAGCGAAGAATACAATGACCTTTGCGACTGGTGGTTGAAAAGTGCTCTAAAGTATTCCAGTATACCTATAGAGGTTTGGTACGAAGACTCCATTCATCTAGATCTAGAAGACTCTAGCAGGGTTAGCTATCATAGAAAAGATAGATTAGATATAGACACCGTACTCCCCAATAACCTAATTAGTGACAAATCTAGACACAATGTAGGTTTTAAACTTTATAACCTTTGCTCAGAACCTGAGCCGTTTATATTTATAGATGCGGACGCTATAATTATGAGGGATATAGAGCCACTACTCGAAGCCTCGACAAGGAAGCCATTTATAACGGTAGATCACCAGAATATTCCGGGGCATACTTCGCATATACCGTTTAAGTTCTTGAACAGTGGACTTCAGGTTTGTAGTGATCCAACTATCTTAGACTTTAAGAATATAGTTCATTACCAAAATCTTCACACGGCCTTTCTCTGTCCCGGAACAGACCAAGCGATGCTCTACAATTACTTCAGGTATATTGACTACAATTATACGGACAAGGAGATAGATTGGAGATGGAATAATTGTGCTGGCTTCTGCGACGACTTTAACGAGATTTGTATAAATCACTATTGGTACAAATTCAAACCTTGGACAATCGACTGTAAGGCTTGGAAGAATTTTAAACAAAGGAGAATGGTGTGAAGAAAGTTTTACTAACTGGTGCAACTGGATTCTTAGGAAAAAACCTAACCAAGGTACTATCCAGCCAATACGACCTGCACGGAATTGGTTCTAACTTTGACTTAAGAAGTCAAGAAATATGCAACAAGCTGATAAGAGATGGTGGGTTTGACATTGTGGTACACGCAGCTGGTTCTGTTGGTGGAATCTTAGCTAACAGAGAAAACCCAGGTAAGTTTATGTACGAAAATCTTATCATGGGTGCTAACATAATAGAAGCTTCCAGAATATACTCGGTGGGTAAGTTTATTTTATTGGGAACTGTCTGTGCTTATCCAAAGTTTACACCGGTTCCATTTGAGGAAAAACGGATATGGAGTGGCTACCCAGAAGAAACTAACGCACCGTATGGCATAGCTAAAAAGACTTTAATGAAGCTTCTGGAGACTTATCACGAACAATATAAAATGAACTGTGTAAATCTCATTCCTGTTAATATGTACGGCCCGCACGATCATTTTAATTTAACAAGTAGCCATGTTATACCAGCCCTTATTTTGAAGTTTTATAATGCTATGAAGAACGGTGATCGAGAGGTAAGGGTTTGGGGTACTGGAGAAGCATCTAGAGAGTTTCTATTCGCACTAGATTGTGCAGAAGCGGTTAGACTAGCTATCGAAAAGGATGTAGACCCAGAGCCAATCAACGTGGGAACAGGCAAGGAGATAAAGATAAAAGACCTAGTTACTGAAATTGGTGAGCAGATGGGATATGAGGGGCGAATAGTCTGGGAGTCCGACAAGCCGGATGGTCAACCTCGCAGATGTTTGGACACTACTCGTGCTAAGGCTAGGCTTGGGTTTGAAGCGAAAACAGATTTTCAAACCGGATTAAAACAAACAATAGAATGGTTTTTAGGAGAACAAAAATGCACATAGCTTTTTATACAGACAGTAATGGGGGAAGCCCCCAGAACACAGAAATCTTCAATGCCTTAAACGAGGCTGTAGATGAGCGAAGCATAAAAGATGCCAGCTTGTTTTACAACTATGTAGAATTTAGTCCAGTTAGTAATAGATTTGGTATGTTTAATTCTGCCGACATGTGGTCGTTTACCGGCAACTTAATAGCTACTACTATGGAAAACACAATAGCAGCCGCTAGGATAGTCAATAAATTTAAATTGTCCTATCTTTACAGTGAGCAGGATAAGGAAAGGTTTGGTGTTCTAGAGTTATTTAGACTAGCTAGATCTGTACCAGTGATTGTTACGGGCGAAGAAGACTCGGACGAAGTGTTCAGGCTAACTGGTGTGGAACCCCTAAAAATAAAAGAACTGAGTATTGACGAAATTAAAAAGGTGCTATCATGAAAGATTTTGAACAAAAAGTAATAGATATGTATAATAACGATAACTTTAGCACATATGAAATAGCTAAACATCTGGAAACATATCCAAATAAAATTAGACGAACATTAATAAAACATAACATCCCTCTAAAAAATAAAAGTGAGGCACAGAAAAACGCACTTGAAAGCGGTCGAAGTGCTCACCCCACAATGGGCAAGAAAAGATCTCGTGAGGAGCGATTAAAAATTAGTAGCAGCTTGGTTGACTACTGGGGAGAAATGAGCGATAAAGAAAGGGCGAAACGTGTCAAGATGGCCAAGAAGAACTGGAAAAGCATGACGGCACAACAAAAAGAAAACATGCGTTCTAAAGGGATCGCCGCCATTCGTACCGCAGCTACTGAGGGTTCTAAGCTGGAGAAATTTATACAGTCTCGCCTTGAGAAGGACGGATTTAGGGTGAAGATGCATGAAATGATTATTCCGTCAGAAAATCTAGAAATAGATTTGTATATTCCAGAGCTGAAGACTATAATAGAGGTAGATGGGCCTTCTCATTTTCTTCCTATCTGGGGAGATGATAAGTTGCAGAAACAAGTGAACGCAGACCTAAGAAAAAGTGGAACCTTACTAAGTAAGGGGTACGTCGTAATAAGGGTCAAGTCTCTAGGTTCTGAATCCCTAGCTAAGAAGGAAAGTATTATAGAGCAGGTTTTACAAAAACTGAATTCTATTAAAGGAAAGTTTCCGGCAAGGTCAAAACGTTTTATAGAGGTTGAATAATGATTGAATTAGAGAAGAATGACGATTTGTTTGAACATGTTGAGTTAGAATCTCCATCTACGGTGGATACTAGCGTGAAGGATATAATTATGGATGATGCACCCAATATTACGTCTCCAGAATGGAACGACTACGTATTAGGCTTGTTTGCTGATAATGAACTGTTTGATGGACGGCCCACTTGTGCTGGCCTAAGAAGAGTCTCTGAACTAGTTTTAGGGCAAATTGTTTCTAGTAAACCAACACAGGTTTTTCCTCCATCCACCGGTGACGAGGTTGGAAGAGCCACTGTTATTTGGGAAGTTGTGTTTGGTGACGGCTCCGTTTTCTCCGATGTGGCTGATAGCTGGGAAGGCAACACAGACGACATGTTTTGTGTGTTTAACACCGCCACAGCAGCCACCCGTGCTGAGGGCAGGGCTTTAAGAAAAGCTCTTAGGTTGCGTACTGTCGCCGCTGAAGAGATGACCAAGAAGGATACGGCTAGTATTGTAAAGAGTATTAGCCAAACAAAACGAGTGGAAACTGAGGGCGAGTATGACGATTCCTATAGAATGAGTGATGCTCAGGCCAACTTTATTGACTCAAAATGCAAACAACTAAACCTAAGCGTTACTGAGTTTTTCGACGTTGTGTTTAGCTTGAATGTTAAAAGAAAGATTGATAAGCGTCAAGCGAGTGATGCCATCAAGAAACTAAACGATTTTCAACAGGATAAAAGTTTGATTCCTGATAATATTAGTGCCTACGTAGCAGATTGGAGAAATTAATGAAGGTAAATTATCAAACTAGTAACGGTCGCATAAGCGTCGAAATAGAGGGCGATTCTCAAAGAGACATTTTTGCTGAGATTGCAAGATTTCAGGAGGTGTTTGAGGAGACGGTCTGTGGAAAATGTGGCTCCGAAAACCTACGCTTCGTAGTGAGGAATGTAGATGATAATCTATATTATGAACTGCGTTGTATGGATTGCGGGGCAAAACTATCCTTTGGTTCTCATAAGAAGGGAGGTGGTCTATTTCCAAAAAGGAAAGATGGCGACAACTGGTTGCCCGACAGAGGTTGGGTCAAGTGGAACCCTAAAACTGAAAAGAACGAATAAACAACAAAGGAGAAACGAAGAAGGGGTGGCCGAAACCACCCCTTTTTCTTTTGAACCTTGAAGACTTGAAGACCTAAAGACTACGTTGGGTCGTATAATACCTTAACAGTGAGAGTCCCAGCGGTTTCGAGTCCAGCATCACTGGCAGGTACTACCTTTAACATGTCTGTGGCGTCTACCATAGGGTTCTCATTCCCAGCTGGGAAGTCTCCGCCCGTTCCAGACCAGACATAAGGCTCCCCATCGACTAGGTCTGCCATCTTGGTTGCACCCGAAGCTCCGCCTTTGAGTTCGCAATCAAATCCATCTATCCTAAGATAAACAGACACGGCCTTAGCTTTCGTAGCGAATTCAAAACCGTCTATGTCAATAGGGGTAGTTGCCGTGGAGGCATCGGTAGTAACTGCTTCAGAGACATTCATTTCAGCACCAGAGGTCTCTGTTCTAGAAATCGTTTTTTTAGCGGATGTCCCGCCAGCCGTGTATGTAAAAGCTATTTGGTTTGTATGTGAAAATGCCATTTTATTTGTTCTCCATTAAATAGAAATTAAAGATATTCGACGGTAAAGTACATTCCAAAATCAGTCTTAGATCCTATTTCATTGGGAGATGCACTAATTGCGACATACCAATCATGACGCTTGGCTCTACAAGCCTCTCCAGATTTTGAGATCCAATTCCTATATGACCCTTCTGTCTCCGCGATTGGATCGTCGCTAGAGGTATTAAGACCGCTAGGACCTGGGCTTGGGGTAAAATTCATATCTGCAACAGAAGCGTCTTCTTCATGATCCCAAGTGTTCCATTTGTGATCGCCAACGTCACCCCTAAGCTTTAAAGCTCCCTGTCCAGCAGCAAAACCGTTTTTGACTGGATGGGGACGACGGACTTCATATACTTTAGTTGTCACACCACTGGCGTGATTATTAATGTTCGCTCTATCAAAAATTCTAAGTTTACAGTTTTGAACTTTAACACCGGCGTCGTCAGTATTGTGTTCAAATCTAATATTTAGTGGTGCCATATGGTTTGGCAATCCAGAATTTCCAATAAAAAAAGCGTCATTTCCAGCAAACATGCCGCTTCCGGGCATACCGCCCGCATCGGCTTCTGTCGAAGAATACCTAGTATTTGTAGACTGTACGCCGGAAGACGTACCATTAGCATTTGTTACATAAGTTTGCTGCTGATACTGACCAACGGGCACGGAAAGCCCAAAGCCAGCACCAAAAAATCCTAGACCAGATCCAGCGGAATTTTCTATGAGTGTTGGATCTGCATCAAAGTCTGATTCGAGCGTATTCGTCGCCGCATTACAATGAAAAGTTATTGTAGCCATAAAAATGTCTCCTTTTTGTCAACAAAGTTCTATATATTATACACAAAAACGGTCAAATTGCATTGATTGTAGTTTCAATCCAGTTCTGGACAACTTCAGTGGGGTTTTGAACGTCCGCATATCTATCGGGATCAGTAAGAGTGAAGGTAATATCGTTATGCATATGGAAAAATATGTCATATTTACTATTTGGTGATCTTTCGTCAGACTTAATCTGAACGGAAACGTCCCTACCGGTGTAAACTACGCCAAAATCCTTACCAACCCTGTTGGTGGTAACACCGCCACCTCCTCCAAATCCAAATAAATTGCCAAATCCGCCCAGAATAATTACTGGATCATCTCTGGTGTTTGTAACAGAATCGCTACGTCCAACGTCTGCATCTGCACTCAATTGTACGTACCTACCGGCTGATGATAAATACTTAGGCTTGTGATCTATGGGTAGGCTGGCGTATACTTTGCCATTAACAAAAAATGCATCAAATCCAGTGCCTGCGGCAGCTACATTTCTAATTGCTAAACCGTCTGTGACACCATCTTTTAATTTAGCGTCACTATTTGGGAACACACTAGGACTTATGACCCCCGGATTATACACCTTAATTTTAGAGACAACACCCCTAATCTGTTCACCCGGTTTATTTGGCTTATTTACGGTGATAACTTCTTCCACTGAAATATTGACTTTAGTACCTATGTTGCCTAGTATATCGCCCTTTTTATAGTTCTCTCCAGATGATTTTATTATTAACTCATCGAAATGTGTAGAAGCTTCCCTATCATCTACGTCTGAGGTGTGTGAAGTAGCCGCACTATTTAGATCAATCACGTCACCGCTTGCAAAGGGTACACCAATCTGTCTTTTATAATGCCTGTATGGTAAAAGCTTTCCTACTCTGTCGCTAGTAAAATTCCAGAACTGCTCTGGAAGTATAGCTGTCTGACCCAGCACAACATCCTTAAATACTTGCTCTCCTACTTGGCATGTTACGGGTGTACCCCCATCTGGACCATATCTCGATGGTTGAGGAACTTCTTTTGAAAGCATTCTGTTTGGACCAAGTTTATAGAAGTTATCACTATCCTGATATGGTACACCGTTATCATCTAATACAACGTCTCTGGTCATGATGTTTTGAGTTATTGTAACGATATTTCTTCCTTGCCGCTGCTGAAAGGGCGTGGGAATATAAAGAATTGGATCGTTATTGAAATAGCCCGGGACCGCAGGACTTAGGAGCTTCAACCCGTCTGGATTAAAGTGATGTACGGCAAAATATCTAGGATCATAAATGGTATCTTCCCTAGCATGAGCATGGTATATGGTTGCGAACAGTATAGTGGTTTTGTTTGAATATAGCGTATTAACATCACTACCACCCCAAGAAGGCTTGAGGTAGGCACTCATGGTTCCACGTTTACTCTCACACATCATACCAAGAGTATTTCTAGTGTTAAACGTTATCTGCTGGTTTGCGGCAGCTGTGGCTGTTGCACCTATTACTCCAAAAACATTGGCACCAATATTGTCTCCGGTTTGACCATCTTTAAGATCACTCGGAAAATTAGCTTCACTGGTGTACTTATGTGGATCTATTCCACCATTGTATAAAGCCCCTTTCCACCAATCTCTAGAGTGTGCTCTGCCGCCATACCCCATAACATTTATACTCATACCGTTTTGTTTTAGGTCACCTCTTAGTTTCAATCCTTTTTTATCGTCCCATATTGAATCGAGGGCTATATATCTGTTCCCCCCTATCGTCCCCGCAGTCGTCGGTCTCGTACCAATAGCCGACTCATATGACAACCAACCCAAATTTCTTATAGCTGACAATTCTGAACATATCGGCACTATCTTATTTCCGTCGCTAGGATGATAAAATCTAACGGCTTCAGCGGCTTTGTCTCTTCTATCAAGCTCATCAAAACGCTTCGTTCCGTCAGCACCATAGACATAATCAGAAACCTTACCCCACCCCCCTATAAACTGCGTCCAAGTCCCATATTTTAACGGGCTAAATTGAATTTTATTAACACGTTTTGGTTTAAAGCCATAGGCTGAATCTGAGGGAGAGTATCTCTGTTCCGTCGTGGGTAACGGCGTTGATTTGAAAAGCCAGTGTCTTTCCCTAAAAATATCTTTAACAGCCTCCCGCATAGTCCCGCCTTTAGTGGAAGACATAAGTGCGGCATACGCATGTATATTTTGAATTGGACAGCCGTTTTCAGTACCGGGGGCTGAAAGGGTAGCTATGTCAGCAGGTAGATGCTTCAAGTCCCTAGCGTTATAATGCGTTTCTTGATAAAACATAGATGGAGAATAATACGGCTGATGCGGTCTTGTGAAACTCCGACGTGCTTCCCCCTCTCTGTCATACTGAGTGTCGTATGCTGGGTTTGGAGCCTCTGGGTCTGCCCCAGGAAGAAGACTCTTAAGTTTGCTCCTTGCCGGAATATATGCACCTATTAGTGGACTCATAGGCCCTGGATGGTCTCCCCAAGGCTCTTCTAGAGTAATCAAGTTTCCTTCATTATCATAGTCATTGCGTGTAGGAAGTTGATCCTTCCTCTGAAAACCAGGTGCTGGATCTATGAATGGTTCAGCCGCTGGACTGCTATTTAGGATACTTGTGTTAAAGAGCTTGCTATTAAAATTATTAACTAATGAATAGGCACTTGTTCCATTACTGGCTGGAAATATAACAAAGTCTCTTTCAGTACCCGGAGCATTAAAATATGCGTTAGTGCTGTTTAGTGTATACCCGTCTGGAAAACAGCAGCCAAAAAAACCGCCTGTATGAGCTGATTGACCCACATCGATGTCTCCTCCACCACCAGTTTGTGTTCCAGCACTATTTTGTAGTGCATTTGTTGAAGCTAAGAAATTGTGAGTATGGGTGCCGCCAACAAGGGGGTCCATAAAATCAAAAGATGTGAATTGCCAATAACCATTCATGCTTACCAGCGGTTTTTGACCCTTTTTACTCCACCTTACCTCTCCTGCATCGTGAAAGTCGTCAAAGGCACCTAGCAATCCTCCTAATAAACTCACTCCATCCCCACCATTTTGAACGTCGTCCCAGTAGTAGCTTCTGTGTACAGCACGCTCAATAGCCTCTGGGTCTACTTTGGTTTTTTTTACGGGTAATACGGAGTTATCACCATTCCAATCTAGTGCAACAAAATAGTTGTTTGCGTTGGTGCCCATATACTGAAACTCCCACTTGCCCTCGATGGTAGCATCAACCTCAGAGATTTCGTCGTCAATAATGCCGCTACCCATGTCGGTTATGTGCCATATCCCACCCATTTGAGTTAACATAACCAGTGTGTCTTTGGGGTAAGATTTTAGGGGGTTGTAGTTATACCCCACTACTGTAGCTTTTTCCCTAGACTCCTCCCTACACCCAGAAGCTCTAGCATAATTTGGTTGCCACTGCATGGGGTTTCCGTTTTGCATTTCAATTGGCATACACAGACCACTACTTGGAGCAAAGTGTCTATCTGGATCTCCATCTAGATCTTGTTTTATATCACTATCTACTAAGCTTTCTACGCTAGGGTTATTAACAGCCTGTCTGATTCTAGTGACTACTTTGGCAAACACGTTGGCACTTCCAGATTCCCACTTCTGGGTATATGGATTCCATTTTCGCTCTAGTTCTCCAACAGACTGCTCCCCTGGGTTGGAAGTATTAGCTTCCACCATTTCTCCATCATTACTAGACCTGTAAATCCTACCTAAACTATCTCTTTTGTATCCAGCAAATTTAGGGTCTTTGAGTACAACAAGCTTATTGGAATTTCTAACTTTTGAGTCGTCGTATAAGTATAACTTAAATTTTACCCTGTCAACCTTTACACATTGTATCCCGCCATCAGCTTGATTTATATTAAAAGGAACATCGGCATAAAATTCTAAGAAACCGTACTTGCTAGCTTTTATATCAGTTAAAAATGAATCCATTGCAAACAGGTTTGCGGATTGTAAATCTGGGTGGACGCTATCTGACCATTCGCCTCTTGGGTAGAATCTTCTGAATTGATTAACAAATCGATTCATTTCTATGATTTGTAAAATAGAGCTTTGAGACCCCGAGAAGAAGTTTCTGCCGAACTTAGAAGGAGCTTGGCCGCGAGCCGTCCAACCATCAGCGATACCTTCCCCGTCTGGACTTATGTGTGTAAAGATCACGCCGTCTGGGTCAGATAGGTTCCAATAGCTACCCAACAATAAATCGTCTTGCGTAAAAGCACCATCAAGACCCATGTAGCTATAATCCCAAGCTGATATTGACTTTTGGGCATATTTACCGGTGGCCTCACTTCTCCTCCAAGCATGGAAGACGCCCCAGTCATCTTCATCTTTAGAACCGTGTCCAAGTATGTCATCAATGCTTGCATAGTTTACAGCTCGCCAGTTCTTATAGAACTCTTGCGGGGGAGGTGTTGGGTCTAGGGGGGTATTACCCTCTAAAGTTTGCAACCAAGCGTTTAGATCTCCGGTGGTGAATACACCTAACCCCAAAGCTATCATTCTGGGATGCTCTGTGATTATTGCGTGAAAGTCCGCTACCGGCTCTTTAGAGTTCGATGCAGCGAAAAAATCTTTAGCCATGTCCTTTTCTCCTTTGTTTATGCATTTCGGCCCTGATGGGGCATAATGGATTCCTGTATGGCTCTAGGGTTTGAATATTCAAACGAAACCATATTTGGATGGTTATCTTGAGCAGAAACTCCCGTAAAAATATTTTCTGGTCCAGCTATTGCTTTGTCCTCTAGTGCCTTTTGTCTTAATAGTTCGTCTGGGTATTGTTCCATAGATTCTTTGATAGAGTCTTCTGAAATCATTTGTCCACCAACATCATCTAGAACAAATAGCGTTCTCGGGTTTTTACCCTTCTGTGCGTCAGTAAAGAATTGGTCGTTGCCTTTAACCAAGTCTAAAATCTGTTGCCCCCCATTTGCTAACAAGGATGCAACTAAGTTTTTGTTACTTTGGCCCTTGCCAAAACCCTTCCTTGCTGCGTCATTTGTTTGATCAATAATCTTTTGTCTGTCTCTAGCAATTTTTGCTATCGCACCTTCTTTTTGTTTCTGTAGCTTTCCATATTGTGCAGTATAAAGATCCATTTTAACGGTGGTCTTAACGCCTCCGTCACCAACGTCAACTGAAATGGAGGTTATTAGCGGTCCTTCTTTCTTTAGTGCTGTCGCTATAGCTAGGCCCGTTGGAGCCTCTGGCATAACAAATCCACCTCTTTCACTAAATAATAGTAAACTGTTTGAGAAGTCTGCCTGTAAGGAACCAGCCTCGTTGAGTAGTTGGTATCCCGCAAAATTCCAAGGTGCTAGTTTTTCATCTTTGATAAACTCTATCTTACCACCAATATTTGTATAACGCTCTCTAGGGTTCGCCGTGTTTAAACTAGCCATAGAAAGCCAAGGTCCATAACATCTTTCTTCTGACATTAACGGTATTGCTACCATGCTCGGGTACACGGGTGACGGCTGTATAAAGGATAAACCTCCCTCGGGGGAACTAAGTGCGATACCCTTCACGGCTGCTCTTTGCACCCTTTCCATTTCGTTTAGGTTCTCAAAGGTAAATTCAACATAGTCGGAAGCCTCACCAGGCCACCACTTTCCGTCTTCAAAAAATGCACCCACCTGACCACGAGGAGAACCGGCAGCGAAAGCCTCTTCAAAAGTATTAAATCCTCCAGGATACTCTTCTTCCTTAGTTTGGCATACCACAACCTCATCTTGTAATTCAGGGAATGCTGGTTTATTAAAATCTGGATGCTTTACAACGTCTGCCGTTAATATGTTTTCTATCTGTACTGTGTTGTAAGCCTTCATTGGTCCAGAAGCCCATCGTTGGTCTACCGTTGACTGTATTCTACCGGGCACTGTTATGATGGCATAGACATGGTCTGAGTCTAAATCTCTAAGCTCTGTGTGAACAATCCCATCCCCCCTTCTCAAGAAATCACAATGATTAACATTTTGACCTTTTCCTCCGCCTTCAGCAACGGAGAATATCGGCTGAAGCCTCCTGAGCTTAAACTGGAAAGCGGGACAACCGGTGTCTGGATCTTCTGCCTCAACAATGTCAAATGAGGGTTCACCTAGGTGTAGGTCGTACTCGGTAGCCCACACGGATAAACTTCTTCTTTGCAGTTTTGGTGGTAAGTAGAAGCTCTCATCTAGCTGACACTTAACAAACGCCATCGATGGAGGTTGCCTATCCAAAAGTTGGTTATCAGTCATCGTTGATTGAATTTTGTCAAACGCCATTCTTTTGTCTGGGCGTACATTTGGCTGGGTCTCAATAACGTCGGGAATAAAGTTACCAGCTTTATCCAGTGTCTGCTGAGTAAAATCATCTGTAGGAACATTAGTAAAATCTAAGAAGTGGCTATTGTCATACCTAGCGTAGCACTTGATTCTGTTGCTATCTTCTATAATAGCCTCGGTGTCGATTGGGAAGAGTCCCTGTCTAGCACCCTGTGGTAACTTGTTTGCCGGAAGCGTATTTGCCTGCGTCCTAGATAAAAGATTTCCGCCAATCAGCGTAAAATCAAAAAATCCACCCTGCGGCTCCGGCTTGTAGTTGTAGTTCCACTGCTCCTCGAACGGATTAAAATTACACTTTAACGCACCGTAAGTATATGCGTCTGGATAATTTGTTTCGGTCGCATGTCCGGTTCTTCTATTATTATGGTCTAATATTCTATAGTTGAGGTAAGTTGTAAAGGCGTCTGCTGGTTGGGACTTGCGGTTGCCAACTAAGCTTAACCTAAACCCGAAATCAGAGTTTATTGGTTCCGGCCTAAACCCGAAGGGGCCAGCAGCCTCATTATAAGTTCCATCGTTCCAGTGGACGATATTTGGTTGCCAACGTGTGTTACAAGCTTTTGGTATCTTAACTAAATATTTTTTACCTAGGTTCTCTTCTGCCACCTTTTTGACAAAGTTGTAAACTTTCTTAGCATTGTCTAGGTGATTTTTGGCAGTCTTGGGCAAGTTCGCTATCATTCTAGTGATAGGTGTATCTTTTGGTTTACCGTCACCATCCACAAGACCCAATGCGTTCTTGGTCGCAGCAAGCCTATTGCTCTTGGCGTCTTCTAGGTTCTTGACTATTCCCGCATAATTTTCTTGAAAGTCTCTGGCCTTTTTGATAGCTAATGCTAACGTTTTGAACCTCGGGGTATCTCTATAGCCATCTTTTTCCTCTTCTTTGGGATTGGCAGCTAACCAAGACTCTCTCATCTCCATTAGTGCCTTTTCGTAGTGCTCTATTCTCTCCCTTATATCGTCCTTGGGGATAACAGAAAATTTATCGGGCTTGCCAGTAGTATTATTTAACGATTGATAGTTTGTTATCAGTTTGGTAACGGAGTTTTGTATTTGGACAACACCCGCTTCCGGAATTCCTATCTTTTGAGCACGCTTGTAATATAGTGGGTATCCGTACGGGGGATTGCAGGGACTTGCTGGATATCCATCAGCACCCATATAAGGCTTATCGGAATTCCAAACAGATCTAGGTACCGCAACGGCAAACTTTCTCTCTTCAAAACCCGCCACGGCCAAATCCAACTCATCGCCCTGTTGAAGGCCCAAGGTTGATTTCCAGTCTCTTAACGCTTTGTTTATTTCTGGGTTTGCGTTTGCAGCAGCCGCGTATGTGGCACCGTACTGAGCAACGTCTTGTATGTAGGTCTCGTTATAAGAAAGTAAAAATTCTTTCCATCTTTCAAAGGAAACCAATGCCGCCCTCAGTTCCATTTCTGTGGCAACATAATAATTTCCAACGCCGTAAGCATTAAGGTTAGAACTATCCAGAAGTATCTGTTGGTACGAACCAAACCCCTTGGGTATTGTAACGGCCTTATTATCACCTAAGAAACCGTAAAATGGAAGAAATTGCTGTTTTAAGGATGTTTCTAAGGACCACTGATCTTTTTGTAGTTGTTCAACCTTATTTGAAAGACCAGCTTCGTTTCTTCTCTGCTGTAAGTCGTCTCTATCTTTATTGCCCGTGAGGAATACCATGTCAACCTTCTGAGCACCAACAACAAACTTATCTGTAGTAACGTTTGATAGTTCAAAGCCAACGTCTTGATTTTCTACATGAACACCTCTATTTTCAAGACCATCTAAGTATTCTTTGATTGCACCATACTTGGGTTGCCTAGTCTTGTCAATTGCATCAATTCTTATTATACCAGCAACCATTTCCGAAGTCTTACCGGCTCTAGCGAGTATGTTATTTCTTTCATATAAATAGCTACAGGCGGGATGATCTATCACTGGTAAAAGTGTAACATATAATTCGTGACTAATAATATCACAGAGTTCTTGTGCAAAACTTAACATATCCAATTGATCGAAGTCAACAAAATAACCCAATGGGATCAAGTCGGTAGGAATGCCCGTGAAGTCAACGACATAATTAAAGCCTCTAAAGTTCACAACGCCACCAAACCCAGCCTGAGTGTACTCGCTGGGCATTGGTCCATCATACTCAAATAGCGTTCTTATTGCTTGAGATATTCTGTAGAATGGTATACCACGAGAGGATCTTCTAGAAAAGCCCTGACCCGTTATTGGGAAAAGCACATCATCAATATAATACTGATCTAATAAATTAGTGACAACAGGGAGTCCGTTTGCATCTAGTTTACCGATATGAAGATTTGCCGGTGGTGGGGAACTTAGGTCGGGATCTTCAAAACCGGCATAAATAGAAGTGCCGTCTGGGTTCAGAACCCTTTTAACAATACCTTTACCTAGTGCTCGGGTGTCAAGATCACTTTTAAGGTCATCAGTAGGATCATATTCTAAAAATCCGTAGATATTAAAGAGATTTTTATTGTTGTAGGTAGTTCCTTGATAGTTGTTAAATATTAAGATTGCATTAGACAAAACTTCTCTGGGGTCAACAACATTTACAGAAAACAGCGGGCTACCTCCAGCCCCCCTGTTTTGCGTATAGCTTTGTAAGATACCGCCAAAAGCAAAGTGATTTCTTCCCCTATCAAACGTTCCTAAGTCCCACAGTCTAGACTTATCTATAACCACCTTCCTATCTAAATCTACATAATGGTAAGGCTCCACCTCTTCCAATGGTTCGCTATAACTAGATTCTGGAAAATCCTGAAAATCAGCCAGTGTTTTTATATTGTATAAATCGTCAAAGGTTTTTCTAAACGCTTGTTCTACCGTGGCTGGGTTCTTACCAAACTTAAAGAATACGGGGGAACCCACAACCGGTGGTGCAAACATGTCAAACTTTCCGTTATGATACGGGTCGTCACCAATCCCCACTTTATAACCGTCAGACCTGTTGTATTCGTCATTAACGAGTTGACAAGATAGGGACGAGGAGGTGTCACCAAATCCAGCGTTAAGGTTAAAGTTGGTGATAGATGCACCCAAAAAGGTCTGCTGTATAAACCCTTCGTTGTCCACTGTCCATCCACCCACAGACAGAGAGCCGTTTTTCCCCTGCGGTAACACATGTTTTTTGGGCCAAGAACCCTGCGGGTCTATTGTTCCGCTAGTTGGAATAGTGCTATAATTATGATCAATTGTCATCTTGTTCTCCACTTGCAGCTGGTGCCTCAAAGTCAGCTGAAAATCCTTCAATCTGTTTCATAGTCGAAATAAAGTATTGAGAAATATATGGTATGGTTATTGGGGGAGCAGAATCAAAATTCAATCTATAGTGGTGAACATAGTGATTGAATACTGCAAAATCATCTATCTGTGTAAATTTTATATCTCTACCGTTGGAGAAAGGAACTTTATCTCCGGTTGGTGAGAATATTGTGCTTTTATAATCTGAATCATAGAAACCTGAATTGGGTGACTCTGGATATGTCTTCAATATCCCACTAGCGTCCCACCACTCCTTCGTAAATTTATCGTCAAGGCCCAGTGGGTTTTCTCGGGATAAAAATTTCTCTTGATTTGGTGTGTCTGGATTGGGGTGGGGAAAGGGATAGTTGATCCCACTACCGTTGTCACTTCTTACCGTAGGGTTAACACTTCTATCTTGTCGATAATCAAAAAAGTGTGCCTCACCAGACGGCAAAACTCCAGAAACGGGAGGTGCCTGTTGTCCACTACTAAGGGGCAACAAAGGGCCATCGTCTGGATGAAAGTCCTTCCATTCGTGTGTCATTATCTATCCAACTCATATGTAAATGATATATTAAAAGAGTAAGTACCTTCCTTGGGATTCCAACTTTCCGATGGGGGAGAAATGAAGTACTTACGAATACCGGGTTCACCCTGTGGGCTAAGTTCCTTTAGTAGATCTGCAATCTGGGTAGCAGTTGGTTCGACAACACTGGGTTTTTTAAGGAGTAGCGTGTCTCTCTCTGACCCATAGGGGATTTTAGTATAGTCCATTGTAAGGTTAATTGATATATTCCTGCTATATTCTGACCTACCGCCTATATACTGTAAAACTGGACCGGTTTTTCTACCCAACACTGGTATAACAGCAAAAATGTCACCGGGATAAGTATCATCTACCTGTATTGACTCAGCTATGACTCCCGATATAATATTCGTTGGCCTATTGTTAAAACCTAGGCTGTAGGTAATCTGACCATTATACTGATTCGTTCCTAAACTAATTGACACCGGCTGCGAATTTAGCTGTACAGCAACTAAGTTATTAGCCCTTTTATAAATATCACTAGATATTCCAAACTTTCCGCTGTTTGATATTTCATTATATTTCCTTAGTGCGTTTGTATATGCACCGCTAGCGGCAGTCACTATCGAGTTATCAAATCCACTTGGTGATATCTCAGACATTCCGGTTATTGTTCCGTCAATGTTGACGTTTACAAACGGATCTGTATTGGATGTGGACGTAGACATGCTATAATTTTCATTGGCTAAACCACTACTTAAAAGCCAATTTTCTGTCACGCTATAGGTTCCAGCAGTTTCGTTTACCTGCTCTGTTCTTACGTGGTTATAACCCCTGTATGACTTAACAAGATTTATTGTGCCACTGCCTATAATTCCGGCAACGTTTGGGTAGTTTCCGCTTGGATTACTGGAGAGTTTTCTTAAGACAAAATCTCTGGCTTGTTGCCAAGCCGGTTTGGAAAGTTTGCCATCTTCTTTGTAAAAAGTTTTGCCCGTTGCGTTAATAGAGTGTGATATTCTATAAGACCTTGGATGATCAACACTTTGGCCCTGCTGATCATCTACCTCCAACCCCCAGTTTTCATCGAAGCTTTCTAAGAAAGCAGACCCAGGATCTTCTAAAAAGTCTGATAGCTCAAAAGTGGTTGTTAAGTCGCCGCTACCCGCCAAAGTTGACTCAGCGTCCATATAGGAATCTGGGCCAGTACCTCTAAGTAAAACGTCGGCCTCTAAATTTATAGTATACTCACACTTATTTACATAGTTCCCCTCGGTGAAGCTGATGCTTGTAACTCTCGGGTTACAATACAATGTCGCCCCGACCTGATCATAGATGTCAGTTATTTCTATCCTCTGACCATCCTGTGCAAATAAGGCTCTTAAAGCCCGCTGTTTACTCAGTAGGGCGGAGGCAAACCTGTTTTTAACTTGCTGCCTAGGTGGTCTACTCTGGGCACTTAGCGGTGTCTTGTCAAACAGGCCGTATGGTCCAGTAAGCTCATTTGATCCTACAACAGAGCCGGGTTTTAGATACGCATAGGGGAGATCTGTTTGTGGGTCTAATGCTAGCGGCGAGCCTTCGTCTGGCAACAGAGTCCCCGTCAACGTTATACTATACGTAACACCAAAATTCCCTTGTTTATTTTTAAGGGTGTTTGTAGAGATTTGCACAAAGGGTGTAGGTCTAATGTTACACTCTTGCGATGGATCGTTTTTATATCTAACTCTAATAGGCATTAGTAACCCCGTATATTCAAATCTAGGTTTCCGGTTGTCTGTGTAGAAGTAAGGTTCAAATTAAGTATTCCTGACGAATACCCGCTAGGAACAGCCATAAACATATTCATTCCGCTTGGACTTCCATTAAACATTCCAGAAGGAGTAGTACCAAGTGCCCCAAATTGGTACATATTCACACTATTATACACATTTGCGGACGGAGCACCCGATAACATGAGGTTCATATTATCTGTTACAACGACTGGACTTCCGGAAATATTCAAATTCATAGAACCTGAAGATGGAGTTCCAGTGGCCAATACAAATTTTACGGAATCTACATACGGTCTATGGGAAACAAATCCCTTGGTGGAGGGGTCGAATCCAGAAACCTCTAAGAATGCATCTCCATTGTCATTTGTTATAATTATACCAGTGACTAAGTGTGTGACACTATCACCAGTTACGTTTTGGTAAACTCTCTTAAACAGATTTTCAGCCGCATCTACTTTTTGTGCAAATACATGAGCATCCATCCAGCTTCCTTCATTTGGAATACTAGGCGTTTGTTCTCTCAGCATTGCGTCGAAAGTGTACGCACTTCCAGCGTTATTTAGCCCGCTTGTGGGGTGATTTCCGCTAGTTGGCCAATCGTGATAAGGAGAACCTCCTACCAGTGTGTATCCACTATCGCCCCTTTTGGCTCTATCAATACAAACTGACCAGCCAAATCTATCATTCTCAGCACCGCTAACTGATACAACATACTCCCCAGGTGATCCAAACTTAGGCTCATAATCGGATTGCCCCCTATCATTATAGCCCTGAGAGTAAAGTTTTTCAGCAAAAATCCAATTTTTTGTTCTATTTGCAAAGTCTACTAGCTCATTTCTAAAGTTAAAGACAGCTCCATTGTTCAAGACCATTGTCCCGCTTAGGTTATCAAATTTGTCTACCCTAACACCAGAGTCGCCTAGGTCATAGAAACTATGCTGTGGAATGTCATATTCAGCATTAAAGCTTTTTCTTTGGAAAGCAGTGCTTAGGCCATTCTCATGTATAACTCCACTATATATGTGGTGATGGAGTGTTTCGTAGTCGTGGTTCGGAGCACCAACAGCAATCATGTCATAATCTATAGCAACAGAGAATCCAAAGTTATCAGATCTCTTAGCGTACTCTTCTATGAACGATGCGTCGTCTATGTTATGACTACCCTTTTGTTGTGTTAAAGCCGTGGTTGCATCTCCCCCGAAATCATATATGCCGACGTTCACACTGCTAGGTTTAATCTTAGAACCAAACTCCCAAGGTAAAAATTCGCTAACAACGTTCTGGCCACTGCCGGTTTTCTCGAAGTGGAAGGCTGCACCGCCACCACCATCCTGTGCTAACTCTAAGCCATCGGTAGGTTCATCAACCTTGATTTCTGACCACTGCACAATACCGCTAACACTAGTTCCGCTAGAAACAAAACCATTAAACGGAGAGCCTACAACAAGTTGATTATCTACTAGGTCAACTGAATAGCCAAAAAGATCACCCAAGCAGCCGGAGTAGTAAACATCAAGATCTAGATAGTCTGTATTATTCAACTTCATTAGCTCGGGTAATCCTCCGCCAACGCCAGCATCTAGTATATACTTTCTTTCTTTTCCTTCCGGTATCCCTAGTGGGTTCTGAGGCCAATCAGCGTAATCGCGTTTTGGAGGACCAGTCTGAACATAATTCAAAAAGTCACCACTGAACTTAGGAAATACGCCGTAATCACTCTTAGCGTCGTTACCCCAGTTCCTTATTCTTTGTTTAATCTCTTCTGATTTTATTATTTCTTTTGGTCTGCTTAGATCGCTTGGGTGATATGTATCCTCGTTGTCGTAAAAGGTGTCTAGACTTCCTACTGCTCCACCTAGACTATATAGAGGTTCTGTCATGTTTGGAATCATACCTGAAACCGCATGATATTTAGCTGGACTACCTCTTTCTGGACTTCTGAGTTTTTGTGTAAAGTAGAAGCTTCTACCTTGAGAAGAGACCGTTTCTTGGTCGCTATCATGGTCAAGAGGTGTAACACTAAACACGAAGTCCTTCCCACCCGCAAGACCACGTGTAGCTTCTTTGCTAGGCCTACTGGGGTATAGGCTTCTAATAAATGCTTGGTTGCCCTTACTCGTTTCGCTACGATAGTGTGAGCATTGACCTTGTATCATTGTAGAGTCGGAGATCAGTATAATCTTAGATCTAGATTTACCATTCGGGAAGCTTGAGAAGTTTTCGTACTCTTCTGCTACGACTACAGGTCCATCTTCAATCAACACATTTCCGAAGTTTTCACAACCCTCATCGGTTTCCGGTGGGAACGGACGACAGTAATCATGGCTCTTGTGCATAACGGGTCTAGAAACAGCTGGTATAACCCTGCTACCACCTGGGAATACCGTCCATTTTTTATCGTATTCAATTCTATCTACTAGTTTTTTCTTCTCAGTTCTCTTGAAGTTTATGCCGCTATCAATAGGAATTGGACAACCCGAAACTGAGAGCACTCTAACTGTTTTAGGTGTTGTATCGGGTGTTAGTGGGTCTCCCTGTATTTCACCTCTACTTGCGGCAGAAAACTTAATTGTTACTTCTTCACCCCTAGCAACGAAGTTAATATCTGTCCTGTAATGAGGTGTCATTGGTGGGGTCGGGTCAAGGTGAAGACCAACTCCTCCACTGGCGTCATCACCCTCTTGGTCAAGCTCCCCTCCTCCTTCATTCTCTGAATTGCATTTATCGTGCAGCGGGAAGTAGTCGCAAGCTGTGGGTACACGAGATTTGATACCCTCTATCTCAACCAGCAAGCTTTCTTTTTCGACAGCTGTTTCAGACACCCAGTCAAAGAAAAGTTTATATCCAGATAGGGGAATTGTTGGGAATTTTATTATAGACTGTCCTTCTATCTTCCATATTGGGTTAGGTATGTTGGGTATATGGGTGAAAATTGGTTCATCATAAAATATTATATTCTCGTAGTTTGAACCACCCGAGATAGGAACAAATAGTCGTAAATCATTCGCAAAAGATGTATCACCGCCTCCGCCCTGAGCGTCAGGTACGTGTCCACGCCACAGTTCGTTACTCTTATCGGAAACCCATAACCCTGAAACACTTGTGCTATCATTGTAAGCGGGTGTGAAACCGTAGCCATCCTTACATCCGGATAGAGGCTCTGTTGACGTATTCGTAAGTTGTGCTTGCTCGCTGTTACGATTACCACGTAGTGAGTATGGTTTCAAGTAGTGCGAGTCTGGGTCAGGTGTAACAAAGAATTCGCCATCGTTTGGCACAAAGAATGGCCTACTGGATATATTAAGTTTTTCACAAATCTCATTTACATTACCCGCATAAAGCTGTGCTTTTTGTTTGTCCGCAGCGGTATAGGTAATTATAAGTCTCTTCTCGCCAGTATTCATCCAAGTTTTTATCTTTTCAACTTCTTTGTCAGAAGGTAGCCCTTCTGGATTCGCTATCCAAATAAAGGTAACCTCTTGGCTTATATCTCCGTCTGCCGGTATAGTCATATTTTCTTTGAAGTATCCGCCAAGACCACGACCTTGGAATTCTGCCCTGAGTTTACTAGCTAAAGAATGCTGACTATCCGCGTCATCTATTTCTCTATTAACATAATAAGCATTTTTAAGAGATGTGTTGCCAGTCCATCCTCCTAAGTGCCACCCACGAGGAACTTCATTACAGTCATACTTTAGCATGTTTATGTAGAATTCTGTGTTCTTGTCCTTATTCTCAGTTGCGAATGTTAAACCTCGTCCACCATCGTCTTCTGGCCACTGACTGGCTAATAGGTAAACCTTGGAGTTATTAAACGTACCGTCTTCCTTAACGCCAGACTCAGACAGTGCCAGCGTCGAAGGTTTGTACAAATCTTTTCGTTTGTAGGTTATAGGTTTGTCTGGATCGTAGGTTTTTGCTACCCCCTGAAGTATTCCATCTCTTCCATTCTTTGGATCTGGATCTACTAAAGCTCCTAGATTAAACGAATTAAATGTTCCTTCTAGGTTGGAATCCGAATCTTCTTTAATCTTAAACGATTCTATAGGTAGATGTTTTGAACCTTCTGGCTCCCCAGAATAGTCAGCAAAAGGTGTGAACTTATCTTCAATAATGGTTTCATAAATATCTTTAAACTTGGAACTATACCCAGAAGTGTCTGGATATGTTATTACTCTAGCCGGAAGGTGTTCGGCGGTTGTTAATACTGGGACAGGCTCAAACTTTGGCCTGTTAATTATCTGTAAAGGTTTTGAGTCGCAGTTGGGTGTATAATTAGCGAAGTGTAAAGGCCAGCTTTGTGTATAATGCACAACGCGACACTTTTTCCCAACGGTCTTAGTGCATGTATCATGCCACTCTGCTCTTAGGTCTCCGCTATTCTTTAGAGGAAACTCGCAACGTTCGTTAACAATAAACTTACTACCATCGCAGTCTTCACCCTCTGGGCAATCCATGTACTGTTCGTAATCTGAATAGCCGTACTTTTCAATATTGATTCTGATATCGCCTACACCGCGAGCGTAGAAATTATCTCTCAGAGAAACAGACCCCGCACCATGTTTGGGTTGTAATGAAGGCGTAATGTTATATTTATTGTCTAGTTTATCTTCCTCAGATACACAATCTGGTAATGACATCTCCTTATTCTTGGCTGCGGTTATACGCATATGCGAGCCAAGCTCTTTTAAGATCTTATTGATTACATCATTAGATTTAGAGTAAACGCCGTTTTCTTCCCATACCGGATCGTTCCCGACCAATACTAAGTGTCTATCACCAAGCACCAGCCAGTTCTTAATGTTATCTATAATTTCATCGCTTACTGCGTCTATTTCTGGGGTAATAATGAAAGCCAAGCCCGCATCTCTAGGAATTTCTATTTCAGAGAAATCCATTCTTCTGAAGGTTTTAGTACCGCCCAGATCATCTCCCGCACCAAAATATAAGCCCATTTGGTCGTAGAAACCTTTAGATACCTCGCTTGGGTGTAAAGCTCTGTCTAAGTTGCCAAACCTACCAAACTCTACAACACCGCTATGATCAAATGTTTTTCTAGCCTCAAACATTCTAACAGCACCAGCGTGTTGATAAGAAGCCCAAGTGTCTAAAGTGTCTGCATAAACGTTAGCGTCTTCAAATTCATTAAATGAGTCGGTGGGAGCACCAAACGCAACAGAAGATCCGTCGTCACTAACGGCTGTACTCCACCCAAGTCTAGACGTTGGTGCAAAGAAGCTTGGTAAAAACTGTCTAGTTCCAACGTACTTGATGTTTCCGTAACCGTATTTGTGGGATAGTTTATAAGGCTTTGAGTTATTGTCTACTCTAAATTGTAGTCTTTCAGAAGGTGTTAAGAAGTCGTAAGCAGACTCTTGTGCTTTAAGTCTACCAGACTCGGTAAAAATTGTATGGAAGTGCGAGAGACCGGCATTCTTACTATTTGTTACTAACCAGCCAGAAAGTGCGGCATAGACTCTAGCTTGTTCGTCGGGGTCTTTCTCGTATATCCTACATGGAGAATTAGTGAATGGTGAGCCAATCGATATGACTTCGCTGTTAGCACTGATTCCAACGGAGTGTCCAAATCTGTCATTAAACTCTCTACCATAAAACAGATAGTTTCCATTTTCATCTGGTTCCATTTCTTCTGCTACAAAGTCTGTAAAGTTTTTCGGAGAAGATATAATCTGAACACAGTTGAAGTTGTCCCTTTCTTTTTCAAACACATAGACCCTACCCCCAGAGTGTGGAGGAATTTGAAACTGGGTTATGTCATAAGCTTTACTGTCACCCCACTCTTGGCCAACACCACTCGTTATAAAATCTCTATTCAGGGTGTCATTAGTCTTTGTTGTAGAGAGTCTTCCTGAGTCGAACGTATCCCGTATCAAATTGACGGTTGTAGTGGCCCAGTTCTCGGAAACCCCAAGAACCGTATTAAGGTGACCGCTGGCGTCTAGGTTTGTAGTCTGATCGTAAACGCCACTCTCAAAGGTGTACTCGTTGTAGAAGTTTTCAAACTCGTCGTAGAGTGAATGAACAATCCCATCGCCGTCTGTATATTGTAAGGCACCAGCTGTAGATCCAGACTTTTCTTTAAACATACCAAATATTGCTGGTGTTCCATCATAAAGTAGGCTAGTGTTATAGGGGAACGCCTCTAGGAATGCCGACTTCATACCGGAAACCATCCCGTTAAACACAACCGGTTGTCCGGCTCTGAAGAACTCAGAGAGCGTACCTTCTCCCCCTAATACTCCGGAACCGACATCAACAAGCAAATCAAAATCATCAAGCCTGTTGATATACTTATGTACGAACCAAGTATCGTCGGAAGGAACTTCTGGGTAGTTTCTTCCGGCAAAGGTTGTTTGCAGTACTATAGTCTTCATGTCGATTTGCGGATAGAATTGCTGAGAAGCGGGTAAGCATCCTAAATCGCAATCTCCATACCAAGGTGCGGAGAAATATTTCCAAAGAATGTCAAATCTCTTGGCGGTAGAAGCTATTGTAGCGATATCACTCTCTTTGTACTCAAACAGGTCTGCTACCACCATTGTTCCGCATGGTACTCCAGACGTAGTTATCTCATTAAACTGTCTTGTCCACTTAGCTCTAGGAGCACCGACAACAATCGTCTCAACATCACCGCTTACGGCCATGTCTAAAGAAGATCCAAACTCTCTACCTTCTTGACCGATCTGCCACTTAGCACCGGAAATTGTAAAGTTATCAAATTTCAGTAAGTTTTGTACCGTAAATTCTATGTAGTCTTTTCTGAATCCGGTCGGGAGCATTAACTGCTCTTCTAATTCCCAACTAGCCTTTTTGCCAGCTACATCCACCCCTCTTCTGTATAAGAATACTGAACCTCCAGAAGGAACACCAACATGACCGCCGCCGTATTGATCGTACTCAGGAATGGTGATTTTTGGTGCAGAAATAGCCATTAGATCTCCCTTTACGGAAACCTTGTAACCATACTTATCTGCAATGTTTCTTCCGGATGCGACTATCGTCTCAGGGTCTATGCACAAGTTGCTAGAAGGTGGAACTCCGCAGGCATCATCACCAATCAGCTTAACCCCAGAGAACATGAGGTTTTGATCACAGTCCGATGTGCAGCAGCCGCTATCGTTCATTAGGTCTGGGCCACACATACCATATTCCCATTCCTCAAAAGTTCTAGGAACTTTAATTGGATCTGTGGAACCCGTCTTTATTGTTAGTTCGGTAAAGTACGGTCTAGATGGTAGTAGTTGCGTGAACTTCCTGATGCCGTAATAGTTACCGCTATATCCTAGATCACCAGAAAAGTTTCTAGCTCCAGAATTAGTATATGTATCCGTTGCTCTGAATATTCCACCGTCGTTACATGTAGCCTCTCTCCACGTAACACCATCAGTGATCAGTGCTGAATCAAATGCTTTTCTGGGGCTATCTCCGGTGCAAGACCCATAACCAAAGAGGTCTACACCCCTGATCTCATTCGATGCATCAATTTTAGCTAAATAGTCATCTTGTAATTCAATACCTGTTCCATAGTTATTGTTGTTCCACATACCATAAGCAGAGCCAAACCCTTTTGACCCCACATTATAGCTGGCAGTATAAAGGTTCATTTCTCCGCTGTGTGGCGTATCAGTCTCGTTGAAGCCTAGGGTAAGTGGGAGTGGGTTGCTACTAATTATATTCGGAGCATTAATGTATAATGGTATATTGTTATTAGTTCTAATCTGTTTAAAGATTGGGACACCTATAACATTTAGATTAATCGAACCACTTACCGGTCCAGGTTCTGAGTTCGGCAGCTCGTTATGTATGGAAAGATTAAGTATCCCTCTGATACCTGAGCCTGAACCTACCGCAAAAGTAAACAGGTTTAATTGATCTAGTTTTGGGTCGTCAGTGTTTAACATGAATAGGGGAACATATGGACCCCTTATTCTTGAATTGTCTACGTATCCATCGCCATTTTCATCCCAATCCGATCTTCCGCCTGGGAAGAATACATCACCGGTAAAGTCTTGGTGGGAGCCGGAGAGTCCCAATCGTTTTGCCTCCGTCTCTGCTGCTTCAGATGTGGCAAATCCACTTGGATATGTTAAATACTTATTCTTTATAGAATCGTCACCCTCCGAAATCCGATCTATCGGTGTCGGAATGGAGAAGTTAAGAGAGCCAGAAACCGGTGTAAACGTATAGTCCGCAGGGTCTGGCATAAATAGATTCAATTCGCCCTGTGTATTGAATTCCGGCGTATAGAGGATCATAAATCCTCTCTCGACGTATTGACCGCTAATATTAAGCGGTAGCCCAGAAGGAATTTGAACATCTACCGGTATCGGAACGTTTATTCCCAGATTTAGCGTGCCAGAGGTGGGTACAGGTATTTCTGGCAGGTTCAAGTTTAAAGTGCCAGAAGGAACACCCAACGCACCCACAGTGTACAGATTGCCTGAACCAGATGTGGCACGAGAAAGAACGTTACAATCAGACATTCTTACATGAGATGAGTGTAGTTGTATTTTAGACTCAAACGCCTTGCCCGAAGGATAAACCAAGTCATACTGAACAAACATATCGTTAACGTCTTCGGAGAAGTACTTTTCTTTAAACTCTGTTTGTCTAGGTTCCTGCGGGAATATAGCCCACTCTTCATCGGTGTCAACAAGATCGTTGTACGTAAAGGTTGTGTCTAAACGCATAACACAGCTAGAAGGTTCTACATTATGTATCTTTCTATTTACCAAGCCCCAGTTGGGTTCATCCTCGGTCCAGTACGGGTCTTGCTTTTTACTGTACAAACTAACAACTAGCCTTGGTCCCTCTTTGCCATCACAGTGTGGCCAAATGATAGAATGGTCTGTTGTGTGTTGAATCACACTTTCAACAACCAAAGCTCTCTCTGAGAATTTGTATCCTGCCGGTAAGCTCTTTGTTATTCTTCTGTTTACAGAATAGAAATGGTCAGGAACATCACTGAGGTGGAATCTCAAGAAGTCGTTTTCTATCTGTGTGTGATAGGAGACTCTGGGGTCTATACTTGAAGGTAGGGATAAATCATTCCTAGAGGAGTATCCGGAGCCATGATGTTTTATATCAAATATAATCTGTTCTCTATTTGGGCGTTTTTGCCATTGGTCAAACGCTATAGAGAATTCACAGTATTTAAAGTCGCCAATCTGCCAATCGTGGAAAGTGTTTTCATTGACTCTGTCCCATAAGCCAAACTGATCATTTCCGTGTGGTACGCCAGAATTAAAGAACGTTACCCGAAGATTATCAAAGAAGTCTTTGGCAGTTACCTGCTTGTATGTCCTGTCAGCATTTGCTTCAACAATATTCGTACCGGAGCCATAAAGAGTATCCGCTCCAGAACTCCAAGTAGATACACCAAACTCACTAATAAACCCATTTATTCCAACGCCAGAACCAGCACCCCAACCTAAAGTCAGACTACCATTTGTGGGTTTTTTATAAAACTTACTTGAAGACGCACGAAGAAGATGTGGTGCGTCATAGCTTGGGTCAAAGTCTCCAGATTCGTAATCACCAAAATAATTTTCCGCATCCACATATAACTTAAGACCACTGCTTTGATGATCGTTATATGTCAATAATATATTTAATGGGTAAACGTATCCACTGTAAGGTATTGTGTCAATAACTTCAACTATTGAATCATCTTCATCGTCTTTAGCATATGCACACAAGAAGCCGTTTTTATAGCCCAAGGCAAAGTCTAGTTGAGACGGCGTGTCCCACTTAGCAAACAATACACCGCTATTGAATAGGTTGTGGCTTTGGCCGGAGATACTAGCGTCTGGGGTAAACCTAGTAAATATGGCAAATCCGCTGGTCGTATCAATATTGCCGAAGTTTATGTTTCCGTGAACCCCAGAAACCCTAGCAGTTCTATCGAAGGCGTCGGCAATTTTTCCATACATTGGGTCGCCAACAAAATTAAACGAACCCTTGGATAAGGATGTCCAGTCTGTGGTGGTGTAGTTGCCGCTATAACTGGGTAAATGCTGCTGGAAAAGTGTTCCACTAGCAAAACGCCAACCGACATTGTGGTATATATCCGTATTTCCAACCATGAGTCCGCTAAGGGTACCCATAGGATTAGTTACATCTGTAGGTCCAAGATCTGAAGATTTTATATACTTACCGTCTACTTGGTCAAACTTGAAGTAACCAGACAGGAAGGGATAATCTATGATCGGGTTCTCAAACCCAAAGCTAAATTGATCTGGGTCGTATGGCCCTCGAACAGTACCTTCTGCACCACGCCATCTCCTTGCATAGTTACTCTTGATTGTCTTAGGCGTTCTATACGAGTGAGGTATATCTAAAATCCTAGAAAGTGGGGCATATCCAGAACCAGCATTCAATATATTGTCAAGCGGCCCCATAGATGTTGGGAACAGGGCACCTTCACGTCTACCATCTTGAGCACGGGCGACTGGTCCCCCATATGTAGACATGTTCAAACCGTCTTGTGGTTTGTATCTAACACTTAGAGAGATGTGGGCTATCGAAGCACCACTAGGAATTGGGAAGATATCTAAGTAAACATGTTCTAACAGAGAGCTTAATGTATAATCTCTTAACATCCCAAGTTTATCAACGTCGGGGTTGATTTTAAGGGGAACTTCATACAGTTCAAAATCAGTACCCGTAACCATAGGATATTGCGTCAGCTTGTAATGGTCATTACCGCTAGATGTGAAGAAATCATCATGCTCAGAAATAGACCTACCACCTAAAGCAAATTGATTGGAATTACCTTTAAAGCCCGAGACAATGGGGTATTGACCCTGCTGTGTGACAATTAGGTTGTTTAGGTGAATACCGGAAGGGTCTTGTATAAAACCTCCGGATGGCGATGTTCTGTTAAGAAGTTTATCGTCGCTATATCCTACTACGTCTAATGCGTAATCCCTAGACCCAGCTTGTTTTTTAGCTAGGACTTTCAAGGTTAGGGTGTCAACACTAAAGAACGATATATCTTTAACGTTGGTGTCTACAGAGTTTTCTACATTAAATGCACCGCTAGGTTTCCACCAAATATTCTTGGTGCTTTGATCAAACGCAAAATTGAATGCACCCTTAGATATATCTTTTACATTAGCCTTTTGGTTAGAGAACTTGATTGTTAGCTTGCCAGAATCTGCAACGCCTCCACCCTCAGCTGAATCCATTGTTATATACTGAGAAGTTGCATTATTTCTAATAGCAGACAGCATTGTGTCTGCATTGCATTTATTTACATTAGTTATATCAGAATCGGAAGACCAGCTCCACACACTGCTAACAGATGGCCAGATGGTAGAATCAAAATTAGAAAGAGGTAAAAAGGACGGTAGGAAATCTTGTTCAACCCTTCTTCCTTTTGTAGGAACTTTTATGTGGATTGGCAGATATTGCTCTCTTCTAATGCCTATTCCACCGCTATTACAAATTTCTACAGCCGAAACCCTAAACGCGTCAGTTGGGTTGATGAACCTAGACTCTTGTGTGGAGAGGGGTGCTCCATCTAGGGCTAAATAATTATTTCCGTCTTCATCTGCTATAATCTCTGGAAATACAAAATTTTCCTCAAAGCCTTCATCAAAACCAAAATCAAAGGCGTCATCTAAAGAAACAGCCCTAACGCTAAAAGAGAGAGAATAGCCACTGCCTTCATAAAGGTGGGCTTTTTGGGGACGATTCCAATCATAATAATCAGTGAAAAGGTTATATTCGGGAGCAGTTGAATATGTTCCAAAATTGTTATTTCTGTCTGTAGAATCACCACGAAGACTAAAGTCTTTGTATTTAATGACGAGGTTGCCGGACGGATCAAGAAGATTTATATTGTAGACGGTATATAATGGGGCGATCCTAGACTCGTAATTGCTAATGGGTGCAGCAATACGCATGTGCAGCCTAGTGTGATCCGGTCTAACGGTGAAGTCTGTGAGGTTACACTTATATTGGAATAATCCCTCTGTGTGTACAGAATCTGGTATTATGAAACTATCGGTACCATCACTCAGTGTGGACGCGTCTTTCTGGTCAAACATCAAACCATCAAAAACGCCCTCATCTATAAATGTGAAAAGATTGCTTTCCTCTTTTCTTGGGCCGACAAAAGAACCAAAACCCTCTTGTATGACTCGGTCTCCCGATGGGAACAACTTCTGCTCGCACCTAAACAGTCCAAAGTCTCCAACAACCTTGTCTGTAAAACCCGGATCAAGGACTCCTTCAGCTTCCAACGATTCTTTTACTGAATATGTAGCGGTGAGATCAGGTAAAACACTACCCTCATTCATCACCATATTTTTAAACCGAACATCTATTATGAGTTCAGCTCTTAAATATTCTTGAACTTCGTCTTCTGGAAAAGTAGTTCCACTCAGCGTAAATCCATCAGCGAGGGACTCTCCGACGAAGCCTGTAAATTGCCCAGTAGATATAATCTCGCCAAGCTCGTTTCTGAAAACTACTGTAGCATCACTCTGATTATTTTTGATTAGGTGGGTTATATATTCATTTTGTAGAGGCGGTAGTATAAATGTTACTGTCGTGACTTCACCAGATCTGACGGTTTGACTGGGCCTCAAGTGAAATGAGTATATTGTGCCGGTTTCTAACGGTTGTTCGTCAGGTTTAATAGATAAACTTGCACCCAAATGAGCCTTATTTATTTCAGATGTAGCTTCTAGAAGTTGGTCAAAAGCTTTCGCAACAATCGCGTCTGGACGTTTTATTAGCCCAACGCCACGAAACTCAAACGTGACCCCTTCCTCTAAAAGAAATGGGCTTAAACCAAATACTAAAATTGTGCCGTCAAGGTTTTTCCTTTTTACATCATAGTATTCAAACTGCTTACCCGTAAAGTTTTCCCTAGTAACAACCAGTTCCCAACCAGCTTCAATAAAATCGCAAGACCCATCAATATTTTCAGTGGGGCTATTGATAGTAACTTCGTAATAGGGGCCGGTACCGGTAACCTCAACGTCTGTAGAGGTGCAGGATAGCTTCTCGCCGGGTGAGGATATTTTTGAATCCTCGCTTTTGATATCAGCAACGAGAGAGGCTTCTTTGAGTGTCATCTCTGCTTCTAAGGAGCCACCTGCTGGACAGGTCTGCTCAATGCCTTTTATGCAGAGGCACTCTAAACTTTTTAAGAATTGCTGTGACATCCTAGTTTCCTAATACTGTGTTTCCGGTTTTGAGATCTCCAGAGGTGTTTGGCTTGGCCTTCTTAATTTGTTCACCAACCTCATTTAACAGTTCTGTCTTGATGTCCTCTTTCATTGTTTCTAAGAAAGAAGCACCATTAAAGTTTACATTAACATTTGTAGGATCTAAGGCTACTTGGAATTTAGTACTAACAAGTTTATCTACTGTTGCAGCAAAATCTGAGAATACATTCTGTAGATTTGGTATAACGCTAGCTAGCGATCCAGCAGCAGCTTCAACGCTGCCTCCGTCTTGATAGTAACCCACAGAACCTCCATTACTCATGGCGACCGCATTAGAACCACCTTGACCCCTACCGTTCATAGCTCTTAGTATTTGTAAATTATTGCCCCTTTGGACTGCGTTGCGGTTTACTACAAACTCTCCGGGGGTTAACATGGCAGGCACCGTATCTGTACCCCTAGGCACAAACATTCCACGGCTAGCATAAACCATTCCACCACGAGCTAGAGGTTGAACATTTCTATTAGATATAGCCTCTACCTCCCTACTGAATGTCGCGTTTGTAGCATTGATTACTGCGTCTTGAATTGCAATTTCTGCTTTTTCAAACTCTGCCTGATTTTGTGCTAAGTCACCCATGACTCCAGCGAGTTCTCTACCCTCTGATTTTATTGCTTCCTCTTCGGCAGTGGTGCCAGCTAACAGTTGTGCAGATCTAGTATCATTTATGCCAACCGCACCCAAGCTTAGACCAGCAGCCTGCTGCATCTGTGCGTCTGAGAGACCCTGCCCCTCTAGTGTTTTAAATCCTGCACCTAAAGCACTAGCACCAAACAGACCGGCTAATCCGGCATCCCCAGTGGCCAAGGCTGCACCAGCACCAGCGGCGGCTTGACCGGAAATAAACCCTTCTACATCACCCGCCAATAATTTTTCAAG